AAGGTTACATACAGATACAAGAATGCATCTGAAAAAGAATCTGACGATGTCGAGGAAGAAGAATCTGATAAAGTTGAAGAAGAAGAATCTGGAGAAGAAGAAGAAGAATCTGGAGAAGAAGAATCTGGAGAAGAAGAATCTGGAGAAGAAGAATCTGATAAAGTTGAAGAAGAAGAATCTGGAGAAGAAGAATCTGATAAAGTTGAAGAAGAAGAATCTGGAGAAGAAGAATCTGATAAAGTTGAAGAAGAAGAAGCCGAAGAAGAATCTGGAGAAGAAGAAGAATCTGTAGAGGAAGAAGAAGTAGTCGAAGAAGCTGATAAAGTTGAAGAAGAAGTCGAAGAAGAATCTGTCGAGGAAGAAGAAGCTGGAGAAGTCGATTTAACCGAAGTTATTATTAATGGTAAAAAATATTATATGGATGAATCATCAGGAGACGTATATGAAATATTAGAAGATGAAGAAGCCGGTGAAATTATTGGAAAAATGACGAATGGAGTGCTAACCTTATTATAATAAGGGTCTGGGTCGGTATCGCAATATATCCAATGTTTTTGTAGTTGTCGGAAATTCATTGTTTCCATAAATATCTTGTAATAACAGCCACTCAAACATCCCTCCTAAATAAATAGACACATCTATAAATCCGAGTCGGATAAATTCAGATGCTTTTTTTTCCAATGCAGTTCCCGCATGTGAATTTTCGCCATAAATAAAAATACTATAATTTCGTATAGGTTCATTTCCTTCCAAAATTTCATTTATAAGTGTTTCTTCAATATGTATATCAATTGTAGATGGAATTAAACAAAGTTGATTATTTGAAGGAAGAATATTAATAAAAATAGTTTTCTTTGGTCCTACCGTTTTTTGATTTATTTGCATTTGTATTTCTTCAAAACCTATTTTTTTTATTTTATGTTGAGGTTGAAATAAAAACATTGCTTATTATGTAATGGTATTTTGAGATTAAAAAATAGGCGAATGGTTCGACAATCGTTGTTTATTTTATTTTATTACCATCTCTATCATATTCGGATACAGTTGTTGTGATTGTAATGTATGGTTGCGTATGTTTTATTGATTCTTTGGAGAGGGATTCTTCAATAGGATTTTCTTCTATGGATTGAGTAGGAGTGAGTTCTTCTATGGGTTGAGTGAGTTTTTCAATAGGATTTTCTTCTATAGGTTGAGTAGTTAGTTCTTCTATAGGTTGAGTCGGCGTGGGTAGTTGAGTAGTGGGTTCTTCTATTGGTATAGGGATTTCTTCTTGAGTAGTTGGCGGTGAATGTTTTAATATTTCGGATAAAACAGTTATAAATGTATGTAATCGCACAGTCGGCTGTAGTAATTTTGTTATTATTTCAATAAATGACACAATTTCTTGTTTGTTATGGTTCATATTATCATATGAAAAGAATTAAATATATCTATCTATCCACTATAATGTCCGGAAAAATTGCTATACAACTCATGGGCGGAATTGGAAATCAACTGTTTCAATTGTTCGCCCTATTTGCATTTGCCATAGAACAAAAAATACCTCCCCAAATTGTATTTTCCCATAATCTAAATGAACGACAAACCTATTGGGAAACATTCTTGTATGGATTTAAACCTTTTACGACATATCGGTCACCCCCTCCCAAATACGATATAGATAAAATTATGTCTCTTCCCGTATGGCAAGAACCGTCTTTTTTATTTACCCCGATTCCCACCACAAATATACCCGCCCAATTTCGTATTAGTGGCTACTTTCAAAGTTACCGTTATTTTAATAAACCCGAAACAAAATCTCGTATCTATGAATATCTTCATTTGACAGAACAACAAAATGATATGAAACCAACTTATTATGCATATGTCGACGACGATGATATATCTATTAGTATGCACTTTCGGTTAGGAGATTATAAATACAAACAAGAATTTCATCCCGTTTTACCGTATGAATATTACGAACGAGCATTACAAACCATTCTAAAAGATTTTTCATCGGAAGATAAAATAAAGATATTGTATTTTTGTGAAAAAGAAGACAATGCATATGTGAATAATATCATCGCGCGTTTGAAAACAAACATTCAGCATAACTGTGTATTTTCTAAAGTGGATGACACGATTGTGGATTGGAAACAGTTATTATTAATGAGTCTTTGCGACAATCACATTATTGCCAATAGTTCCTTTAGTTGGTTCGGTGCATATTTTTCGGGCAATATGACAGGTATTAAAAAAATATGTTATCCCTCTCTATGGTTTGGACCTGCCTTGCCGAATCATAATACCATTGATTTATTTCCAGCCGAATGGATTAAAATTTAATGTAATTTGTCGTTGACCGTGTCTCTCAAAAAGGGGCTTTGCCCCTCTTTGAGAGACGCATAATGACGAATATACGTATTCTAATATAAATCTTGCTACACCGAACAGTGAAGCAAGATTTTTAGGACAAAGACCAAATAAAGGATGTGTATGTTACCATTTATTTTTCTTTACCATAATATTATTTCCTTTTTTCTTTTTGCTTTCATTTGGGTCATACTCTCCTTCATCATCATCATCCCCCATATTTTTAGATATTTCCCAAAATTCTTTTGCCCCCAATTTAAAATCGGGGCGAGACGATTCCGCTTTATACCAAAAAATCTGGTCCTGAATTCGATTTGTTTTTGCATTGTTATTTATTACCAAACATTCATAATTTTCCGTCGTCTGGTCCATTACACTGCTAAATGCCTCAAGTGTTGGAAACATCGATGCATAATTCTCCCAAATTCGTTTCCGATTTGCGAAATACGGTTCTCTCAAAATAAAAACATAATCTATGTTGGTTCTCAGGTTCGGAGGAATACCTAAAGGGTATTGCATTGTTATGATCAACATCACCTTCCAATGCCGTCCATTCATAAAGAGTAATCTCATGAGTTTATCCTTTGCCCATGATGCGTCATACAAACAATCGTCCAGAATCACAAATGTCCGCGGGTCAATAGTAGTTTTACGATAGGTTTCCATCTCTTTATTCATTTGTTTTAGCACCATTTTTTGTCGTCGCAAAATATTTTCAATCAAAACCGTATTATACTCGTCATGTATAAATAATTTCGGCACATGTTTTGAAAAAAATCCATTTGCCTGCTCCGTTCCAGAAATAACCGTGCCAATTGGAAGGTCTTGATGATAAAAAAGAAGGTCTCGAATCAAAAACGATTTACCCGTATCACGTCTGCCAATAAATACAATCACGGGACCTTTATTTTCGTCAGGTTTAAACGTAATGCTTCTCATGTCAAATTTGCGTAGTTCTAAAGCCATACTATCGTCTATATAATAATGATACTTTCTTTTTTTAGGTTTTAAACCTACTATGGATAACATCCACGGAAACGAATATAAAGACAGCCCTCCATTATATGCAACCAGTATGTCTTCTTCTTCTTCTTCATTGCAAACACACTTGGACATTGTCCATCTAATTGAACGAAACCCAATTGCACGATTTCAAAACAGCACATATCAGAACAAACTTATCCAAAAAATACAACAAAACTTTACCGAATCACACCAACAATTATTTATTGGTAGTTTTTACTGTTATTTAAACTACGCGAAAACAGATTTTGTTATTGATTTGGATAATATTTGGAAATGGTTGGGATTTACAAGAAAAGACAACTGTAAAAGATTGTTGGAAAAATATTTTATAATAGATATTGATTATATAGTTGAAAATCTTGCTCCTCCGATCGGAGGAGCAAGATTTTCAGACAATAAGGTCGAAAAAGCTTTTTCTGAAGAAAAAATGGACAATAATGTTAGCGCTCCACCGATCGGTGGAGCGTTCTTTTCAGACAATAAGGTCGAAAATCTTGCCGCAGAAACTTCTGTAGCAAGATTTTCGGCAGAAAAAATGGACAATAATGTTAGCGCTCCTCCGATCGGAGGAGCGTTCTTTTCAGACAATAAGGTCGAAAAAGCTGCTCCACCGATCGGTGGAGCAGCTTTTTCAACAGAAAAAATAGGATGGGGAGGTATTAATAAAGAACGAGTGCTTTTAAGTGTAAATACTTTTAAAAAATTATGCATAAAATCAAACACAAAAAAGGCGGATGAAATTCATGATTATTTTATCAAATTAGAAGAAACAATACAAGAAACGATTCATGAAGAAAGTAACGAATTGCATCAACAATTAACAGACACAAAAACACAATTAACAGAAGTAAAACACACAATTGAAATAACAAAACGTGAAAAATGCCGAGACGTAGAACATGCACTTATCTCTCAATTTCCCGTAAATACAGAATGTATTTATTTCGGAACAATTGACAATACAAACGCACAACAAGAATGTCTCATTAAATTTGGTCATTCAAACGACCTCTCTACAAGAGTTATGAACCATCACGCGACATATACAAATTTCAATTTAATTTATGTATTTCGAGTGCACAACAAGGTAGAAATAGAAAATCTTATCAAGAACCACCCAAAAATAAAAAAACAAATTCGAAGTATTGAGATACATGGTAAAAATAAAACCGAAATAATTGCATATAACAAAATATTTACTCTTGATAAATTATCAAAATATATCAAGGAAATTATCCAGTTAAGAACATATAGTATTGAAAATTTCAATAAATTAACTGCGCAAAATGAAATTCTGGAAATGGAGAAAATTCAATTGAAAGAACAATTGGCTACCTGTCAAAATACGATTGCACAACAGTCTCTCGAATTGGTTGAACTAAAAACGGCAAATGCTTCCCAACAAACACAAATAAATTTGGCGATGGTAGAAAACCAGTCCGTATATATAAACGCACTTTTACCAGAAGACGAATTGACGATAAAATTCAACAATTTTATAGATACTATGTGTATTGTTCGACCGGATGTAGATGCATCCTCTACAGAAATAGAGGGTCAATATCGTATTTGGAATCACAGCAAACCCACGAAAGAAGTTTTCCATAAATTAAAACATTATTTAGATACCAGATTTAAAGCAAGTCGCATTTCAAAACAAGACAGTGACCAAGTTGTTCATGGATATGTCGGAATAAAACTAAAAGATATTATGTATAAGAAAAAGTTCGTAGATAATGTGACGGAAACATTTTTATTTCAAGTATGCGCATTTTCACCCAATGGAAAAATATTAAATTCGACCTTGTTGGAGGAATACCAGAGATGGAAAACGAGCGTGAATAAGGAAATCGGAGAGAATGATATGAAAGAAATCAAAGATTATTTGAATTCGTGTGAATATGCACTTAAAGCAACGGTTTGGACAGAATACGGAACAAATGAAGGATATTATGGTGTTTTATTGAAAAAAGACATACATAAATATAAAAAAACCTCGTCTACAGGTAAAAAGGTGGAAAAAAGAATGGTCGGAACGGAAATGGTGTTGGGAACGTGGGATACAATCGCAAAGGCGGCGCAATATGAGAGCATGTGTTCATCAAAAATGAGTTTATGTATTAAAAATAAAACGGCGTTTGGCGATTATTATTTTTGTATAGCAGGAACTGACACTACCTCGATTTAGATTTGTTTTATACAAAGTAGGTTCTCAGATAAAATTGATTACTCATTCGTAAAAGAATATACATAAACATCATTATATATATTAATGTCATTGCCATCAAAAAATGAATTCAACAATTATGCCTCCCGAATTATTGGCATTCAGTTTAGCGTGTTATCTCCGGAAGAGATACGCAAATCATCGGTGGTTCATATTACCAGCCGAGATACCTATATAAATAATAAACCGGTTATTGGTGGATTATTTGACCCAAGAATGGGAGTTCTTGAAAAGGGATTTATTTGTCCAACCGATGGTTTAACCTATATTGATACGCCTGGATACCATGGACATATTGAATTGGCTCGTCCCGTATTTTACATTCAACATATTAAGGAAATATCAAAAATTCTAAAATGTATTTGTTTTAAATGTAGCAAACTTCTTATGAATAAAAACAACCACGCGCATATATTGGACCGTCCTGCAAATCAACGTTGGGATTATGTATATGAACATTCGCAAAAAATAAAACGATGTGGTAACGACAATCCCGATGGATGTGGATGCAAACAGCCCGATAAAATTAAACAGGAGCAAATGGCGAAACTTATTGCCGTGTGGGATAGTATTGATACAACCGTAGATGGAGGAGGAGGAGGAGGAGAAGAAAAAGAAAAGGAACGACTTATCATGAATCTCTCGCCCGAAATTGTTATTAAAATATTTAGCCGAATTTCGGATGACGATATTCAATTTATGGGATTTCATCCGAAATGGTCCCGCCCAGAATGGTTTATTTGCACCGTATTGGCAGTTCCACCCCCCGCCGTCCGTCCGTCCGTAAAACAGGATGCTCAACAACGAAGCGAAGACGATTTAACGCATATTTACAGTAATATTATTAAAACCAACACGGATTTATTGAAAAAAATTCACGAAGATGCGCCTCTTCCTGTGATTGAAGGAATGACGGGAGTGCTTCAATATTTTATTGCAATGGTCGTAAATAATAAGGTGAAAGGTGCATCGCCTCTCACCCAACGGTCGGGTCGACCACTTCAATGTATTTCGGGAAGATTAAATACAAAAGGTGGACGTATTCGCGGTAATTTAATGGGAAAACGTGTGAATTTCAGTGCTCGGTCAGTCATCACGGGTGACCCCAATTTGTCTATTCGACAGTTGGGTATTCCGATGAAAGTTGCCAAGAATTTAACCACAAGAGCCTATGTAAATGACCGCAATCGGGATTATCTGACGAAATTAGTTCAAAATGGTCCTGATGTGTATCCGGGTGCAAAAACACTGGAGAGAAAGGGGGAAACCGACCCGATTTCATTGAGAAATGTAGATAGAATGAGTATTCAATTGAAAAATGGTGATATTGTGCATCGTCACATGATGGATGGAGATGCCGTATTGTTTAACAGACAACCGAGTCTTCATCGAATGTCCATGATGTGTCATATTGCCAAAATTATGACGACCGGTGATTCTTTCAGAATGAACGTTGGTTGCACCAAGCCATACAATGCGGATTGTGAAATAGTTCGCAACAGGGAGCGTTAAAAGCGTGAAACTCTCTAGTATATTCAATTCGATTTTAAGAAAATTGATATTCAAATTAAAGTAAATGTGTGGTAGGCGATGGAGGAAAAGTGTTGTAGCAGGTGCGGAGAAATCAAATTATTTGGGTTGTTTATAAAGAATCGAAACATTTGCAAAGAATGTGACAATAAAATTCACAGAGAAAATTATGCAAAACGAACGTATGAACAACCCATCAAATGTTGCAACACGTGCAACATTGAAAAGGATATTGAACTATTTATTAATAACCGAAATATTTGTAAAGATTGCAACAATCTAAAACGCACAACTCGATATCATGGGGATGAGAAATTGCGACAAAAGATTAGTCAACAATCCAGCATATATAAACATGACAAGGTTCTTAAACGACAAGAGGCAAAGAGAGAAAAACAATTGGCAATTGGAGAAGACAACCAACAATGCCCATATTGTGATGTTATTTTCAATAAATCCAACTTCAGACATAATCGGCAAAAGTGCAAAGATTGCGAACGAAAAGATGGAAGAGCATTTATTAAAACTGCTATTTTCAAAGAACGTTTAAAAACCAGATATGAAACAGATCCTATTTTTAGGTTTTTAAGATTGCAACGCACACGAATTTGTAATGCATTGAAATCTCGTAAAACAAATCATACGATTGAATATTTGGGATGCACTGCAAATGAATTTTACGATTGGATGTATTATCAGTTTGATGAAAAATTTACATTTGAAAATCACGGAACTGTGTGGCATATTGACCACGTGATTCCTATTGCCCAATTTAATCTGGATAATGTGGATGAACAATTTCTATGTTTAAATTGGAGAAATACAATGCCCTTATCTGTTCATGAAAACTTGTCAAAAAATAAAAATATAGTTCAATCCCAAATCGCACAACACTACCAAACCCTACTTTTATATCACAAAGAATTTGAAATCGAATTTCCTGAGGAAATCCATGATATGTTGTCTCTACACGGAGGCAATGTATTGAATATGCAACATGACCAAATTGCGGGAAACCCCTTAGAGTCGTAACTACCACCTCTTTGTCGGAAACGACGGAAGAGGGAACTCGGGTAATGACCGAATCCAATGGTAAAAACGTTACGAATTGGGCAATCCGCAGCCATGTCTCTAAACTCGCTTATCGTAGAGTATGAGAAAGGTTCAACGACTTGATGATTGTGGGTATTAAATGACGGAGTAACGACCCCGATAATGCTTAAGGTAAAGTCTGGTCCTGTATCGAAAGAACAGGTGAATTCCCTTCTCAGGAATTCTGTAAAACACTACGTTTGATGGAGATGAAATGAATATGCATGTCCCGCAAAATATATTGGCGGAGACAGAACTGCGGAATTTGGCGGCAATTCCGTATCAAATTGTAAGTCCGGGAAACAACGCGCCTATCATTGGTATTTTCCAAGATTCGATGTTGGGGTCATACCAATTCACGCGCGCAGGACAGAAATTTACGTTTCGTGAAGCGATGAATTTATTAATGATGTTTCCGAATGTACAACCACAAAAATTAGCCGACGCATATACGAAACAGGGACATATTACGAATTTTGATATATTGTCCCAAATTCTCCCCCCACTAACATTAAAATACAATACAAAATTATATAAAGATGCAACCCCCGACCGCAATCACACATTAGAAATCCAAAACGGAGAGTATATTCGCGGTCAAATGGAAAAATCCGTGCTTGGAGGCGGTTCGAAAGGTCTGATTCACCGTATTGTGAATGATTTCGGCAATCGCGTGGCATCCGATTTCATCGATAATTTGCAAAATATTATTACGGAATATATGAAGACGAGTTCGTATAGTGTGGGTGTAAACGATTTAATTGCGAATAAACATACATACGAACGAATTACCCAGATTATTATAGACCGAAAGCGAGAAGTGCAACAACTTATGGAAAAAATCCATTTGGGAATTTTCAAGAACACAACGGCGCAAAACAATCGAGTGGAGTTCGAGACACAGGTAAATAATATATTAAACAAGGCGCGCGGAGATACAGAAAAGGAGGCGGAAAAGAGTTTGAAATCGGACAATCGATTCTTGACTATTGTGAAATCGGGGTCAAAAGGTAATATGGTAAATATTTCACAGATGATTGCGTGTTTAGGTCAAACCAATATTGATGCCAAACGTGTGCCATATGGGTTCGACAATCGAACACTTCCGCATTACCGAAAATTCGATGATAGTCCGGAAGCCCGTGGATTTATTGAAAATTCGTTTATTTCGGGATTGTCTGCTCAAGAAGTGTTCTTTTTGGCGATGGGTGGTCGAGTGGGATTAATAGATACCGCCGTCAAAACAAGTCAAACGGGATATATTCAACGTCGATTGATTAAGGGACTGGAAGATGCGGTTGTCATGTATGATATGACGGTGCGTAACAATATGGGTAAAATTATTCAGTTTCATTATGGAGATGACGGATTTGATTCTACTCGTGTGGAAGTACAACCGATTCCTTTGGCGACAATGTCCATTGAGGATATATACAAACGTTATATGGAAGACACACAAACAACGCTATTGGATGTATTTTCAAAAGGAGCGTCTACTCGCATTTATAAACAGCGAGAAGAAACCGCAGTAAAGAACAAAGAAATGATTGATAAAATGGTCAGTTGGCGAAATCAACTTATTCGTCATGTGTTTAAATTCAAAAACGAAAACAGTGTGAATGTCCCCGTTGCATTTATTTATATTATTAATAATTTGCAAGGACAGCTGGATTTAACGACAAATACAGTTGTGGATATTACGCCATATGAAGCGTATGAACTCATCGAGTCCTATTACGCAAAATTACAAAGTATTGTATTTGCCCCTCCAACGGAATTGTTTGAAATTATGTATTACTATTATTTAAATCCAATTGATTTATTGTATAAAAAACGATTCCATCGCAAAGCTCTCACATTGTTGTTGGAAACGGTTTTGTTAAAATACAAACAGGCAATTGTTCATCCGGGCGAAATGGTGGGAGTTATTGCGGGGCAATCGATTGGCGAACCGACCACCCAGCTTACACTCAATACATTTCATTTGGCAGGTGTAGCATCCAAGTCAAATGTAACTCGCGGTGTTCCCCGAATTGAAGAAATTTTGCGTTTAACGAGAAATCCCAAAAATACGTCCATGACGATTTTCTTGAAGGAATTAGACCGAGAAAGTCAGGACAAGGCAAAATTTTACTCGACTATGGTGGAACATACAAAATTGGTAGATGTGGTGAAATCTACACAGATTTGTTTTGAACCCGATGACCGAACTCCTTCCACAGACGAGTTAATGCTTCAAGAATACTATGCATTTGAACAAATGGTGGAAGAATGCAATACAAATCAACCACAACAGCAACCGCCCCAACCAAAATCAAAATGGATTGTGCGAATGGAAATGAATAGAGAAAAAATGTTGGATAAAAATCTGACGATGGACGATATTCACTTTGCCATTAAAAAAAGCAATGATGGTCAAAATATTACGTGCATATTTTCGGATTACAATATGGATAATTTGATATTTCGTATTCGTATAAACAGTGATGTATTTAAAAAACATACAAAGAAACAAAAAGGTATTGCCCGAACTCTGGACCAGTCCGATGAAATCTATTTGTTGAAGAATTTTCAAGATACCGTTTTAAATAATATTGTTCTGCGAGGTGTTCCGGGTGTGGGAAATGTAATTCCGAGAAAAATCGCAAATATGGTGAAAGACCCGCCCAAAGGTTTAGAAATTACAAAGGAAGGAGGAGAAATAGTAACGAAAGAGGATGTTTGGATTTTAGATACAAATGGGTCAAATATGCTGGATGTTCTTGCACTGGATTTTATAGATTCAACGAGAACCATTAGTAATGATATTCGTGAAGTGTTTGATGTTCTTGGAATTGCGGCTGCGCGTCAAGTTATGTATCAAGAATTTGTGGATGTAATGGAATTCAGTGATGTGTATATCAATCATCATCATTTGAGTTTGTTATGTGACCGCATGACATTAACAAAGGATATGATTCCAATCTTTCGTTCAGGAATTCTTAAAGATGATATTGGACCAATTGGCAAAGCAACGTTCGAGGTTCATACAGAAGTATTATTAGATGCAGGAAGACATGCGGATTTAGATACAATGCGCGGTGTGTCTGGAAACATTATGATGGGACAACAGGGACTTTTCGGAACAAATTCGTTCAATATATTGTTAGATATGGAAAAGATGGCAAAACAATCAAAAAAGACATTGCAATTAAAAGACCCGACGGCGGAAATCAATCGAATGTTGGGTGCTGGAGATGATGGCGGGAAATGTTCGGCGGATTCAATCCGAATTGAAAACAATATTGGCAATATTAAACGTAGCAATGTAATACAAATTTGTGATGACAATAAATATAATATTGGGTTTTAGAGAGAAAAGAAAAGACAGAGAGAAAAGAAATAAAAAAAGAAATAAAAAAAGAAATCAAATAAAAAAAGAAATAAAAAAAGAAAGAAAAAGAAAAAAAGAAATAAAAAAAGAAATAAAATAAACGTATAAAACCATATAAAAGTATATTTATGTAAAATATACTATTTGCACATGTCGGATAAATCTATTTATTTAAAAGCATACAACAAACTTTTTTTTGATTTTTTAGACGAAATTATTGCGATTTTTCCGGATAATAATGATATTAAAGTTGCCAAACAGTCATTCGAAACCATCCGAAAACTGAATGTTACGGCTATTTTAAAGGCGTGGTATAGTTATGTTTATATGCCATACAAAGACCGTATTGATGGTGGCGATATCTCATTTTTTATTGATAAAGATTATGGAAGTGATTTAGTGTATTTATCGAATTCTCAGGAAATTATGGTTATTGTTGATAAAATTCGTAATCCAATTCGAGACATGAGCGACGACAATAAACAGCATTCTCTTGCATATTTACAAAAATTAAGTAAATTAGCAGTGGCTTATTCACAATAATACTACTAAAATAAAGTTGGCTGGTTTTTGGTTGAAAAAACGTTATACATTGTTACAATATGTGATTGAGTTAGCGGTTCAGGATAATACATAACATTACATATTGCTCCATATAATCCATTATGCTCTCCAATGAAAACCGAGTGAATGGGGGGCGGTTCAAAACATTCGAATGTTTTTTGTAGAGTTCCATCAATAAAAACGTCACACATATTATGTCGATAATTCAATACAATATTTGTCCATTTTTGTAATTTTACATCGAACTCTTGTTCTTGTTTTTGTTTTTGTTTGGGATTTTTTGAATATGAATGCACAATTATTTTATTTTGTTCTTTTTCTTTTTGTTCTTTTTCTTTTTGTTCCTTTCTTGTATCATGAGTCCGATACGTAATAATTGGCATGAAGGCATTTATCGTAAAAATAAGATATTCTTTATCTGAAGCTGGTTGGGGGTTTATATATGTCCATAAAGATATGGCGTAATTTGTTTTTAATGAATGAAACGGGGGCAAGGCAGTTTGAATATCTAAAAATGCGGATTCTTTTAAAATAGGTGTTCCTTTTCCCTGAATCAGTGTTGCGGATTTTTGAAGAAAATAGGGAATTGAAATAAATAAAAGAATTGCGATTAGTTCCATCAGGAAAAGAACAAACACAATATTGGGCGTAATTCCGATTTGTTTATTTACATGTTCCAGAAAATCTGTCAATAAACACGGTAAAAATAAAAGGAATTGAATAAGTATATTGTTTTCCCAACTACTTCCTTCTTGTTGCGTATAAAATATTCGGTATGCAATCGCCATACCGGCAACAATCATAAATAAAAATAATGCTATATACAGGAAAGTCATTGAATTAAATCCGGAAAACCATGATAGCCATGTTGTTCTTGTTATGTATGTGGCAATACCGAGAGATACAATCGCAAGAATCCAACGAGACAATACAGTTAATGAAATAGTTCCGAATTTCTGATTTATATAGGTAAGCCAACCGAGTAATGCTAAAGTAATTCCTGTAATAATATCTTGTTGGAACTCTTTTATAACGGGGTCGCCTGTATTTCCGTATATATTTTTAATGCGAATATTTCCAATGATGAAATAGAAATAAAATCCTATTACAATGATGGAAATAAAAAAGAGAATGTATGAATTTATTGTCATGTGTTTCTTATTAAAATAGAAGGTTATTATCTTTAAGAGAAAGAAAATTGTATCATTGTTTTATATAAATGCGATTTGAAATCGTTTTAATCTTGGTTGCATGTTTTTTAGTTGCAAATATTTATACAGAGGGTAAATATGTAAAGAAGCTTTATGCGTTTAAAAAATACTATCAAATAGGAGGAGTTTTATTAGGAGCATTATTTTTGTATTGGTTTATGAAAAAGAATCCAGCGTCTGCCCGAGATATGATTTATAATACACACGAATATGTAAAATATTTGCCAGTCGACCGAAATGTATCTGCGAATTTTATTGAACCGTTAATCAACTTTACAAAAGAGAAATATACAGATGATGGATATTCGCAACCTATTTTATCGTTTGATAAAGAAAAAAAACGGGTTTCTATTCCACAAGCCGGTTTAATTGATACAACCAAACATAAACGTTCCGTTTCAGATGCAAAGAAAAAATATGTGGCGGCAAGACAGAAATGGCGGTGTGCCTCATGCGACAATCTTCTTTCGGCAAGTTATGAAATTGACCATAAAATTCGGGTAGCAAATGGAGGGAATGATCTAAGTAATCTTCAGGCTCTTTGTCGCAATTGTCATGGAGAGAAAACATTAACTGAGGTTTTTTAACGGAAAAATCTATATTTAAGTATAAAACCTTTCTCTATACAAATCTACAAACATTACGTTGTGTAAATAATAAATTGACTTCTCTAAACAATCTTCCTCCCACTCTACAAACATTATATTGTTATTATAACCAACTGACTTCTCTTGACAATCTTCCTTCTACTTTACAAGTATTATGGTGTCAAAACAATCAACTAACTTCTCTTGACAATCTTCCTTCTACTTTACAAGTATTATGGTGTCAAAACAATCAACTAACTTCTCTTGACAATCTTCCTTCTACTTTACAAGTATTATGGTGTCAAAACAATCAACTAACTTCTCTTGACAATCTTCCTCCCAATTTACAAATATTAATTTGTCATGAAAATAAATTAAATTCTATCGAAAATCTTCCTCCAACTTTACAAACATTAATTTGTCATACAAATCAACTAACTTCTCTTGACAATCTTTCTCCCACTTTACAAACATTATCTTTTCGGAAGAATCAATTAATTTCTCTTGATATTTTACCTCTTACTTTACAAGAATTATATTGTTGGGATAATCCAATTTACACAACATGTAAGGAACTATATGGATTTGAACTTTCTGTAGAAACAATTGAACAATACAATGAAATCAAACGCATTGAAAATATGGAAAAAGAATGTTGCCCACTACTAAAATAGTAGCGAAGAAAATTGATATTTATTTGTTTATTTTTTTGTAATAAACAAATAATAAATGACAGATTATACCGTAACAGAATTGGATTTATCGGGACGAAACTTAACTATTTTACCGGATTTATTTTTATACACAAATCTACAAACATTATATTGTGGAAATAATAAATTGACTTCTCTCGACAATCTTCCTCCCAATCTACAAAGATTAGATTGTTATAACAATCAACTGACTTCTCTCGACAATCTTCCTCCCAATCTACAAAGATTAGATTGTTTCAATAATCAACTGACTTCTCTCGAAAATCTTTCTCAGAATCTACAAACATTAAATTGTTTCAATAATCAACTTACATCTATCAACAATCTTCCTATCACTTTACAAACATTGCGTTGTGGTGGCAATCAACTGACTTCTCTCGACAATCTTCCTCCCAATTTACAAGAATTATGGTGTCGCCATAATAAACTCACTTCTCTCGAAAATCTTCCTCCGAATCTACAAAAATTATCTTGTCTGAAGAATCAACTGACTTCTCTGGATATTTTACCTCCTACTTTACAAACACTATTTTGTTCACACAATCCAATTTACACAACATGTAAGGAACTATATGGATTTGAACTTTCTGAAAAAACAATTGAACAATACAATAAAATCAAACACATGGAAAATTTGGAAAAAGAATGTTGCCCACTACTAAAATAGTAGCGAAGAAAATTGATATTTATTTGTTTATTTTTTGTAATAAACAAATAATAAATGACAGATTATACCGTAACCGAATTGGATTTATCGAAACAAAACTTAACTGTTTTACCTGATTTATCTCTCTATACAAATCTACAAAGATTAGATTGTTGTCATAATCAACTGACTTCTCTCGACAATCTTCCTCCCAATTTACAAGGATTATATTGTATTTGTAATAAATTGACTTCTCTAAACAATCTTCCTCCTACTCTACAAACATTATGTTGTGAATATAATCAACTAACTTCTCTCGAAAATCTTCCTCCGAATCTACAAGAATTATATTGTCATCATAATCAACTGACTTCTCTCGACAATCTTCCTCCCAATCTACAAACATTATATTGTTATAATAATCAAATCGTATCTCTTGACAATCTTCCTCCCAATTTACAAGAATTACAGTGTCAATATAATCAACTAACTTCTCTCGATAATCTTCCTTCCACTTTACAAGAATTATGGTGTTATAATAATCAACTGACTTCTCTCGACAATCTTCCTCCCAATTTACAACAAAAATTATATTGTGATAATAATCAATTGACTTCTCTTGACAATCTTCCTCCCAATTTACAAAAATTAGATTGTTCCACAAATAAACTAACGTCTCTTGACAATCTTCCTCCCGATTTACAAATATTGTATTGTGGCGGCAATCAACTGACTTCTCTCGACAATCTTCCTCCCAATTTACAAACATTAGATTGTTTTACAAATCAACTTACGTCTCTCGACAATCTTCCTCCCAATTTACAACACTTATATTGTGAAAATAATCAACTGACTTCTCTTGACAATCTTCCTCCCAATTTACAAACATTAGGTTGTTGGAATAATCAAATCAATTCTCTTGACAATCTTCCTCCGAATCTACAAAAATTATATTGTTCGCATAATCAACTTACATCTCTCGACAATCTTCCTCTCACTTTACAAGAATTCGATTGCACAACTAATCCAATTTATACAACATGTAAGGAACTATATGGATTTGAACTTTCTGTAAAAACAATTGAACAATACAATGAAATCAAACGCATGGAATGTTGTCCAATGTTAAAATAATACTGAAGAAAATTGATAATTATAACTTCTCGTAATAAATATATAAAAATAAATGACAAAGACAAAACAAACATTATCGGACCCTATTTTCGTGTTATGTCCTCATTGTAACCAAATGTGTGAAATTGTAAAATTAAATTGTTGTATATTTCGATGTGGTATTTATCGGTCAACTGGTCGTCAATTAAGTCCACATGCTCCCCAACACGAGTGTATAAAATTAGTTGAAGAAGGAGCACTCTATGGATGCGGAAAACCATTTCAAATAATACAAGAAAATGAACAATATAAAGTAATTATATGTGATTACAAATAAAATGGGTCTTATCGCCCATATAAAAATTTATATGTTATGCCAATAGTTCCATTATTCTCCCAAACCCCCGATATTTTTAAACACGTTATCGGCATAGAATGCTCTTTCCAAACATCCGTTGCATAACTACTTAACTTTATTGTTCCTGATTGTAATACAGTTTGTATAGAAGAAAATCGTAAATGTCTCGACTTGTTTTTTCTTCTATATTCTTGTAATATATGAGATTCAATTGCGATTATATCTCGAATCCATGTTATGTTTTCAATAGGATTAAAATATCCAAAATGATAGTTGACCGATTTTAATGCAATGGGAATGATTGCATATAATCCGTTCATCGTCATAAAAAAATCAGAATAAATTAGTTTTGTAAAAATACCGTTCATCCGAATATTGTCTTTGGTCTCTAAAAATTGTATATTTGTTAAAGATACATTATACAGAGGCAACACCAAATTCATCGTTGGATACGTTAGAATTATTTTTATATGTGGTTTTGGATATTGTTTTATTGTAATAATCAACCGTTGTTGAAATCCAGTGTTTTCTCACCTTTATTTTTTTTTCTTTTATCATTGGAATAATTACATTTGCTCGTATTTGCAAGTATTCATCCCGTAAAAATTTACATAGAAAATTATATACAAAATATAAAATATCATCACAACAATTTCCAGATACGAGACAACTTCCTGTTCGAAATATGGTAAATGTCATTTCGGTATATTTCGGATTTTTACGTAACGCATCTATGGTGCATGAACGGTCCTCCTCATCTATACGACCTATTTGTTTATCCGTATCAAATCCGATTTTATTATTAAAATAAAATTTGCTCTTTACTCCCGGATAACTACACGAATCATATGCCGAATCAATTCCATATTTGGTCCGTAAAATATGGTATGCATTTTCTCGATTCACGTGATATCCACATCGAAAATTTGAATTAATAAGAACTCCTTTATCTTCCATTCCGGCGCTCGTTTCAGAAAATTCAAGTAGAGTTGGCATATGTGGTTGTAAAATACATATGATTTTCTGTTTTACGATATTTAAAAGAGCCCGCTGAGGGACTCCCGGAATTTCCATTTTACCGGTATTAAATATTTTCACGTGAATTTCACGAAACATACCTTCAAATTCCAAACGAATAATAATTGCGAAAGAATTCATAAATGCTTTCTTCTGTTTTTTTCGCGCATTCATAATTTCTTTTTTTGAAATACCGACCATTATTTTTCGGTCATCTTTGAATTTTGGACGTTTTGTATTACGAATATCAATTTGTTTCATAATGTGTTCCTTGTATTCCTCTTTTACATGAGAAAGGTATTCTTTATACAATTCCAATTGTTCGGGTGTGTCTGATACAACTTTCATATGTTTATGAACAACCCCTTCTTCTGGTTTCCAATATTCAATAATAGGAATTTTCCAAAATACAACAAATGTATCTATTTCCTGATTTAAAATAAGTGTTTTTGTATTTGTCGATATATACAATTCCTCGCAGATTGGTATTGGATTTTCGGATTCATTGTTTTGACTGTCCTGTGCTAAATCTCGTTCTTGTTGTCTTTGTTCTGTAGTATAGATTGGTTGTCGAATATCAATAATTTCATGTTGTGAACGTAAAAATAACGACCACTCACTGTCAATATCATTTGTCATTGTTTCCATTCTATTCGTGTATTTTACGATTCAATTTTTATGTAAGTTTAATTATGCTAACATTGATTATAATTTGTTACCGTATCCCATACAACTCCATTTACACTCGCCCATGTTTTTTTTGCACATGTAGCGGATGATACACTTTGTGACGCCCATCCCGCATCTGAAAAGTTAATTTCATTATATCCGAGAGATGATACAGCATAACCGGGAATTAAACTATAGGTAGATTGTGTTAAAATTCCTAAATTTGGTGATGTTGTGGTAGCATTAAACGATACATCAGGAATAATACAATTGCCCGTTGTATTATCCACTAACCATAAATCTGGGCACTGATTTACTACATTTGGGAAAATAGTTCCTTTTGCGTTTGTTGTTTTAATAACATACCAAACTCCAACAAGAACGATTGTTAAAATGACAATGGCGATAGCAATTGTTATTAAATAAAAAAAATCCATATTATAATTACATTAGAAGAGATGTTCGTTTGCATTTTTTGTCTATAGATAAAGATTCACATTGAACGGATTGGGGAACAATTTTTAAAATACATCGCGATTTCTCTCCATACACGGGGTCGGTACAGCCATTTTCCTTTTTTGTGTCCGTGTTTTCCTTTTTTGTGTCCGTGTTTTTATCGGAGTCAGACATTACACACCTCGCCCTAAAATCTTCGTATCTATCTCGAACTTGGTCATAGGTAAGACCGGATTTTTTATGAAGCATTGTATTTACCATTTCATGTAGTTTGTAAATATATAGTGAAAATGTTCCTCGATTTAACATATGATGTATTGTTAAAGGTAGTTTTTTTAGATTTTTACAGAGATTTATGCGACATTTTCCGCAAGGAAGCACATATTGTAGAGAAAGTATAAACTCGCGATATTGTTTTTTTTGATTGCATGTAGGTTCAACGGGATAATTAAATGATACTGTGTGTAAAAAATGCCACATAGGTGGTCCCCAAACGGTTGTCAACATACCATCTCCAGACGAATAATGTTTTTTTGTATAACGGTGTTTTATAGTTTTTTTTCTTGTTTCGGTTTCGTTTTTTCTTGTTTCGTTTTTTCTTGAGGATGTATTCTTTAATGATTTACTAACCATAACATATATAATATGGTGAGAAATAATATGTTATGAAAGAAATAAAAATAATTTGTCTTCGCTTATCCTACCATTGTTGAGACAAACTGATTCAAATTGCCGGTAGTTATTTTTGCATCAAAATCAATTATTTTTCCATCCTTAACCATTTTTACGGTCGGAAAAGATGAAATATTGTATTTTGAACGCATTTTTTGAACTTGAATATCATCTTTATCTGTGCAATCTACTTGAACACAATGAATAACATAAGGACCTATACGTTTTCCTTCATATTGTTCTTTAAATGCCGTCCATTCTGGACGAGCGGTTTTACAGTGAGGACACCATGTAACCGTAAATATATAAATTTCAACTTCTTGTCCTCGAGTTTTAGCATTTGCAACATCACTGTAAGGAGTATCGGTTTTTTTAAACCACTTATAGCCTAAAATACTCAATCCGATAAATAAAACAAGAACAAAAAAGGTAATGAGGTAATGGCGATTTATTTTCGACCAGCGATACAAAATATCGGTAAATTTTGCCATTGTTATACAATATAAAAAGATTTATATTCAAATGGAACTATCCGTTTCCGGATAAATTAACGCTCTTAAACTTGCCATAACTGAATAAATATCGTCTTTCGGAAATGTACGATATGACCCATGATATAAAATCATAATATCGTATGTATCTAATGGAACTCGTGTCAAAAACACACTTGCATTTAATTCGTTTTTTTCGGCAAATTGTATTACATTATCTGAATAATGTTGAATTTGTAAGGGTCGATAGGTTTCAACAGTGAGTTTATTTGTGATATCAATCACCTTATGTGTTGGAAATTCTACACGGAGATATTGAACAATGGAATGAACTTCTTTGTCTTCTTTGTCTTCTTGTTCTTCTTTGAGTAGACAACATTTTTTATATTTTTTATTGGAACCGCACAAACACATGTCATTTCGCCCTATCTTTTTACTCATATACCAATTATGGCGTTATCTATTTATGTTGAAATATAAATTTACCTAATGCCCCAGTTCCTCTCGAAGAACTTCGGAGAACAGACGATGAACTTTTTTGCAACGGTTGAATAGTTACAGATGGTTGAATAGTTAATTGAGGTGATTGTTGGACAGTGGATTGTTTTTGTTGTTGTTTTAATGCATCAGTTTGTTGTTTTAATGCGTCAGTTTGTTGTTGATTTTGTAGTTTATGCTGAAATACCAATGACTGAAGCGATTGCATTTGCTGGGCTTGGTTTAAAATTTGAGTTTGATGCTTCTTAATTTCTGAAACGAGATATGTTACAATATCAAACCATTTTATATTAATAGGATTTCCGCTTGCATCCACAACAACTAAATCCGGATCTACTGCAAATACTTCCTCGGCAATAAGTCCAATATTTTTAATTCCGTCCGATGTATACGTAAATGTGCGAGGTAGTAGTTTATAAATACTGGCGCTCTGAAAAAATGGCAACGAAGTAATATCGGTCTTATCTTCTGCCGTTGAGGTATAATAGGTTATTTCACTTGTAGCATCATTATAATATAACGTATTTGACTGAGATGCATTTCGCAATGGCTGGATAAACAGTCCCGTCGTCTGTGGACTAACACCGGTTATTTGAGCATTTAATACAATACTATGAGCCGGTTGCGCAAGTTGACCCGCATCATGTCCAATAGCAATACTATATTCTCCTTGACTTACTTGACCCGCACTTGTTCCAATGGCAATGGAATATGAACCTTGGTTGGATTGACCCGCATTTTGCCCAATGGCAATTGCATGGTCGGACTGGTTTATCTGTCCGGCATTTTGACCTAAAGCAACCGCTACGGTATTTTGACTATTTTGTCCCGCATTTTGTCCAATGGATATGGAGTATTCAGATTGTTCTACCTGTCCTGCATTTTGTCCAATGGCGACAGATGCGTTCGATTGATTCGTTTGTCCGGAATTTTGTCCAATTGCTACGGCAAATGTTCCTTGACTAGTTTGCCCCGCTTGTTGTCCAATCGCAATAGAGCCGGTTTGTTGGTCAAATTGTCCAGCATTGTTCCCTAAATTTACAGAAGATGAAGACATATATAACTTTAGGAGAGAAATTTATAACGCGTATGACAAAATGGGCGTTATAAATTACGTTTTTTGTTATGTCCATACATTATTATTGTTATGTCTTTAGCAAAAAATACGGAAACATCAAAAAAAAATACGGAAACTGTTCCTCCTATTCGTCATCCAGAAGGTAAAACATTTCATGAAGCATCTAAATTAGCTATTGTTGAAGATAAACCAATTATGATGGATTATTGGGTAGGTTCTATTGAAAAATCGGTTATTCTTGGAATTCGTGAAGAAATTGACGAAGAAACGGGCGAGAAAATTACTGAACGGCTGTTGGTGCGAAGCCCCGAAGAATTTACAAGTTCAATTGTAAATATATACAAGGTTTTAACTGAACTCATTATTATGACGGAGAATTCTATTTATATTGTTGATAGTAAAATTCCGGTAAAGAAAATATCATAAATCATAATATGTCTAATCATATAATAATTAATGAAAAAACCATACACTGGAATAGGAATTATTTGTGTTGCGTTGGTATTTGTTTGTATATTTTTTATATTGAATAATAAAATTGTTGAAGGTCATGGTGGAGGCGGAGGAGGTCACGGAGGAGGAGGACGAGGTGGAGGAGGTCACGGAGGAGGAGGACGAGGTGGAGGAGGAGGAGCAATTGCCGTAAATCCATTATTTTTAGACGAATATGATTATTATCCGTTTGATTATTTTTATAGATATGTCTATCATCCGGTTTACTATTATTTTACGTAATTATGAACATTTTTTATTCGACCCTTTACCGACCTTTAGAAAAATAATCCTTTATATTATAAAATGAATATTCTTCTATTTTTGTATATTGTGCTTCTTTTTGTCGCGTTAACGCCATCCGTGTTGATTACTCTTCCGCCAAAGAGTTCAAAATTAGTCGTTGCCTTAACACATGGTGCTATTTTTGGTGGTATTTGGTGGTTAACTCATAAGTGGGCTTGGATGTTTTCTGAAAAACTAATGGGTTAAAAAATTTTGATTTATTTGATTTATTTGTCCACAAATATACCAAAAAATGGAGCAACATAACAAACTTTATTTAACAAGCGATGAGTCGATTTTATTTGATGAAAATTATCGTTATATAATTTCGGTAATAGAAACAAGTCACAGCAGTAAAAAAGGAACAACAATTACAATGTTGGATAATTTTTCAAAGTTTTGTAAAGAATTAGAATTTGATGAATCTATTCTTCTCTCTATTCTTGGCAAAAAATTATCATGTAAAAGTGGAATTGATAAATATACCAAATATTATTATCTTCAAGGTGAGTTCTCACATTCTCAAATTAAACAAATTCTATATGAGTTTATTCAAAAGTATTTGCTTTGTAATATGTGTGATAAACCCGAGGTCCGTCTTACATATAAACAAAAACAAGACAGAATACAACAAAAATGTAACGCTTGTGGAAATAAATATTATCTTGAAGATGAGAATGAAATTATACATATTTAAGAGAAATACATAATAGATTTTTGGAAAAATAAAAAGAAAAATAAGAAAGGAAAAATATAAGAAAAGCTTAAATATGATTATTATATAACAATCGTATGTTACCAATACAAACACATATATTTGATAATGGTTGTTGTCTAATTTATGAAAAAACCGACCTTCCTCTCTCTTCCATTCAAATCTATCAACAATTTGGGTCTATTCATGAACCACCAAATCTTCGCGCTTCTGCTCACATGATTGAACATATGGTGTTTAAAGGTTGTTCGAAATATGAAAAATCAACTACTATATCGGATATATATGATAAAATAGGAGCTGAAGTAAATGCGTATACTGAAAAATCATATACATGTTATTATGTAAAATGTGGATATCAATATACACAACAAGCATTGGAGCCATTAGGTGAAATGTTATTTTCCTCCGTATTTAATAAAAAAGATTATGAATTAGAACATGCCGTTGTTATTGAAGAAAATACATTAGCCGTAAATGACACAGATGAATTAGAATCGAATGAAATAGAACGACTACTATTTAATGGAACTATATATGATTCTCCGATTGATAATATTGCCTATCATACAAAAAAATCATTAGATAGAGAGACCGTATTTCAATTGTATAAAAATGTCTATATTCCACAAAATACGATATGTAGTATTGTATCGCACCATCCATTTAAAACAATTGTTCATATGTTGCAAAATACCAGATTTACAAAATCGCACATAAAACAGTCGCCCACTTTTTATATTGAACGACAATGCGCCCAACAACAAAATCTATTTCCAATTTCGTGTATTTCTATTCCATTGGAAGCCGTTCGTATTTCTCTCGGATTTCGCACATGTCCCTACAATCACCCAGACCGATATATATTAAATCTTATCAAATCTTTTTTATCCGATGGTATGAATTCTTTTTTATTTAACGAATTACGAGAAAAACATGGATTCACCTATTCGTCTGAAATTGAAGTGAATTATTATAAAACCGTTGGGTCTTTTATTTTATATACAGAAATTGACAAAACCAAGACAAAACAGGTGCTTCCTATTCTTAAACAAATTCTCAAAAATTTATATCATAAAGGGATGACCTATTCACAAATAAAACATACAAAACAAGAATTAAAAGGAAGACAAATATTGCGTTTAAACAATATTGATTTATCGGGAAAACAAAATGCACTTGCAATCATAAATGCCACAAATGCAGTTCCTTTAAGCATCGTCCCTTTAAGCATCGTCCCTTTAAGCACCGTCCCTTTAAGCATCGTCCCTTTAAGCACTATTTTTGAACAAAAATACGCGCCAATAACAAAAGAAGATGTATTGCGAGTTTGTCAAACGTATTTTGCGCCCAATTTACTTAAAGGGTGTTTAGTAGGAAAAGATTTGCCGACCACCCATTCAATTCATTCTTTATTTTCGTAAGTTATAATAATAGAATGAAAAAATTCATGTCAAGAGAGAGTATTTTTTTAAGTGTTTTGTTGGCTATTATTATTTTCTTGTCAGCTGTTCTTCCATCATCATGGAAAAGTTTAGAAGGATTTACCCAATTTCCAACCGAATATTCAACATATCCGGCAAATCAGGCATTAGATTCTCGCGTTGCGTTACTGACCGACGGTTCAAAAGAAAAGCAATGCTCTAAACTGTTTGGTTTTGGAAAAAGCGGACTTTTTTGTGGCGCAGATACACCGGAAGGAATTGACGCGTTTTATGGAGTAAAAGGAGATACAAATTGCACCCAAGGTTCAGGATATACCAATTCAAAAGGTAGTTTGTGTTTTAATGATAAACAGTTGCAATTGTTATCGTCTCGCGGAGGAAATTTGAGCCCGACATATAGCACAAATACAAAAGATTCGCAAATAGGTTAATTACGATAAATAATCTCTATATACAGTATCATAATACTGTATTTGGATAAATTATGAACAATATATTTATAAATGAATATGAATACAACGAAGAAGAATTCGATAGCGACAACAATACAAAAGAAAAAGACACAAATAAAAAGGAAACAAATAATACAAATAAAAAGGACGACAAAGAAACAAATACAAATAAAAAAGAAGAAAAAGAAACAAATAAAAAAGAAGAAAAAGAAGAAAAAAAAGAAGACAAAGAAATTATTGAAGTGTTTCCGCCAATCCACTCACGACTTGGAAAAAATAAAAAAATAAAAAGAGTGATTGTATTGGATTTTGATGAAACTCTTGGGTCCTTTTCTCACCTATATTTTTTATGGAAAATTTCTATTAAACTGTATCCAGAAAAGGGAGAACGCGCTATTTTATTTTCTTTGATGGATGTATATCCGGAGTTTTTACGCGTTGGAATTCTGGTAATACTCGAATATTTATGTCATAAAAAGAAACAGGGAGAATGTTATAAAGTTTTTTTATATACAAACAACCAATGTCCTGTCGATTGGATACATCATGTTATTGCATATTTTCATCATAAATTGGGGGGAGGTGCCGAATTCATTTTGTTTGACCAAATTATTTATGCGTTTAAAATTGGCAATCAAATTGTAAACACACAACGAACCACGCAATTAAAAACATATTCTGATTTTATTCAATGTTCCATGTTATCCAAACATGCCGAAATATGTTTTATAGATGATTTATACCATCCGCTAATGTACAATACGAATAATAAAGTGTACTATATTAAACCAAAAGCATACAATCATCACTTATCAACGAATGATATATTTGACCGATTTTGTGAATTTATTCGGAGAGATAATATACAAAAAATATCGTTACGAGATATCAAGAATGAACTCGCACAATATCCGGTAATAAAATCGTCAAAAGAAGAAAAAAAAATAGATATACTGGTCTCTCAAAAAATTATGTATTATATTCGAGAGTTTTTTTTAATAATGCCGTTAAAATCAAATAGTAGTCGTCAAACTATAAAACGAAGTAGTCGAACAAATGCGTCATCGAAATTTACGCGTAAATCTTACTAACGAAGATGTTTTCGAAATGTAAAAGAATATCGTATATCTTTTACCTTTTTTTCAATCGGTATTTCATGAGTAAATTCTTTTTGAAAATCTCCTCCCATATGTAGTATATGGTTTGATATAGTTGGAATATCTATAACAATTTTTTTTGATATTTTATTTCGAACACGAAATTTTCGGATAGCGCCACATGATATGGCAATAACTCCACCCACATCCAATCCTTTTTCATCATCACTGTGTGCACCAATACAGTCATTTCCGTCGCCGTATTTATTTACTAAAATTCCATTATACTCCATAGCAAAATGTGCGTTTATAATGGTTAATAGTGATAATAAATTCGATGACAGTGGTTTAGATTTTGCGAGTTGTCCAGAATAATAGTATCCAATTGAATTATCGGAAAAGAATCCGATACTCCTGTGTTGAATAGCGGTTTTTCCGTATATTTGAATTGTTGGATTTTCTAATAATTCATTTTTTACATCTTCAATACACATATGAAGTAAATCTTCATTTGTAAATATATATGTATTTAGAAATGACGTATCTGTTCTAACAATGGATTCTATAAATTCTATTTGATTGTTCATATTTGTATTATTTTATACATAATTTTATTATTTTTTTATCAATTTTATCTATCATCTATCCTTTCATTTACCTTTTATCATTTACTTTTCTCATTCGGTTTTAACTTTAATGAATGGTATTTGTGAAACACTTTCTATAAATACGCCTTTTTTCCAGTAACCTTTTTCAATTGTTTCACCATATCCATCTTTGGCATCCTCTTTCCACTCACCTTCATAGGCAGAACCATTTGCATATGTCATTCGACCATGACCATCTTTTTTTCCGTTTTTCCATTCTCCTTCATAGATGTTGCCATTTGAAAATGACATTCGACCATGACCATGTTTTTTATTGTCTATCCACTCTCCTTCATAGATATCGCCATTGGCAAATGTCAGTGTTCCTTGACCGTGTGTTTTATTGTCTATCAATTCTCCTTTATAAATTGCTCCATCGGTAAATGTATATGTTCCTTGACCGTGTTTTTTATCGTCTTTCCATTCTCCTTTATAAATTGCTCCATCGGCATATGTATATGTTCCTTGACCGTGTTTTTTATCGTCTTTCCATTCTCCTTTATAGATATTGCCGTCGGTAAATGTATATGTTCCTTGACCATATTTTTTATTTTCTTTCCACTCTCCTTCATAGATATTTCCATTTGAATAGGTCAATCGACCTTGACCATGTATTTTATTGTCTTTCCACTCTCCTTCTCCTTCATAGATGTTGCCATTTGTAAATATAACACATGCTTTATCATTTGTTTTATTGTATGTTAACTTTCCTTCATAGCTTTTTCCATCTGAATATATTGTGATGCTTTCACCATACTCTCCTTCCTTTTCAATTTCGAGATTCATTGTTTGCTTTTAGTTTGTTTCTGGTTATAAAAAAAAGATTTTCAATTTATTAGTTTATTTGATGCAACAATTATTTGATGCAACAATTATTTGATGCAACAATTATTTGATGCAACAATTATTTGATGCAACAATTATTTCAAAATTTTGAAATTTAACATAATTCTTGTTATGTAAATACCATATCATTTGAAGTGCTGAATCAAACATATCATCTTGTTTTTTAAATTGTGTAACAACATCTTTCCATAAAGAGAGAGATACATTATGGTCAAGTATTTTTGGACAAAATTCTTCAGCTAACTTTTTATTTTCTTTATATGTTCTTGTTTCTTCTCCTTCTCCTTCTTTTTTTGTTTCGCCTTCCATCATTTTTACAAGTTTTAGTTTATTGGAGGACGAAATAAACTCTACATGAATATTCTTTGTCATAAAATACATCGCCAGCATTCCTTGAATTGTATGCATTCTTGTGGCAATGGGGGATATTTGCATTTCTAAAATGGCACACGTAATTTCGGGAAATTTCTCTAACAATATATCCATTTGTATGATAAAACGTTGGGCGATATCTATCAGACTTATTTTATCTGCCGTAATTGCCCGTTTTTCAACGGGACGTTTCTTGATACATTGTGCCAATAATTCAGTCTTGTTTTTATTCGTGGTATCTATGGACTTTTGCGACAATATGGTTTTTAATTCAAGAATGGTTTTCGGTTTATTGTCCGGTAAAATACCGTAGGTCATTTGTTCGTGGGCATGCTTCTCACAAAAATATGACGGGTGGGTCTCTCCATAATTCGCCAATTTTGAGCATGGTTTTAATATAGGTGGTTTATTTTTCTTTTTGTAGGTGGTAGTTGTTATATAACTGCATATGGGTAGAGAGGCGGGTTGAGGAGTAGCATATTCAACACTTAAATTCATTATATTCCAATCCAAAATAGAAAACAATTCATCATCTACTTTACCGATACAATACGCCATATTTTTAATACCAATATCAAAACTAATTAATGTTATCGGCATATTAATAGAATTTTTATTTTTATATTTATATTATTTTTATTTTTTTATTTATTGAAACATGAAACATAAAGATGTGTTTGAAATAAGAATAAATATTATTCAAATACCATAATACAAGTAAATATGGAAGAACTTAATTTAATGGACATCGGAAATGATAATTTAGAACATTTGGATTTGAATATGGATAGTGCAACATCAAAATTTGGTTCTGGATTTGAACTCCTGATGAATGATAAAAAACGGTCGTCCAGTGGTTCGGGGCGTATCGATATGAAAGAATTAGGAGATTTAGAGAATGAATTAAATGAATTAACTGGACAGACTCCTATTCAAACAAAAACCGTATCTTCGTCCGGCTTTGGTAATTTTTTCGGATTTTCACAAAAAAATGCCTCTCCCACTCCTGAAGTTGTATTAGAACACACCGATTCAAATATTGGTCATGCTACCCAAGAGAGTCTTTCTGGAACAAGCAAGACATGGGACGGATTTAGCAAACAAATGCCCGTATCTTCCAAAACAACCACGGTTCCATCGTCCGAGAGAGAACGCAATCGAAAGAAGCGTGCCATGATTAAGAAATTAGAAGAATGGTATGAAAAAGGTTCAATTAAAAACATTTCACATTATACCGTGGATTCGGCGTATGAAGAGATTGAAGACGAGTATGAATCTGCCTTGGAAGATAAACGTAAAAAAGATGGTATAAAACTTCAGGCATATTGGTTAAAAACATTTGTAAGTTCTGTAGAGTGGGCGAACTCAACGTTTGACCCATTTGGGTTGGATTTAGGGGGACTTTCTGATACGGTTGAGGATGATATAGATAGTTATGATGAAATATTTTCGGAACTTCATGACAAATATAGTGGAGGTAAAAAAATACCTCCCGAATTGTCTCTATGTCTAAAATTGGGATTGTCTGTATCAATGATTCATATTACAAATTCGTCACTTACCAATATAGCGCCGGGATTGCAAGATGTATTAAAACAAAGTCCGCAATTAATGAAGGCATTTACAAATGCAACTGTAGATGCAATGAAAGAAAAAAGCCCCGGATTTGCATTTGCACAAGGGCTTGTAAAAGACCCTCCCAATATGTCATCCGGTCCGCCACCTGCACCTTTGGATACCAGAACCAATCAGCCCATTGTGCAAAAAGGAACAATGAATTTTACAGAAAGACCTAACCAACAGCGTCCCGATATTAGTTTGGCGAGAGGAACTACCTTTCGACCGGAACAACCGCAAGATATTCGACAGCAGCAACAACAACAAACACAACAAGAAGGAATTGATGTAGGCGGTCACGCATCTTATACAAATCCACCTCAACAACAACAACAACCTCAATCGCAATTTTCTCCTCCTCCGAGAGCAGAGATGAAAGGACCTTCTTCCGATATTGATAATTTATTGGCAGGATTAAAAACGGTTTCGAATGACGGCAATAGTAAAAAAAATATGAGCCGGCGAAAACCTCGGTCTGAAAAGAATATTATGTCGTTGGATATTTAGAGCAATGCGTATTTTATATAAATAAAACAATTAATACAATAAAAATATTGTATTAACCAAGTTAGCCCAGACAATCCGTTTTAACATATAATTTATGCGCAATTTTGTTGCCCTCTTTTGACACCCATCTTAATATTGATTTTTCTAAATGGAAATTAAACCAACGTGTGTAATACGGTTCTTGTAAAATATAATCAAATTTATCTACATTGTAAATGTAAGAAATATTTTTATTATTTTTTATCCATTCTTCTTCTAACATATGAAATGGTATTTGGTGATCTACTTCGGCATCGAACCCAAATGGTTCATTTGTAATCGGACAAATATTTACAGGATTTAATGGATTATTTTTGCGAAAATCATGAATTTGCGGTTCTATCGCATTTCTTAATGCTCGTATTACATTTGCTTTGTCGTTTCTATTTCCGCCGGCAAGTCTTTTTATAGATGTTGGAAACCGAGTATCATTTACAAAAATACAAAAACATTTATTTCCGTAATTGTCTTTTACTATGGATACATTTGAAATTTGCGAAGAATTAAATTTAGTATATTGGTCGTCTGGTGTATAAAACTTTTCAAATATGTGTTTAAACCATAACGTTTCATTTTCATTCAAAACGCCAACATTATTATTTTTGAGATAATTAGATAATATAAAATGACGTTTTTTTATGGTTTTTTCGTTTATAACTGTTTCAAGAGACATTTTACACCAATTCATAAATAAATGTAATTCAATTTTATATACGTATTGCTCTGCTAAATAACCTTTTTTATCTTGCATTGAATGTCCATAATACGTTCGTTCCACCACTGTAAAATACTGGCTTGTCTATGTATTAATTGAGACGGATTCGCCAATAAAACATTACATATATCAATGGCTTGGTCCCAGTTTTCACAAAATACAAATGGTGGAATATGTCCGTCATAATAAAATGTTTGTTTTATTTCATCTTTTCTCCCCACAATAACTGGTATAGCCCCCAATGCAACTGCTTCATAAATTCGGAAACAGTCCAATGAACAATTGCCTCTTCCAATCGGAACAAATACGGCGTCTCTATATATATCAGCAAGTTGTTGAGGAGATATATGTTGTCGCTCAAGATTCCATGTATTTTTTGATATAACAACGACATTGTTCGGAAAACGTGCAAATGTTTCACACATTTCATATCTATCGGATTTTAATTCACCAACAAATGCCCACACATGCGGGCGAATAGTGGATAAAGGACAATCGTATTTTGTGATAAATCCTTTTATATATCCAAGCGGTATTTGGACAATATTTGTGGGAGATGTTCCTATAGAAAAATGATTGTATTGTTTGCAATACAATGGAGTATAGGCGGACAATGACAACCATTGCGCATGATTTCCTGTTTCGCCGGAGGTAAAAAAAATGGCATTTGGAGATATTTTCTTTACAAACGTTTCAACCTCTTGAAACGGCAGGGTATCTGTCAATATAAGAATTTGCGGATGATTTTGCGTTGCAATAGAAATATCTTCTATTTTATCAAAAAAAATAACATTTTTACAAATTGGTCCCAAAATATCATTCAGTAAAAAATCCTTCTCCCAAAGACACGAATTTAGATAATATACCGTAACGGGTGGATTCGATAGGTCTGATTCAATCATATGAAATTATATTTTATTATTTTATTATCTTTATATCGAACTATATGTTATTTTACTTGTTGGTAAAAAATAAAATGTTGACTCATTTACCAAATGAATTAACGTCATAATTTCAGAACATGGTAATGCACTTTGCGACGCACGATGTATAAAAGAAAGAATATCTGCATCATCCCATGTAATATAATAATCATCATAATTATCAAATGCGACACCGGTTTTTTTTATTAAGAAAAGTAAATCTTTCCAAAAATGTCCTACATTTATTTGCATTTTCTCGGACACATCAAGAATTAATTTTGATTTTTCAAAATCCATAAGAATAACTTTGTATCCCATTGTATCTAATGTAATTGGCTCTATACCACGAATATGATATGTAATGTCTTGTTTTGTCGTTTTTTTAAGAAGAATATTTCCCAAATGTAAGTCTCCGTGAATAAATTGCAGTTGGTCATATGCTACAGTCAATGACATAATTGCGTGAATTAATGTGGATTTTAATAGAAATATATTTTCTGGTGTAAATGTATAGGATTCGAGAGAACCCTCTTGTATGTATGGCATAACAAGCACATTTTGAGCATACTTTTTCAAATGAGGTGCTTGACAAATAGGGTCTGTGTATGCTTTCGGTTTTATTTTTTCACCATTACGAGATTTTGGAGCACGGGATATAGTATCATCAAAACACGGAAATGTGCATAAATACCAAATAAATCCGGAAATTTTATGTTCATAAAGTATCTCTCCAATGCGGTATTCTCTATTTCCGTCTATTTCGTTAGCATATGTTAATTTTATGACTATTTTTTTACGAAATTCATCGTCTTGAGCAAATGCTGTTAAAATAGCAACATTTTGTTTATCAACATTTTTGAGAATCATTTCTGTTTGAATTGATTCGGGATAATTTTGAAATGCCGGACAGTCAATAAAATATTTGGCACCTCCTCCTCTATTTCCATATCGTCGTTTTTTCAAATATTGTATGAGTGGCAGACTTGGCATTATTATATAGTATTATTATTATTATTATATAATAGATTTACCAAAAGACCATATAATTAAAAAATAATAGGCTTGATATTTACTTAATTAGAGAGAGAGCACGTACATTTATTCCCAACATAATTCTAAATTTGAAAGAGAAATGTCTATAGCAGGAGTAACACATGGAGTGGTAACACATAGAGCAGTATTACATACATAATAATGTAATTTAAATTGTTCTTTGACAAAGGAGATAAGCTCACCACCATTTTTCGCCTTTCTTAATTGTTTTCTGCCTTCTTCCCACATATACATAGCATTCATTACACGTGAAATTGGTTCACGATAATGTTTGGCAAATTTGATGGCATATGTAATCGTTTCTTCATTACAATCGACCATGAGTTGGGAGGGAAATAAAATACGTTCAAATTTTTTAATGTCCTTCGCCTCTTTTGTTTTTTCAAATTTTATAGTGGCATATTGTTCGGCTGTATAGGCGCTTCCCGGACTATGTTTCGCATATTCAATAAAGAACTGTTTTCGAACTTCGTATAGAGGAATAAGACTATTTTGCGCGCGATTTATTTTTACAAGTAAATCTTGGATTTCGATTTCGGAAAACATCGTGATAGTAGTAATTCTGTGTTGTACAGTTTTAAAGATGCAATTAAAATATAAAAAAAAGATTTTCAATTTTTCTTTGGTCTTCCAATACGACTATTTCGACAATATAATCGCCCCAATAAACAATGTTGCAATAGTAATTGTCCCCAATACATAAAATGTATTTTCTTGTAATGTAACTTGATGTAAATCATCCGTCAATGCATCTTGAATAGAAGAAGGCGGACCGAGAACAGTTCCACTGTATGCATACATTGGATTTGACATTAAATAATCATACTGTTGGTCATATACACCCGCAGATGTGGATACATTATGTAAAGAATTCGCTAAATTTTGAAACTGTAAATAATATTGACTCCCTGATGTCATTAATTGTTGTTGACATGCGGGGTCGGTAATATTACAACTGGCATCGGTAAATCCTTCATTCAGAATCTTTCCATAATTCACAAATGAAAATCCCTCCAATTGGGGAGGTGAGGTTGGTTGATACGGAGTAGTTGTTTTTAATATAGTTCGTCGTTGTTGCATTTATATAATATATGTGATTGTTTTATATTTTGAATAAACCATAAACAAATCATAACCAAATAAAACCTCCCTCTCTACTCATGTTTCATAAAAATATAAATCGCTAATGATGTGGCGAGAATTGCCCAAATACTGGTGGTTAGTATAGTCGTATCCAATTTCGACTGATACATATTCGGTATTCCCGTATTTGTCGTATAATTTAAATGTAAATCTTTCACATGTTGGTCTAAATTCTGTCGAAATGCCAGAAGTTGTGTATATTGTGTAGTTAGTTCGTTCATAGATGCGTCGTAATTTGGCAGATTAATAGGCTGTATTGTGGCTAATGCTTGGTCAATTGTATTTTGAAGGATTACATAGGATGGATATACCATGGTTTGCCAACTTAAACCTATATTTGTAGTCGGACATCCTAATAATGGATCAGTCGTGCAAGCAGAAGTGGATGCGCCTATACCCGGTTGCATACAATTACACGATAAATATTGTGCATACGCTGTATTAAAATCATTCGATGCATTTGCGATGGCTTGATAATAATTTGGATCTAATGGAATTGAAGATGACATAATATGTATGTATATATATATATAATGTCTGAAAAACAAAAACGTTGCAAAAATGGAACTCGGCGACATAAAAAAACGGGACTTTGTGTAGAAAATAGTAAAACGAAAAAACGTTCTCTTTCTTCTCGGCTTTCTCTTTCGCCTCGGCTTTCTCTTTCTCCTCTATCATGTCCAACAAAATTAAAGATGTGTGAAGAAAAAATAACTATTTTAGAAAAAAAAATTGAAAATCTTTTTATTCCGCAACCAACACAACAATCAACAATGTCTAAAAATGATGAAAAAATGAGCAAAAAGGCGGAATTGAAAGCACAAGCACAAATGGAAAAAATACGCGAAAAGGCAGAATTGAAAATGCAAGCACAAATAGAAAAAGATATGGCGAAAAAACAAATACGCGAAGAAAATAAGGTTGTGCGTAAACAATTCAAACATATGGACAATTCTGTTATGCAACAATCCATTTACGATAGATTATTTGTTCTCGTTGAACAATTTAATGAACCATTGTCTACGAATACATCAAACAACACCGATATACAATATTATAAAAATACGGAAGGTTCATTTATAAATAAATTTCCAGATGATGAAGTGTATTATATGTATAATGCACTTGCGACAAATGATACGAACCGATATTACTGGACAGATTATTATCATAAATTTAGTAAAGAAATGAAAAAACCTGACGAAAAAGGGGAAAATAAACTCCCAGGTCCAAGTAAAACAATTCCTTTAGAAATTAAAAAACGATTTCTTGATTATTTTATTAAAAAAATCCTTAAACATTCGCCGGGAATAAATGGAGATGCCAGATATTGGAATAAGTCGCCGGGAATAAATGGAGACGATGTTGAAACACAAAAAGAAACGATTGTACTATTAAATTCTCTGTTAAATAATCATTTTACTGAGCCAATCAGAAATGAAAATGAAATTCTTTTAAAGTAATTCGTCTATTTGGTTATCGTTTTCTATGCTTACGTGTTTTTTTACCACCAGTAGTAGTAGTTGTGGACGTTGGAAGAATGGACGTTGGAAGAATGGACGTTGGAAGAATGGACGTGGAAGGAGAAGGAGTTGGAGAGGAGGAAGAAGTTGGTTCATCTAAAATAGTTACAATTGCAATAACTGAAACAGTTACTCCAATAAGACCATACGACAAAAAACTTAATGACGACGACATTATTTGTTATATACACATATTTTTACGCCCAACTTTTATGCCGAACACGTTTCACATGTGGTTTCCTCCTCCTCCTCCTCTTCATATTGTGTATGTCCCGTCATTTTGGTAGGTTCAATTGTAAATTTTTGTGCTTGATGTGCCCCTTGTTGGCGTAGATAATATATACCTGTTTTCAATCCTTTTGACCACGCATACATATGCATTTTTGTGAGTTTTGACCGGTCTGGTTTCGCCATCCAATAATTACTGCTTTGACTCTGACAAATAAAAGGACCTCTATCTGCCGCCATATCAATAAGCACCTTTGCCGGAATTTCCCATACAGTTTTGTATTTAACACGAAGTTCCATGGGAATTGACTCAATTGTTTGAATCGACCCTCCATTCGCCACGATTTGATTCTTAACAGTTTCATTCCAAATTCCCATTTCCAGTAAATCTTTCATTAAATATTTGTTTGTCAGTAAAAATTCTCCCGCATTTGTTCGTCTTGAATAAATATTATTTGTTATCGGCTCAATGCATTCATTAAATCCCAATATTTGCGAGGTGGAAGCGGTCGGCATTGGAGCCATTAATAGAGAATTGCGAAGTCCATGTGTAATAATATTTTGTTTTAATGTTGTCCAATCATGCCGTGTATTGTCTTGGCTCACATTCCACATATCAAATTGCAAAATACCTTTGCTTGCCGGAGAATTCGCAAAGGTAGAATAGGGACCATCTTTTTGCGCCAATCGACACGATTCTTTTACGGCACTATAATACATCGTTTCAAAAATATCTCGATTTAATGTTTTCGCCTCTTCACTCTCAAACGAAATGCCCAATATCATAAACACATCTGCCAATCCTTGAATACCGATGCCGATGGGTCGGTGTCTTTGATTTGAATTACGGCATTTTTCCGTGGGATAGTAATTAATATCAATTACGCGATTTAAATTATACGTAATCAATTCGGTTATTTGTTGGAGTTTTACAAAATCAAATGTTTTATTTACGACAAAGGACGGTAATGCAATACTGGCAAGATTACACACAGCCGTTTCATTTTCATCCGAATATTGAACGACTTCACAACATAAATTCGACGATTTAATCGTTCCTAAATTCTTCTGATTTGATTTTGAATTGCACGCGTCTTTATAAAGAAGATACGGCATTCCTGTTTCCATTTGTGCATCTAAAATTTGATACCATAAATCTCTCGCCAAAATGGTTTTTCTCCCGCGTCCATTACGTTCATATGTTGTATATAAGGTAACAAACTCTTCGCCATATACATCCGCCAAACCGGGGCACTCATCGGGGCACATAAGTGTCCATTGCCCGCCGGACTTGACCCGTTCCATAAATAAATCGGGAATCCATAATCCGTAAAACAAATCACGCGCCTTTAAATTCTCGTCGCCGTGATTCATCCGCAATTGTAAATAACTTTCAATATCGGCGTGCCATGGTTCCAGATAAATGGCAAAACTACCATTTCTTTTACCTCCTCCATTATGCACAAGTCCATTATGTAACAGATAATTGTGTTCCTTTTCCAACTGCAAATCATACAATACTCCCGAATAATGCGTTTTGGTTATCTCCTGAACAGGAGATAAAAGAAAATGGTCGATTCGATTTTTATCGGAAAGGCAATCTCTATCGGAAATATCCAATAATTTGCAAATAAATGGAGTTGGTATAATACGAACACGAAAAAATAGGTCGTCTTCCACTTCACTGGTAGTAAGTGTTCCAAGTTTCATACATAAAAAACGAACACATTCAATTAATTCGGAAGATTTACTATGAATACACATATCTTCTGTATCAACCAATCCTCGAATAATATGGGCACTCTTTTCAATCGGTAAATGCAACCACTTATGATGAATTCTTTTATTTTGTGCCGTATTATATATGTCATTATGGCGAAATGGTAAATGAATTGATTTTTTCCATTGAATGTGGTCGGAATGAATCGTATATTGAACCAGATTTGTATCGAAATAATTTGTGATAAATGCAACCATCTTTGGTTTATTTTTGATGCAAATATTATTTTCTTTGTTGTTATCTCCTAACAATATTCCATACATATAACAGTCATCCTCTGTAATGGTATCAATATCTTTACTATAGGTAGGCATCGGATACACAATCATATCATTTTTTGTTAATTCGCCTGCATCTACCCATTCAAAATTATTGCATGTATTGGCAACTCCATTTCGCAAACAATATACGGGATGTTCTGCCGTAATTTGTAAAGGAAAAAAGGAATGCTGTGTTTTTATATGTAACAATTCTCCTTCATATGTGTGTTCCAATATATTTTGAATAACTTCTGTTTCTCCATGCAAATTATAAATCTCCGTTTCACCGACACAACAATTTTGAATTTCGGTCGGTCCGGTTTTTGTATAAATAATAGTTTCTGGCACAACACACTGATCCACATATTTTGCCGTATTATTAAAAACTTTTAACATCGGCACAATTCCATTTGACTGACCATTTGTTCCGCGAATATGTGATCCACTTGCGCGAATATTATGTATATGCAATCCAATTCCGCCGGAATGTTTTGAAATAATAGCACAATCTTTCAATGTATCATAAATACCATTAATACTATCTGATTCCATTGCCAATAAAAAACAACTACTTAATTGCGGTTTGGGAGTGCCGGCATTAAATAATGTTGGAGTTGCATGTGTGAAATATTTTTGTGACATTCCGTCATATGTCTCTCGAATTTTATCTAAAATAGATTCAATGCTACACACTTGCACTACAGTTCGTCGCTCTGCCACCATAAGTTTCTCGAACATGGGTTGTTGCGTATGAATGTGCGGATAAGATTCATCGGCATAAGATTTATCGTCACAAGACCAAGCCCCAAATCCATCAACACAAGATTTATCGGCATAAGATTTATCGGCATAAGATTTATCGATACAAGTATTGTATTCAGATATATTTGAATTGGTGCAATGAATTCCACATGCAACGCGAAGCCACATATCTTGAGGTCGTTCAATAATTTTACCGTCTAATTTAAATAAATAGGCTCGTTCAAGTGTTTTAAATCCAAAATAATCGATTAAAAAATCTCTCGAATAATCACAAATAGAGTCTAATATATCGCCATGGAGAGACACCAATTCATACAATTCATTGGATATCTTTGGACAATGTTTTCCGTGAATATCGCGAAATTCATACAATTGTGTCATTTTTTTAGAAAATGAGTCGGATGTATTTTTTTGGTGATTCGATACAAGCAATTGTCCGGCAAGAATACTATAATCTGTATGTGAAGAAGATAACGAAATACACTGTTCCGCCAATAATTCGTCAATTTTACTTGTGGATATGTTGTCACACAATTGGTCAATTACTTTTACTACAAGACTCGTGTAATTTATTTTTACACCAGTTTCTTCGCCAATTCTTCGAACACGATTTAGAATTTTATCAAATTCAACCGTTTCATTTGTGCCATCACGCTTGATAACGGTCATTTCTTTATTGGTAAAGGAAGACATGAGATTACTAGTTATAGTAGGACGTGTTTATATTCTTTCATGTACGCTAACCCATTTTAGAAAAAACATGCGTATACTATTTTCGTCATTATGCGTCTCTCAAAGAAGGAGCAAAGCCCCTCTTTGAGAGACACGGACTAATTGTAAAAGATATATGCCAAATAAAAAAGATTCACATAAATTCCTATTCCATTCTATTCCAAAATGGAATAGAAGTCTCTCTATAAAGATAGATAGTTTGAACATTCCTCTTCTAAAATTTTGTCGTCGTCCGTGTCTCTCAAAAAGGGGCTTTGCCCCTTCTTTGAGAGACGCATAATGACGAAAATATTATTAGAGAGATTTAATATATTCTCTCTCCTCTTTTCTCCCCCCCCCCGAAATATTCTCTCCCGAAATATTATTACAATGAAATTTCCAAGTCTTTGTCTTCCAAGTAAGCTTTATCTGGGCATATCTCTTGTATGTCTTCTACTTCTCATATGGCAAAATATGGGAAACACCAATTTATTTTGCGTCGGTATGTTATCGTGTTCTGTCGCAAATACCTATTTGTTATTTTTAGCGCAATTGCTATATATTATATTCTGGACATTTATTTTAAATATTATATGTAAATCCGGTTACCCTTGGCTAAGTTGGCTTTTGTTATTGTTACCGTTTGTTTTATTTGCCCTTACCGTATTTTCTGTTATGGTGTAATCATAACAACAATCGTGAAAACATAAACCAATTGTCATAGTTCGGATTCACCTCTCTGTGTAAATAAAACAATCCTCCGTATTTCAACGAAAATACCGCCTCCGCCACAATTATTTGGTCGTCTTTCACCAATTTATTTGCGTCAATATATTCCTGTAAAATAATCGTAAAAACATCTCTCCATTCTTCTATCTTTTCTTTTGTTCCAAAAAAACATCCGCCTCCAACCGAAATTTGTTGGGGATGAATTGGTTGCCCCGTTTGAACACAATGTTCTATATATTGTATTTGTGGCATATTGTTATTTACCAATGCATAATGTATTTTCGTGGGGTCTAATGCACGAATGCGGGATGGATTTGGAAATTCCGTTAAACGACGGAGTTCTGTGTCGACCGGTCGCCCGCGAAAATATCCAATGTCAATCCACCCGTACATACTATTTTGTGCATCTTCCACGAAATAATTATACATAATTGTATTCCACACAAAATGCACCTTTTCGGACCAAAGCATGTTTAATTTCCAATCTATTTTTTGGTTTAGGAAAACGTTTTTTGTATGATTTTCCTGCCAAAAGATTCGATTTTCGTATTGAGTCCATTCTTCTATCGGTTTTACGACAATATGTATCCGTGGATTTGATAGATAGGGGGAAAATAGGGAGAGAGATTCTGTATTTGTATATACCACCAAATAATAATTTTTTACCCGACTTAACATATTGTGTATCCAACTATGAAACGTCGCTTCTGGAAATTTTGCCCCCAAGGGATACCACGCAGTTGACAATATGGTTTTTAATGGCGGTTGATTGATTTTTTTGTTTTGTTGTGGATGTTTTATTTGTCGTTGATAATGATTCATTATTATATTAAATTCCTATAAAAATCTCTCTATTTCATATAACATACAATGATTTCATCGTCGGACCAATTCCATCAATTGTATTCACCTATTTCTGATGAAGGAACGAGTTTTCGAGAGACTTTATTTTATGGACAAAATCAGCGTGTAGAAGAATTAAATGATCGCATTTATGACAGAAATAAATCGGATATTTCATTGGAACCCAATTTTGACCCCCGTTCCATTTCCACAAAATATGCGAAATTTCCTATTATTATGACGACACATACACAAAATACGGTTGCTCCTATTCATGCAAAATCGCCGTATATGATACATACCAATTTTTCTCCCGCAAATCGGCAAGGTCCTGTGTCGGGGTATTTGTCGAATATTGATAGAGAAAGTGAATTAAAAAATCAAAACACGCTCTTGTCCCGACCTCGCGAAATGGATTCTTTTTTTTCACAACAATCCAAACAACAACATCCACAAAAAACAAAAGATGCTTATATACCGTCGTCGCAGTCGGATTTGTATAAAACCGTCATTGTATCTCGCCCATCGGAACAACCGTATCCTCGTTTATTTGAGAGATATATGTTTGACCAATCTCCCCATGAAAATCTGATGGGAAACACTATTGGAGGAAATAGTATGCATAATCATACACGCACGCAATTAAGAGGACAATATACACAGGGGTTTGACAGCAATCGAAGTGGTGGAATATAAAAATTGAAAATTTTATTTTTTTAATAAATAACCAAATAAAATGAACACAATTACTAATGCGATACGAACTGAATGTAATGAAATATATAAATCGTTACATAATATTCCATATATTTGTAAGGTAGTTATAGGAGGTAGTGACTTGTATATTGGAGAAATGAAGGGAAATAAACGCCATGGAAAAGGAAAATATGTATATGGTGATAAGGATCTCTACTTGGCATGGAATATAAGATTGTTTAATGAAGAAAATGGAGATATATATGAAGGAGAATGGAAAGATGACCAAAAAAATGGATATGGTATTTATATACACGCAAATGGAGATGTGTATGAAGGAGAATGGAGAGATGGAAAAAGACACGGATATGGTACATATAAACGCCATGGACACGACGGGTTCGCAATGGAATGTGAATGGTATAATGGCAAACCAAATACAAATACAAATATATTACCTATTTTGAAATAAATAAACAAAAAATTATATATCAAATACATCGTAGGAAACACATTTTTCCATTAGAGGATACCGTTCTTGAATATTTTCTGGCATATGTATGGTGCATAAATATTTTTTGAATCCGTCTTCTGTAATTTCCGTATCATCTACGGTAACAATCAATCCTCTCGGCAATAATATTTCGTTTTCCGCTTTATACCGACTTATCTGGTTCATTGTTATATACGGAATACCTGCTTCCACAGTATAAACATAAATACAACATTGGTCATCTGCTGAAATAAATGCATTTCCTCCCATGTCAAGAATGTCTTCATCTGATGTCGTAGAAATAAATCCCTGTTGAATTCCATCGTAAGGTGCATCGGTTTGTGCATTTTTTGTTCCTCGAAATACCGTTACCGATTTTCCGGTTCTTGGAGCATAGGTAAATGCCATATCTATATTTTCAATATTTTTCAATACGTTTTCTTTCGCTTCATCCACATTTTTTCCAAAACGATGATAATATTTTAAAAATTCAGTCGATAAAAAATAGTTGGGACCTTTGCGTAAATAGGAGTTCATAGCAATATCCCAGTGTTTTGAATAATTCGTTAAGGACAAGCTTTGTTTTGTGGCGAAGCCCGTATATTTTCCTTCTGTAAGTAATCCATGCGAGGACGGATGATATAATACATACTGTCGTAAAATCCCACGAATCGTTTTTTGTTTTGTTAGATGCACGTGTTTTCCCGCTAATTTATTTACATTTTTGATTGCATCTAATTTATGCGTAAAACTGTTTAAATCTATTAAAATGGGATTTTTTATACCAATAATTCCGATAGACGATATATTCATATATATTTCCGGCAGTTCGCGGGTTTTAACATAATCTAATAATGCACCTTTAATATATACGCATTCTTTCACATATACAGATGGCTGACGTAGAGCAGTTCCAATATTCGGTGATGTCATACAAATAGTAGGATAATTACCAACAATTGTATTTGGGTCAAATGATAATGCCAAATTCATTGGACTTTGTAATAACCATGTATTTACATCAACATATTGAAGTTCGATTGGATTCCATCCATTTTTTATCGTTGTTCGCTCATTTGTGTTCATTTCAGGTGTCTTGAATTTTTTTGATGGAGCAATATAAGCATGTTTCATTTTCTCATCCAATTCATGAATTCGGTGCAACACATGTTTCATACGAAATTGTTTCGCATAATAAATTGCATCATATCCAAAATCGTCTTTTTTATGGAGAGTCGTGTTGTCTTGTAATCGAGAAACAATACATTCTGCCAATTCAACATCATTATTTTTACATGCATGTAGTAAATAGGTTTCTTTTGTATCTACATCAAATATGGCATTTACTTTATTTTCTGGCATAATTCCAAATAAATATATTGCAATGTTACGATTTTCAATAACTGGTGCATGTTCAACAAATAAAACGGACAATTGTATTAATTTGTTTTCGTTATCATTATCAAATAGATGATTTTCCATAAAAAAACGAATCGCTGTAATACAATTCAATCTATTTGTATGTAATCTATTTTTGATACTATTGTTGATACTACGTTTAATTTCATCCATGATTTCTGGGCGATGATGCAATAGATAGGTAAGATATTCTTCGACTATTGGAGATTCATCCCAAAATAATGGAAGACTCAGGTCGAGTCTCCCGCCACGAGTTAATGTGTCATTTATTTCATTTGTAGAGTGATGTTTCATATATAATTCATGTTTTTGAGCTGTTGTATAAAATGATGTTGAATCTGCAAAAATACTTGGATTTGATGATAAATATTCCCAAGCTATTTTTTCTGGATTCGCTTCCAATAAAGAAATGGCATTTGGATTTTGCGATAACCATAACCAGTCTATTTTTTCTGGATTCGCTTCTAATAAAGAAATTGCATTTGGATTTTGAGATAATTGCTTCCAAACTATTTTTTCTGGATTCGCTTCTAATAAAGAGATGGCGTTGGGATTTTGAGATAACCAATACCAAACTATTTTTTCTGGATTTGCTTCCAATAAAGAAATGGCATTTGGATTTTGCGATAATGAATGCCAGTCTATTTTTAAAGGATTCGCTTCCAATAAAGAAATGGCATTTGGATTTTTCGATAATGAATGCCAGTCTATTTTTAAAGGATTCGCTTCTAATAAAGGAATGGCATTTGGATTTGCTGATAACCAATACCAAGATATTTTTGTTGGAAGCGCTTCCAATAAAGAAATGGCATTTGGATTTTTCGATAATGAAGCCCAGTCTATTTTTAAAGGATTTGCTTTAAATAAAGGAATCGCATTTGGATTTGATGATAAATTATGCCAAAATATTTTGTCTGGATTCGCTTCTAATAAATCTATCGCATTTGGATTTGATGATAAATTACGCCAATCTATTTTTTTCACATCGACCCAAGGTAACAATTGCATCGACTTGGCTATAGTGCCCATCGACGGACTGCTGCGGTCGTTCGCACTACGTCTTCTTGTTTTTGTATTTCGTCGTCTATTTGTTTTTCGTTGTTGTTTGTTTGTTTGTTGGGTTTTTCTTAAATGTATAATTGTCATGGTATAATATGTATATATATAATCTCTCCTAGTTGCACTCTCTCACAAAACACACATGTCCTTTATCTGACCACTCACGCCAACAACAAACATGTTCATCTTCACCACACATTAAAACTATTTTTTCGGGAGGATAATAGTTCAATATTTTTTCCAACATGGGTTTTTCTCGATGAATGTGACAATATATGATAATATCATACTCTCTATTTTCAATGTTTTTCTCCATATCGGCATCTCCCGACAAATCATATAGCTCATTATTCAAACCTTCGGTATATGTAAATCCCTTTCCATACATTGTACGAACATCTATATGAGAGTTTTCATACATATATGGTTTATACGGAAATTCATGGCAGTCTTTGTGAAACACCGATTTAAATCCGTGTTGAACACAACTCTCCAAATAATCCTCACACGGTTTGTTCTGAAACAGAAGGATTTTTTGGGGAGATACATTCGGTAATTTACTTATTATATTACGGCACATGTGTTCCGTTGTTAATTGATGTTTTGTATATTCTAATAATTCATCCGCAAATCGGTAGCACGTTTCCCATTCGTCTTTCGTTAAAACGATGGGACTATTATTTGAAAAAGGAGTTATCTTGTATTTTTGAGATAAATGGATAAACAGTTCGTTCGTTTGCAAAAGTAGCGATTTTGGGAGAGTCGTTACAATAGTAGGAGGACAATTTTCCAATCCGACAAAAAAGGGAATACATCCATTCGCCAATATTTCGTAATGTCGCATACAGTCCCATCCTCCTTTTTTCATTGTAACGGCAAACAATGATTTCTGATATTCGGCGTAATAATCGGATTCATATTCATAAATATATGTTTCTTGAATACCCGGAATAAGATTTGACATGAATTGTGTTTTTTGATATGGTCGGTCAATTATTTTTTGTTTAGGAATAGAAAACGATATTGGATAAATAGGCATAGTAGTTTATATGTTGGGTTTTTTCTAACCTTATTTTATATGTCATCTAAAAAAACTGTAAAACGTGTTCAACATATAAAACGCATTACGCGTAAAATTTTAGGTAAAGCATCCTCGCCACATAGCATCACTAAGAAAACGGATTTTATTGAAAAATTCGTAAATACACATTTTATAGATGTTTTGAATGAACTAAAAACAATTGGTCGCGATACAGAAAGAAAACACGTATTTTCTCATTTATCAGAAACCAAAAAATCATTTCTGAAAAAAAAGGTCATCAAACAAACATTTCAACATTTCATTATTGAAAATCACAGTCATACAAATCGTGAAAATATTTTGGCAAATATGCGCAAAATATTAATTGATTGGTATTCAACAACAACAAGAACACCGCATTAAGATTCTAAGAAAAAAATGAAAAGAATATAGAGACTATATTCTTTATATACTATATTATATGAACTCTTCCATTCAACAAATTATGAATTCTCAATCGAAAACCGGCATTGTTGCGGGAGATATGGCAACCTCGTATAACAACAATGTCTCCGATATTGACCAGATATTGGAACGCGAAAAAACACACAATAAAACCGAAGTTTGGTCCAAACTCGATAAAACTCTGAAAATACAAAAATTATATACATATGCCGACAAATACGGATTCACCCACGAATATTCGGCAAAAGATATAAAGGCTCTCAAAGTATTTTTCGTATCCGCGCTGGATAAAGGCAAATTGCAAAAAATAAAGGATGTTGTGTATAACAAAGAAAAACAGGAAATTCAAAATATTCCTGCTCTTCATTTTGACACAAATACCCATAATTTTACATTAAAAAATATAGACGTAAAACGTGTGTCGACATTAAAATCTCTCACGCCAAAACGTGCGGTTTCACAAACGGCACTGGATACAATTATAGATACCGATATTGGAATACACTTTGTTTAATGAATGTGGTCTTTTATATAAAAATAAATGTGACATCTATATATCTATATATGTCAACTGTGGGGCTAACAAATTTGGGAAATACGTGTTTTATCAATGTATGCATTCAATTATTGTACGCCATTCCTGAATTGGCGTATATTCAAAATAACAATAACAATAGTTTATTACATGCATTACAAAAATTCAATGCATTTTTATCGGAACAGCGACGACGACAGACCAAACAAATATCTCCCGACTGGTTTGTCCGAATTGTGAAATCTGTGGCAAATCAAAAACACGCCGATTTTGCCTCTTACGGACAAGCCGATATGACGGAATTTTTCGCATTTTTATTGGATGAATTTCACATGAGTTTGGTGAGACCGTATAGTATGGACCCGCCCGATATTAACACGTTACACCCATTGGCAAAATCTTGTTTTGAATTTGTGAAACAGGATTATTCAAAAGATTATTCCGAGATTAAAGAATTGTTTTACGGAATTATCGTTTCGGAAATACGAACTCCGACACATACGCGTTTTCTTCCTCCCGAAATGTTCGGTTCCCTACATGTAGAAATAAAAGGGTCTATATACGATTGTCTGGATGATTTTTTTTCGGATGAACGGATTGAGGGAGAGAATGCGTTATTGAATGAAACCACCGGTATAAAGGAAGATATCATAAAAGGCACGTGTGTTTGGAATTTTCCGAAAATTCTTATCATATCGTTTAAGAGAGTGCATAACTCGTCTCGAAATAAAAATGATACGGCAATTCATTACCCCATCGATGGACTGGATTTACAAAAATACGTATCGGGATTTTCGCCTGAAAAATATGTATATGATTTATTTGGGGTGTGTTTGCATCACGGACAAGTGAATTACGGACATTATACGGCATTTGTGCGTTTACAACAAGATTGGTATCACTATAATGACCATTTAGTGACACCGGTAAAAAATATAAACGATATTGTATCGCCTTATGCATATTCTCTCTTTTATCGAAGAAAATAAATTAAGACTCTTATTTTAACATTGGACAACATTCTTTTTCCAAATTTGCAATGTGTCTGGCTTTATTGTGTTGTTTCATCGTTTCTGTTGAAAGTTCAATTCCATACGTTTTCTTATATGTATAATAAATTGGATTTCCATTACAATTAAATTCTTGTAATGTAAGAGGTAAATTATCAAAGTCAAATTCTTCTCCTTCAATCATTACAATTTGATTGCTTGAACAATGTAATATTCGTAAATTTGATGGAAGATTGTCGAGCGAAGTTAGTTGATTATATGAACACAATAAGCCTCGTAGATTCGGAGGAAGATTGTCGAGAGAAGTTAATTTATTACCGTAACAATGTAATGTTTGTAAATTGGGAGGAAGATATTTAATAGAAGTTAGTAGATTATTTCCACACCATAAGTCTTGTAGATTCGGAGGAAGATTGTCCAGAGAAGTCAGTTTATTATTGCCACAATGTAATACCCGTAATGTTAAAGGAAAATTGTCCTCAGCTCCACCGAGCCTTGTGAATTGATTACCCGAACAAACTAATACTTGTAAATTTGGGGGAAGATTGTTTAAATGAGCAAAGCCTGACAAAAACATAGTCCATATTCCTCGAACACCGAGTTGATTATTTTCACAATTTAATGTTTGTAAAGTCGACGGAAGATTTTCAAGTGACGTCAGTTGATTATTACTACAATGTAATTCTTGTAGATTCGGAGGAAGATTGTTGAGAGACGTTAGTTGATTATTATAACACCATAATTCTCGTAGATTCGGAGGAAGATTGTCGAGAGAAGTGAGTTGATTGTGTGAACACCATAATTCTTGTAACGTGTGAGGAAGATTGTCAAGAGAAGTGAGTTGATGCTCTGAACAATCTAATATTAGTAGATTTGGGTATAAAGACAAATCGGGCAAAACTTTTAAGCGGTGGTTAAAATATACTCTTAATTCTTGTTTTTGCTCATCGAACATCATATTTAAACTAAAACTCATTTTATTGTTTATTTGATAAATTTGATAAAAAATAAAATCAATTTTACACAGAATTAATAATATTCTTTGATTCAATCACACATAAAAAATTGATAAATGATACAAATAAAACAGAAAAAAACGAAAGATTATACAGTAACCGAATTGGATTTAGTTTGTCGAAAATTGACCGTTTTACCAGATTTATCTTTGTACACAAATTTACTAATATTATCTTGTCACAGTAATCGACTCACTTCTTTAAGCAATCTTCCTCCCACTTTACAAAAATTACAATGTGATAATAATCTACTAACTTCTCTAGACCATCTTCCTCCGAATCTACAAGTATTATGGTGTTCATATAATCAACTCGCAAGGCTCGGCGGAGCTGAGTCCGCCTTTGGCACGTCTCTTCCTCTGAATCTACAAACATTACATTGTTCACATAATCAACTCACAACTCTTGACAATCTTCCTCACACGTTACAAGAATTATGGTGTTTACACAATCAACTCACTTCTCTCGACAATCTTCCTCTGAATCTACAAATATTATATTGTAACAAGAATCAATTGACTTCTCTAAACAATCTCCCCCAAAATTTACAAAAATTAGATTGTGACGAGAATCAATTGACTTCTCTCGACAATCTTCCTCCAAATCTACAAACATTATGGTGTCAATATAATCAAATTACTTCTCTTGACAATCTTCCTTTAACGTTACGGGTATTACGTTGTTCATGTAATCAACTCACAATGCTCAGCTTTCGAGGGAGTGATAACTACCAATTAGAGTCCGCCTTCGGTCCGAATCTACAACAATTATATTGTCCAACTAATAATTTGACTTATTTCGATATTTTACCTGTTACATTACAAGTACTCTATTGTGAAGAAAATCCGATTTATACAACATGTGAAGAAGTGTATGGATTTACACTTAACCGACACACGATTAAAAAATACAATGAAATAAAACGCATGGAAAAAGAATGTTGTCCAATATTAAAATAAAATAGGGTGAAGATATATATGGTATTATCGGTAAAAAAAATAACATCAATATTTTTTTTGGTAGCGATTGTATGTATTTGTTTATTTTTACAAAATAGCACATGTGTAATAAAAGAATCATTTAGCGCATCGTCACAGGCAAATGCATATAGCATACAATTGTTAAATACACTTGGACCTATTGTATTTGCAAAAAATCAAACAAGTGCGGATAAAATTACCGCTATTCAGGCGCTTCAACCGCCTATCGCGGACACGACTGTTACATCTATTTTAGGAAATGCGGTTGGAGTAGATGCGCAAATTACACAAATACAACAATATTTGGCATCAAATCCATCGGGTCCTTCGCCGACACCTCCTGCAATAAATACGTAACTAACCAAAAAAATTGATACATATATTATTATTAAACACATAATAAATGACTAATTATACCGTAACAGAATTGGATTTTTCGAACCAAAACTTACATGTTTTACCTAATTTATCGCTATATACAAATCTACAAATATTACATTGTGAATACAATCAACTGACTTCTCTGGACAATCTTCCTCCCAACTTACGAATATTATGGTGTCACCACAATCAATTAACTTCTCTCGACCACCTTCCTCCGAATTTACAAACATTATGGTGTAGTGATAATAAACTCGCAAGGCTCGGCGGAGCTGAGTCCGCCTTTGGCACTTCTCTTGACCACCTTCCTCCCAATTTACGAGAATTATATTGTTCCGCAAATAAACTAACGTTTCTTGACAATCTTCCTCCCAATTTACAAAAATTGTATTGTGCAGAGAATAAACTAACTTCTCTCGATAATCTTCCTCTCAATTTACAAAAATTATGGTGTCCATATACTCCAATTTTTACAGCGTGTATAAAAATGACCAACCATTTTGTGACGGAATTAAATTTATCGCATCAAAAATTAAAGGTTTTACCGGATTTATCTTGGTACACAAATTTACAAAAATTAGATTGTTCTCATAATAAACTTACATCTCTCGACAATCTTCCTTCCCATTTACAAGAATTATGTTGTTGGGATAACCAACTAACTTCTCTTGACAATCTTCCTCCCAATTTACAAAAATTATTTTGTTCCACGAATCAACTGACGTCTCTTGACCACCTTCCTCCCAATTTACGAGATTTATCTTGTTCCGTAAATAAACTAACTTCTCTAAACAATCTTCCTCTTACTTTACAAGAATTATTTTGTGAATATAATCAATTGACTTCTCTGGACAATCTTCCGCCCAATTTACAAACATTATTTTGTCGAATGAATAAACTAACTTCTATTGATATTTTACCAGTTACGTTACAAAAACTTAATTGTATAGGAAATCCTATGTATACAGAATATGGATTTGAACTTTCGATAAAAACGATTGAACAATACAATGAAATCAAACAATCTCTAAGAAAAAGAAAGTGTTAATATTTTCGTCATTATGCGTCTCCCTTGGGAGACACGGTCTACGACAAGAAAGACCCAGTTATTTTGGCAATTATAAAGAGAAAAATTATTGTTACAATATGAAGAACCTCTCTAACAAAAACAGAGAGATTGAAATGGAATAACAAAAGATTTGGAGAAATAAAAAGAGAGAGATAAAATTAAAAAAGCTCTAAACAGAGTTTTTTTAACAAGATAAATTGAAAATCTTTTTTTTAATATAATTGACAAAACCTACGCTAAAATAAAATGACTGATTATTCTGTAACCTATTTGGTTTTATCGTATAAAAACTTACAAGTTTTACCGGATTTATCTCTATACAAAAATTTACAATCATTGTATTGTTCAAATAATCAATTAACTTCTCTAAATAATCTTCCCCCAACTTTACAAAAATTAGTTTGTTCAAATAATAGACTCGCATCTCTAAACAATCTTCCTCTCACTTTACAAGAATTACATTGTCAAGACAATAAACTGACTTCTCTTGACAATCTTCCTCCGAATTTACAAAAATTAAATTGTTCTAATAATCGAATCACTTCTCTTGATCATCTTCCTCCGAATTTGCAAGAATTAGGGTGTTCAAATAATTATTTGACTTCTCTCGACGACCTTCCTCCCAATTTACAACAATTACATTGTGATAACAATCAACTCACAAGGCTCGGCTTTCGAGGGAGTGATAACGACCGATTAGAGTCCGCCTTTGGGACTTCTCTTCCCAAAACTTTACAAAGATTATATTGTCATCATAATCAACTCACTTCTCTGGATCATCTTCCTCCCAATCTACAAACATTATGGTGTCAATACAATCAACTAACGTCTCTCGAACATCTTCCATCCACGTTAAAAACATTAGATTGTTATAATAATCAACTCACAAGGATCGGCGTTCGATTAGAGTCCGCCTTTGGAATCTCTCTCGAACATCTTCCATCCACATTACAAGAATTACATTGTCAAAATAACCAACTGACTTCTTTAAACAATCTTCCTCCCAATTTACAAGAATTATGTTGTCGAGACAATCAACTAACTTCTCTCGAAAATCTTCCTCTCAATTTACTATTTGTAAATTGTTCAAACAATCCGCTCACTTCTCTCGAAAATCTTCCTCCCACTTTACAAACATTATATTGTGAAAAGAATCATTTGACTTCTCTTGACAATCTTCCGCATACTTTACAAGAATTATATTGTTCAAACAATGAACTCACAAGGCTTGAAAATCTTCCTCGTAATTTACAAATATTATATTGTTATCATAATCAACTAACTTCTCTAACCAATCTTCCTCCAAATTTACAAATATTATGTTGTTCAAATAATAAATTGACTTCCCTCGATATTTTACCTGTTACTTTACATAGGCTCGAATGTACTGAAAATCCAATTTATACATCATATGGATTTCAACTTTCGGAAAAAACAGTTGAACAATACAATGAAAAATTCATGTATGTCCCATTTGTATTCCGTAGGGATAAATAAAACATCAGGGACAAATAAAACATCTTGTCTGATGTTAATGAACACATTTGACCTCGGTCTTTTTAACAATTTATCTACATTTCAATTTGATATGTTTTCTATACAAATAACCCTTTTTTTCATAATTATTTTCATTAGTTTAGTAACAATAGTCGGTATATCCTATCAATTTCCGTTTTGGAGTTCGCAACCAATGTTTCACACATACGATATATGTCGTTATTTTGTCTATCTACCTCAACGTATTAAAAAAACAAATAAACCCAACAAACCCAATAAAAATCGATGGATAAGTCCGAATATGATAACTACCGTTTCTATATACGATATCGATACATCTTCCGACTATCAAACACACTTATTTCATATTATAAAACAATATTATTTAACAACTATTCAGACATTTAATACGATGGTGTATGAAGATATTCGCACCTATTTATCCGGATTGTCCTATATTTCTTTTTTATCAATAGACAAAGGTTGTTTAGCAACACAGCCAATACATATGTTATTAACTAAAAATGAAAACGCATCGGCGCTCATGTCTGGACAAAAAATTCGAGAGACAGTTCAACATGCAGTTTTTTTCGCAGTTTCCCCCCATACTCCCAAAAAACATATTTATGGACTTATTCAGGAACACTTATTTTCATTGGAACGACGACAGATAGTAGAAAAAGGACAGATAGTAGAAAAAGGAGAAAAAGATATTGTTTTATTTTCATCCTGTGTGCCAATACAAGGATTGGTTCCGTGTATATCAACGATTTCAAATGTATATGATTTTTCAAAAATACCACATAGTCCAATCTCTCTTCCTTATTCTCTTTTACAAATGCCCATAGGTCACATATCCACTCTTGTTACACAAATAGAACAATATACGCCCTCAGAAAAAACATGGTCGTGTAGTTTTTATCCGTCAAATGTGGATTTATTTTCTTTCATTCAACGGCGATTGTTGTATATATATTATTGTCAGAGAGATGGAAAAATTTGTGAATATTATTTTTTTAAAGTAGACAAGGTGGAAGACCATATGGGAAAAGAACGAATTCATTGGACCGGCACTCTTACAATTACACCTATATCAGAGCAAATACGTGCGCAAAGTGCAATTCTGGCATTGCGTGAAATACAAAAAGAACAACCGCAAATTCAATATGTATATACATCAGAAATAATATACGGACAACCATTATTGGCAATTGTGCCTCACTATTATTATTTATATAATTATATTTGTCCCTACGGAACACAAATGGGGCATATATTAATTTAGAGATTCGATTATTTTCTTTCTTTAATGAAAATGGAAGAACATATAAAAGCGGTTCGCGTGAAAAAAAATGATATTCTGTATACCTATTCGGACCCCATACAAGCACAACGTAGAGCACACGCATATCTGGGGAAACATGCGACTATTTATAAATCAACAAAAAACGACAAAAAATATATGATATGTGACAATGGTGGTCACTGGGTTCATTTTGGACAACTTGGGTATGAAGACTTTCTCAAACATAAAAATCCAATTCGCCAAAAGAATTATTTGCGCAGGTCCGCTTCTATTTTGGGAGATTGGAAAGACAACAAATACTCTCCCAACAATTTAAGTCGTAATATTTTATGGTAGATTTTGTGTTGTTTGTGTTGTGTTTGTTGTTTCATTCGTATCCCAATCATGAACCGATTTACATAAGCCGAATGTTTTACGATGCCATGGTGAATTTCCGTATTTCGCAATTCCAGCCATATGAACTTTTGTTCCATATCCCATATTGGTTTGTAACTGATATTTATCTATTAATGCCGGATACATTTCACACAAATGTAAAATATAATCATCTCTCGCAACTTTGGCAAGAATAGATGCCGCAGCAATAGCCATATATTTGCCGTCTCCTTGTGGAATCGTTATATGAGGCACATATCGAATATGTTCGGAGTTATTTATCGGCATCATATATGGACTAAAATCGGTTCCGTCAATAAGAAGAAATGCCGTTTCTTCCGTTAATGACATTTGTTCCATAATATTCGAGATACATTTTGACATTCCTTTCATAACTGCCTCTCGAATATTTATTCGGTCTATTTCATCGGACTCAATAAATTCAACCGTCCACGCAACCGCATTTTGTTTAATAATCTCCGCAACTTTATGAATTTTATCTGTTTTATTGGGTGTTTTATTGGTTGTTTTTGTGAATTTTTTACTGTCTTTAATATCTGCGGTCCAAAGAGGTGAATCTTGGGAAGAAGTCGGAAGAACGACCGCTGCAACATAAAGACGACCAAACATAGGTCCTCTGCCGGATTCATCTACGCCAATTTCGGTTAACATAGAATTCTCTGTATTGTAATATCGTTCAAGTCGTGTAACAATCTTTTCTTTCTTTTCTTCTGGATTGTTCATATTATGGTTATTGTTATATTGTATGTTATTTGTTTTTCATTTTTATTTCAATAAAGTCAGCAAATGTTTCCAGATATATTATACTGTTTTTTTTATAAAATAAAAGAAAAGATATAAAAATAAAATAAAAAAGAAATCATTATGGATATTTATATACGCACTCCTCAAAAAGCCGACCAATTCGCCTCTATTTTTCAAAATAAAGATGTCGCAGATGTAGTTAATATTTTTTTCAATAAAAAACAAATGTTTATTCAGTCCATGGATAAATCCAGTGTTATTCTCTCTGAAGTCTATTTGCAGAGCACGTGGTTCGACCAGTATGATATGATGGATGAATCTGTTACAATTGGTATAAGTTCTAAAATTCTGCACATGGTATTAAAAACAAGAGAAAAAAATCAAACTATTCAATTGCATTATTCTTCAGAAGAATCCGATAAACTATTTTTGTATTTTCATAGTGAGCAGAAAAACGAATATGACAAGAATTTTGAACTCCCGTTAATTGATTTGACGTCGGATATTTTGGAAATTCCTCCATGCAATTATACGGCAGAAGTTACCTATTCGTCGGACCGTTTTTTTGGAATTGTATCACAGTTAAAATCCATGGGAGATACAGTGGATATTCGATGTAGTGAAGAAAAAATCATATTTTCATCGCAAAGTTTGGAAAAGGGTAAAATGTCCATTGAAATGTTAATTGATGAAGTAGAGTCCTTTGCAATTGAAGAGGGAGAAACTATTCACATTTCATTTTCTCTTCGTTATATGGAAATGATTTGCAGTTATCATAAAATCGCAAAAGAAGTTGAACTAAAATTTATTAGCGGAAAACCCATTTGCGTTACATATTTTTTCGAAGAGGATGAAGAAGGAGAAGGTGAAGAAGAAGGAGAAAGTGAAAAAGAAAGCAAAGTAAGAGCAAGAATATTGTTTTATTTGTCGCCAAAAATGGATGATGATGAGGAAGATTAAGAACCGAACCAAATAGGTTAGGATATTCCTAACCTATTTAAAAGAATCCATCAATTTTACTTGGCAGAAGACTTATTCTATAACGAACATAAAGACAATGGACAAACATATGTAACATGGTAGAGCAAGTAACATTCGAACAATCAGCCCTTTCAACTCGTAACATTGGAATCGTAAAGTGGTTTAATTCTTCTTCTGGATTTGGATTTATTACGGTATTATCCGGAGATTCTGAATTTGTTGGAAAGGATATTTTTGTTCATTATAGCAATTTACGGACAAAAGAATCGCAATATAAATATTTAGTTATGGGCGAATATGTAGATTTTGCGGTAACAAAAGCTCATAATGAAAAGTATGAGTATTTTGCCGAGGACATCAGTGGTATTTTGGGAGGAAATATTATGTGTGAGACTCGACGTATTGCAAACGAAGATAAAAAGGAATATGACGAACGTAGCGAGCAAGTGAGACCACAAGGGCAACAAGACCGACAACAAGGACAACAAGACCGACCACAAGGACAACAAGACCGACAACAAGACCGACAACAAGACCGACAACAAGGACAACAAGACCGTCCACGTCCTCAACGACCATATCAAGGTCGGTCACAACAAGACCGTCCACAAGGACAACATGACCGTCCACAAGGACAACGAGACCGTCCACAAGACCGACAACAACGCCCCCCAAGACAACCACAACAAGACCGACCACAACAACCTCCAAAAAGTAAAAAAACCAAACCAGTTGTTGATGCCGATGGATTTATGACTGTATAGAAAAACATAACAAGCAAAAAAAGTAAAGTAAAAATATAAATATGTGTTATTATAAATACATATTTAATGAATACTATTTTATTAGATTTACAATCACTACATAACAAACATAATACATTAATGCAGTTGCATAATGATTTTTTTAAGGAATTTCAAGAACTTGAAAAACTCGTGCAAAAATTGGCAAAACAAGAACAAAAAAAGGAGAAAAAAAAATCTGGGTTTGCGCGAAATCAACTGGTGAGCACGGATTTATGTGATTTTTTAAATATTTCACATGATACATTAATTTCACGTGCCGAAACTACGATTCGGTTGAATACATATATTAAACAAAATAATTTGCAAAATCCACAGGCGAAACGAGAAATTATAATGGATGATAAATTATGTAAATTATTAGGAAGTGATGCAGAAGGTCAAATCATTACGTATTTCACAATACAAAAATACATGACGAAACATTTTTTATAATGAGTTCGAAAATGAAAGTTTTCTGGGTATTTTGACGATAGGTTCCGGCGCCGTATGAAATTCGGGAGATTCCGAACGGATATGTGGCGTGTGATATACAGAAGATGGCGAGTGTTCTACATGATAATGACGTTGTGAACTGTATGGCGTTAATGGTTTTTTATTTGTTTTTCGCGCCTTTTTGTATTTCGGATGATTTACTAAATAACGATTTACATAGGCTTGCGCATTCATTCGTTTTCCTGAAGGGGGTTTTGGTTTTGGATCACAATTTCCAGTAACTTTATTTTTACGAGTTCCATTTTTGCAACGGGTCTTTACAGAGTGTTTTTCACAATTTCCAGTGGTCTTATTTTTACGAGTTCCATTTGCACAACGAGCCATTATTATATATTAACGCATTATAAAAATTATCTAAATGCCATAATCATTATATTTGCAATTCTTCCGTGTTTATGTTTTTTCCAAAAATGTATTTTATTTCGCATAAATGCCTTTTCGTGAACGTGATACATATTCTCAAATCCTTTTTTGAATTTAATATCTGTATATTCAATGCAATCTGGACTGTCTGTAAAATATCTATTGCACCACGCAATACATCCGTCTCCAATACCCGAAATATTCTCTTTTAATTTATATATATTTTCAACAGTTACCTCTCCTCCCAATTCAAATGCAACATATTCGCATATATGCGCATATATAGTTCGTTTTTTTGGCTGAATACGCACATCGTTTGCTATGTCATACATATTACATAATATACAATTCATATCATTTGATGCTAATAAAGGATATATAATGTCCCACTGAGCAAGAGCAAATGTAAATCTTACTCCGGAACAACAAACATAAAAGAGAACGGCTTCAAACAACGAATGTACGTTCTCGTATGGAAATTGCTCTCTTGGACTAAGTGGAATGTAGGTGCAAATTTTGAATTCGGGGTTTAATTGGATGAATTCGTCAATTACGCGCCCCCATTCGGGATTTGTATTGTAAATAAATTCCATTCTATTCATTTTTTTATAGTATAAATTTTATTTTTTAAAATTTTCAATTTTACTGGGGGGGGCACTAACATGATAAATCCATCATATTTTGCAAAATTTCAGTCGGATAATCCATTTCTCTTAAAATATGAATACCTCCTTCTATCTCTGAAATTCCCTCCGATAAATGATATTTTTCCATATGATAATTTTTTATGTTATGACTGGCGTGAAAATCAGGTATTTTGACATCTTTTTCGATTCCATCTTTTTCGATTCCATCTTTTTCGATAGAATCTTTTTCGATTCCATCTTTTTCGCTGACATCACTAAAATATTTACATACATCAACATTATGAGTTGTCAATAAAAAAGTAACATTTTCATGTCGGTCAAGATATTTTAAAAGAGAAATAGATGATTTTACTGCGTCATTATGATTTGTTCCTGAATACAATTCGTCAAAAATACAAAAATGGCGTTTGTTTTCTTTTTCTTGTTTGTTTTCTTTTTCTATGTCAGTTTCATCTTTAATAATATCTAATATTTCTTTACACCGGCGAGATTCGGCTTGAAATAAACTATCTCTTCCCGATGTATCAGGAATATTTAAATACGAATGAATGTGTGTATACGGAATGATAGAACATGCATCATAAAATCCAACACCAAATTGTTGTGAAAATATAATATTCAACATGGTTGTTTTTAATGTGGTTGTTTTACCAGAAGCATTTACTCCACTTAAAATAATATTTTTAGAGAGAGATACCGTATTTTTTACATTTTCGTGTAATTGAATTGGATACGACTGATTCTTTATAATACATGGTTTTGTTTTTTTGTTTCGAACGATTTTATTTTTGTTTTGTTTGGGTTGTTCTGGCGGGTCGATGAAAATGGCGCATTGTAGAGTCCCCGATAACAATTGACGATGAATCCCCAGAATATTGTCCAAATAACCTTCAAATCCAAACGAGAATCGAAAACTTGCATCCAAGTCATTATCTTTATAAAACATATAATACATTTGCATTAGCTTACCCATAAAAGGTGTATGTGTAATTCCAAATATGGCTTTTGTATCAAGTAGCCATGCATTCTTTGTATACCAACACATCAATCGTTCTCTGTGTATTTGTATATCTTTTAAAAAAGGCGCATAGGCGGATTTGGACGAAAAACGCAATAAAAACGCATCCATGTGTTGTGTATTCGTATGTACATACGAAAGCATTTGATGCATATCTGTGTGCATTTGCTGTAAATTCGCGGTCATTCGCCAGCATTCTGCCATATTTTGATACATGGACAATCCGTAGAAGCCGAGATAACATAGTACATAAATAATACTTTGTGCGTCTGGGCGAACATTACATATTTTTCCTATAAAATGGTTTTTCGCTATTACACTTAAAATATCTATATATGTGTGTATCGTAATAGGAATGCGTTTTATTTTCAACAGAAAAAAAGGAATGCAAAGAAGAAATAGGGGAAGAAGAAGAGAGATTAACGGACTTGCGTATTTTAATGTTGCGAGTGTTTGCAGAAACGACGATGAACGATTGAGAGAAGCCAACACATCCCATTCCAAATATTGATATTTATTGATAAAATCGGCATCACATTTTCTTGCCCAAATTTCTTTTATTCCGTTAATATGGAGGTTTGGCACATGTTCATCCTTGGACAAGTCCAATAAAATGTCTTGCGTTTGCTGTAAAAAACTCGTATCGGAGGTAAATGTAGATTTCCATGAATGGGTCATTTGACGACCAAATTCGTGGGTCGGATGCATCAAATGTGCATACATGGATTTATTTTCTTTTTCTTTTGTTGATTCTTTTTGTTCTGTCGTTTCTTGGTCGATATTTCTACTTACATCCAATTCCAAATCTTCCGCAATGGTAGGTGAGAGAGGATGAACTTGTTTTTCTAAATAAGAAATCGGAAGATTAAAATAACCTGAAAACAATGGTGGTTCTTCCATATATGATACATGTGTGTATTTTTACATTTTATTTAACGTAACTAAAATGTAACACTAAAATATAATGCAAACGAAAAAAAATACAGTAATAAAAAATAAAAAAAATAAAACCGTAAAAGGTGTGCCCAAAAAAACGATAACAAATACGATAAAATCCGACATTGTTAAAATATTTATGGAAACATTAAATTTAGTCAAACTGTATCATTGGAAAACTCGTGTATTTTCACAACATAAAGCAACCGATGATTTGTATGAACGTTTGAACGAAAATATTGATAAATTTGTTGAAATATTATTGGGTAAAGATGCATCAAGAATTCAAATGACGCATAAAACATTACAATTTCATGATTGTAAAAATGATACAGATTTTAAACAACGATTGACCGAATTTCGACAATTATTAATCCATATGAACCGTAGTTTCGACCCATCCGATAACAGCGATTTATTAAATGTGCGAGATGAAATATTGGGAGATGTAAACCAATTTTTATATTTAATGACATTTGACCGGTTATAATGGAGACGTTAGTAATACAATTTCGGTAACGCCTGTTGCTACACATACTTGACTAATTGCAATTCCTGCCCCAACTGGACCACCGACAATAAACCCTGAAATTCCTGCAACTGTCACAATAACTGTTTTACCGATTATATATCCAAGTAGTGCCATATTTTATTTGTTTGTTTATTCGTATTTATTGTTTATATCTTTTTCAATTTTTTTGCGCGCGTTAAATAAAATCAAATAAATTATAAAGAAATAATAATACATTAAATGGCATTTTTTAATTACGTAGAAAGTTCGCTTTGGCTAACTTTAGGAATAACGTTTATTTTAATTTTATTCCTAATTTATCATTACAAAAATAGGATACAATTATTAGAACAAAAAACCGATACATTTTTATCAATGATTAGTCGAACTATCGATGAAATTCAGCTTGTAAAGCGTCGAATAAATCAATGTATTGACCAAGTTCAACATACTCCTGTTGTAAAGAAAGAGGAAGAAGAAACAGAAGCTGAAGCTGAAGCTGAAGATATAAACACATATTTTTTAGACGAACAAGATGATGATGATGACGGCGAACAAGAAGACGATGAACAAGAAGACGATGATGGCGATGAATCTATTACCCTTGAAGAATTTATACCAGAAGAAGAAGATAAGCCAACTCTTGTATTACAAGAAGAATTTGTGTCTGAAATAGAAGAAGTTTTATTACAACAAGAATCTGTTCTACAACAAGAATCTGTTCTACAACAAGAATCTGTTCTACAACAAGAATCTGTTCTACAAGAAGAATCTGTTCTACAAGACGAACCTATTTTACAAGAAGAATCTGTTCTACAAGACGAACCTATTTTACAAGAAGAATCTATTTTACAAGAAGAATCTATTTTACAAGACGAACTTATTACACAAGATGAACCTATTCTACAAGACGAACCTATTCTACAAGAAAAAATAGACTATAGTAAATTAAGTTTATCAGAGTTAAAAAAAATCGCAATTGAAAAAAAAATTCAATTTAATGTAAAAACAAAACATAATGAATTAGTGCGTATATTAGAAAAATCATAAGAAGTAACAAATTTCATATAACATATTTATCTACCTATAAATAAATATGAATCCATCGAATTTTAGAGGATATTCTGACAATAATTTATATGACGGTTACCCCCCTCTTATGTCCGACGGCAGAACTATTATTGCCTCCTATCAGCCAACATCGGATATAAATAAAACCATTATTGAAAAAAATGGAATCCAGTCCAATTGGCAGTATCGCGCATATTTAACACATAATGCCGACGATTTACGAAAACAAATGTTTATTGAAAGCGCAAATGATACTGGATATATAGGACATACCTATGCACCTATACATAAAGCCCCCGATTCAGATCTAAAGAAATTATATCTAACGCGCGAAGAATTATACACAAAAATGGACCCAACACAACCACCTATTAAAAAGAGCGGTCATACCTTGATGGAACCATTTTCTACATATAATCGTTAGGTTTAGCGATACTTGATTATCTTTATATAAAGTAAGTATCATATGTCATCACAATTACCCGGATTTACGTATATTGGATGTTATAATGACGTTCCTAGTCGTACTCTTCCAAATCAGCATCAAAATATAAGTAATTCAGCTATTCAAAATGCACATGCCGGAAAAATGAGCCAAGCGTTGATTGAATGTTGGAAACAAACCGATTCAAATGATACGGTCATTGGTCTTCAAGATGGAGGTCAATGTTTTAGCGGAACGGGGCAACAATATTCCAAATATGGAAGTGGAAAATGCCCCGGTGGAACACACTCTCCAACGAAAAATCCATTGGGGGGGGCGTGGTATCAACAAATATATGCGTTGGCAGAAGGATTTCATACAAACAAATCACAAAAACAAATAGAAGAACACCAAGAACAAAAAAAACAAATAGAACCCATGTCTTCTTCAACGGGTGTGGCGGAAGCGATTTCTACAACTACCGAAACCGCCACATTGCAAAAAAAAATGGATAAAATGAAAGACAATTTAAATGCGTGTTACGAAAAAAATGGCGTATTGTTGAAAAGCAACATGAATTTACAGCAAGAAGTCATTGATATTTGTAATAATTACGTTTCATTGCAAAATAGTTATCAGTCATTGAACAATCAACTTATACAGGCAAATATGGCACAAAGTTCATTACATGCCGACAACGCCTTATTATCATCGGAAGTGCAAAATGAAGCCGGTATAGTTAGTCAAATTTCAAATAGCATAAATACATGTTTTCTAACGGGAACATGTAGTGAAAGTTTTAATACGTCGTATTATTATGACAAAACAGAAGGTATGGCAACACCACAAACATCCACATATACGACATCATTGGCATCTGGAGTTATTAACGACTACCAGAATAATATACAGAATTTACAGGGAATATTAAACAACGAAAACACACGTCTTCAACAAAAACAACAAACGGTAAACAACGCCATTCAAACGCAGGAACGGGTGATTCAATTTAATGAAAGTTACAATAAAAAATACGGAGAATATGTGTATATGGTAAAGGTAGTTGTTATAGGACTTATTCTTATATTTTGTTCGAATTTACTTCACTCCTTCGTGCCTTTTTTTCCGTCGGCGTTTTTTACGGTATTGATTGTTTTTATTGTTAGTATTATAATTGGCATGACATGGTGGAATATGAGTTTGCGGAGCAATATGGATTTTACACAATATAATTTGAATCCTCCCGCAATACAATCGTCCGCTACCGCAACAACGGCTACAAACACTGCATCGGAATTAGCGGGAAATTTATTAGGCGGATTTAATGGATGTGTGGGGTCAAATTGTTGCTCGACGGGAACCGAGTGGGATAGTGGAAATGCCGTATGCATTCCCATGCCGACCATATAATTTATACTGTTTTAGACTTTTTTGTTTTATTTATCTTTCTTTTTCTCTTTAACACGGAAGAAGTTGTACGTTTTTTTCGTGAGACAGTATTTTTTCGTTTACGTGTCATTCGTTTTATTTTTTTATGGAGTTGTTTTATGACACCTCCTTTCATCGTATATAACAAAGGTTCTATAAAAATATCTTCTTTCCATATTCCATTTTCAACAGTTCCATCAGAATATGTCATATTTCCAATACCATCTTTTTGATTATTTTTCCACTCACCAATATATTTCTTTTTACTGTATACATAATATTCCATTTTACCATATCCATTTATTTCATCATTTTCCCAATTTCCATCATATTCTTGATATACATCATTCGTATTACCAACATCATAATATTTCATTATACCGTGTCCGGTTCTATCACCATTTTCCCAATTTCCATCATATTCTTGATATACATCATTCGTATTACCAACATCATAATATTTCATTATACCGTGTCCGGTTCTATCACCATTTTCCCAATTTCCTTCATATTCTTCATATGGTAAATCATCGTCCTCATAATAATCCATTTTACCATATCCATTTATTTCATCATTTTCCCACTCTCCTTGATAGATTTTTCTTCCATCTTCAAAATTATATGTACCTTCTCCATTTTTTTTATCATCTTGCCATTCTCCTTGATAGGTTTCTCCATTTTTGTATGTCATTGCACCTTCTCCATTTTTTTTATCATCTTGCCATTCTCCTTGATAGGTTTCTCCATTTTTGTATGTCATTGCACCTTCTCCATTTTTTTTATCATCTTGCCATTCTCCTTGATAGGTTTCTCCATTTTTGTATGTCATTGTACCTTCTCCATTTCTTTTGCCATCTTTTAACTCTCCTTCATATATACCAACTGAATATTTTTTGGTTTCACCTCCTTTCATTATATTATATAAATACATAAAATAATGCAAAGTAAAAAATTGAAATAATATTTATTGTTAAATACATAAAATACCAACAAATGTTTTACGAAATTGGCGAAATGATATCCAAAAATAAAATTATTGATATTTATTTAAAAATATATATTAACAAAAGTCGAAACAATACAAATATCGTAACTACAACAAATCCCGCGCCAAATCTTATTTCCGCTATGGCTCTTTATAAACGCACCCAAATAAAATACGATTTATATAGAGAATTTATGCGAAATACATTTATCGATGACCGCACAAAACAAGAATTTATGGAAGTGTTTTATAAAATGCAACGAACCAGTCGTCTTCTTACCCGATGTATAATGAATAAAATCCATAAAACACGACTTGTGCATAATACAACGGATTTATACCAAGAACCCATTTATAAAACATCTCCCCATGTATTGGCTTTACATGAAGGAAAATTCACGTATTTATTTACACACAAAGAACTTATTCATCTTATGTTAACGGCACTCACCTATATTGACGGACCGTTGGCGATAAAAAATCCATACAATAACAAACCATTTACCAAATCGGCTCTATATAATATATATTTCGCACTTTCCGACCATTTTCGGACTACATTACCTATATTGCTTCATTTGTTCTTTCTGTGTGAAATGAATAGCGCCAAATTTGCACACACATACAAACACGAAATATTTGAATATGTATTGTATTGTAGATTACTTCACCCACCAACACACATAATTCATCAAATGTTGGAATTTTATAACAACCGTATTCGGATCGACCATATGAATATTCGAGAGCCAATTCGGGAAGATGGTATTTATAAAGAAGATGGTAGCAGTAAATATGAAATACGTATAGACCCCGATTTTCCCGAAGATGTATTGATGGATGCTTTTAAACCGGCTTTACGGGCATTTTATGTATATAGACATGAAACATCGACAAATAATAGACGTACTCTGAAACAAAAATTTATGTTACATTTAGTTCAGTTTTCGATAAAAAACCAAACGTTTGGACGAAAATTATACTATACAAACACCGAAGAGGCATTGTTTCAAACAAAATATATAAATGTGGTGCAACGAAATAAATTAGAAATACAGAATCGGCGATTCTTATATACACATTTGCCGAATAATACCGATGAATATGATAGTGATGAATATGATGAATAAAGAATTCTTTCTTCTTTCTTCTTTCTTCTTTCTTTCTACACATAATAAAAGATGCAAATTATTCCATCGGTTTTTTTCTCAAAAAATGCACAAACTCGGTGGTTAAAAGTTCTTATTCTTATATCTCTTTTTCTCTTGATTTTAGTCATTTACAATCGTATGTATGGCAAACAACAAACCGAGGGATTCGACCAGAACAAACGATTTCTTTTAAAACGCAACGACGATATTTATGATGATTTTTATGTTCAAGTATACGATGATATTCATCCGTCGGCAACACGCATAGAGCGCGAATTAAATGCCATTATTCAAGCAACCCAACCCTCTCCCAATGCCAGCACATTTTTAGATGTTGGGTGTAGCACGGGGGCAATTATAGATTATTTGTCTGGACACGGATACCGCGCCTATGGAATTGATAAGTCGAATGCCATGGTCGAACATGTGAAACACAATTTGCCGACGTTAAAAGAAGCGGTTCAACAGGGCGACGCAACTACTGATTCTTTATTGTATGACCGTGGGTCGTTTACCCATATTTTGTGTTTAGACAAAACCATTTATCAAATGAAAGATAAAATCGCATTTTTCAAGAATTGTCATCATTGGTTAAAAAATGGCGGGTATTTGGTCTTGCACGTGGTGAATAATCCCCGATTTAATTTAACGATTCCCTCTCAAAATACATTCAATCCATTTCATTTTGGAACTATGCTTTCATCGCTCATGAGTCCAACACCAAACAAACCATCCAATACACAAGCCATGCCAAAAATCCTTGATAATGGAGTGATGTATCAATCCAAATATGATACGCCTTCTTCTTCGTCCTCAGATAAACATATGGTATTTACCGAAACATTTACAGATAAATCCACTGCAAATATACGCCAAAATGAACAAACGTTATATATGGAAGAAATGTCCGATATCATTAATGATGCGTTGTTTTGTGGGTTTTTCGTTCATGGAAAATGGGGGTTGAAGGATGGAAGTAAAGTAGAGATAGATTCAGTTACAGAGGATGCCAATGAAAATCATTTTTTATATATTTTGGAGAAAACGATGTAGAAGATTGAACCTCTCTAATAAAAAGTTATTTGTATCGCTCCCTCCACGGTCCGACGATTATTTTATACAAGGTAGTTGCGAAACACTTTCAATAAATTCACCGTCTTTCCAGTAACCTTCCTCAATTGTTTTTCCATATCCATGTTTTTTATCGTTTTTCCACTCACCTTCATAGGCAGAACCATTTGCATATGTAATTCGACCGTGACCATGTTTTTCATTCTCTTTCCATTCACCTTCATAGATATCTCCATTGACATATGTACATGTTCCTTGACCGTTCACATCATCGTTTTTGAATTCTCCTTTATAGATATCGCCTTCGGCAAATGTAAATGTTCCTTGACCATGTTTTTCATTCTCTTTCCATTCACCTTCATAGATATCTCCATATACAAATGTAAATATTCCTTGACCATTCATTTGACCATTTTTGAATTCTCCTTCATAAATTGCTCCATCTGTATATCTAAATATTCCTTGACCATGTCTTTTATTGTCTTTCCACTCTCCTTCATAGATATCTCCATCTACAAATGTCATTTTACCTTGACCATGTCTATTATTCTCTTTCCACTCTCCTTCATAAATTGCTCCATCTGCATATGTAAATATTTCTAATAAATTCATTGTAGTTAATAATACAAAATATAAAGAACAATAATCAATTTTATCTTGGAAAAAGAGAAGATTTACTCGTTTCTTGAAGTAAAAGAAAATATAGAACACATACATAATATGTTTTTATATATCGGTATTTTCGTTGTTCTCTTTTTATTTTATCTTCATTTTATGGACCAATTTAAAAAGGGTGACCAATATGAAATCTATGAAATAGATTACGCCGGAAACACGCATCTCCAAGAAATATGTCAATTAAAACAGCCCATTTTATTTGATTTTGCACCAACTATTTCAACGTTTCATTACTTGAATACACTGTCTTTAGAAGATTTATCCGCAAAAGTGGGGCAACAAGATGTATTTGTAAATGTGCGTGATACAAATGATACACCCAGTGATGATTCGATACCTCTTTCCTTTTCAAGTGCATTGGCACTTATGGATACAGATTCGACGGGACATTATATTAGCGAAGGAAACAAAGAATTCGTTCAGGCGACTGTGTTGGAGGAATATTTTGATTCGTTTCATGAATATATCAAACCGAATTACACATGTCATACTATATATGATGTCTGTTTTGGTAGTAAGGGAGCGAGCACGATAATGCGACATCATACAGATTCGCGTAAATTTATCTATGTTCCTATGAAGGGAGGTCGCATTACGGTACAAATGACGCCTTTTAAAAGTTCAAAATATATGCATCCAATATACGATTATGAAAAATATGAATTTCGCAGCGACTATAAAGGGAAAGATAATAAAAATGAGAATATCCAAATGTTAGAATATGATGTAACGGGAGGAATGATGCTGTATATTCCCCCCTATTGGTGGTATTCTATTCAAATAGAAGAACCGGGGTCATATTATGGTGTAATTACATATTGCACCGCAATGAATATTTTGGCAAATTCAATATCCTTGGTCAGATATTTTTATCGTCAATACGAACAAAGCGGACAAACAAAAATTGTCCGAACTCTCGCATTAAAAAAGAATGACATGCAAACCGAAACACAAACACAAGAAAAAGAAACTATATCTTTGCCAAAATCCATTGACTAAACTTCGTATTCATAAACTTCGTATTCATAAACTTCGTATTCATAAATTCTCTCCACCATATGATGCAATGTTTCCACCATCATTTCATCATCGTAATTCACATATTCGCGATATCCGAGTAAAAAGGATTCTTTTAATGCGTGGTCGGTTGGTAATAAAGACATACTGATAAGTGCGCCAAATAAAAAGGAGGCTATTTTTTTCGAACTTGTAAATTCATAGTTATCCGTGGTTTGTTCATCTATTTTTCGTTTTGCTATAAACCCAATTTTGTATTCAATACACGAAACTTTATCAAAATCAATACACGCAATCACATTTTTCGTAGAAAGTTTTCCCAACAACAATTCACAGTCATATCCGTCAAATAATAACTGGAAATGAAAGAATGAAAACAATTTTCCTATTTCACACACAAATTCTTCTTTGGACATTTTGAATATTTTGAGCGGCAATACATTCAATCCCAAAAAATGCCCCACGTTTGGCAAATATTGATTCATATCTGGGTCGCTTATATTTACCTGTATAAGTGGCGCATCAGCTAAAGGTGAAACCGGAGCTAATGGAGCTAATGGAGCTAATGGAGCTAAAGGTGAAATTCTCTCCATTTCATATTGACATGTATCCGGCGTAGACGAAAATGTATATGCTTTTGGCACAATAACTCGTATATGTGTTTTTGATAATTCCGATTCAATATATTTTTGAACTAAATATTCGTATTGAACCGTATCACAAGTTGTATTAATTTCATCTAAAATACGAGGGCATAATGTATGTCCTTTTTGTTTTATATTTTTGAATTCTTTGATGACTTTATTTTCGTCCATGACTCGAATTGTTCCGTGAGTTCCTTCTCCAATAATTTTGTTCTGTTCTTTTTCTTTGTCTTTTATTTCTTTTTCTTTGTCTTTTATTTCTTTTTCTTTGTCTTTTTCTTTTGTTTCTTTGTCTTTTATTTCTTTGCCTCCTCCATGTTGTTTCATCATCTTTCTACTTTTACTTTTATTACTCCCTCTACTTTTTTTAAATTTTTCAATTTTTTTACCTCTTCTTTTTTTCGTTATATTCATATACATATATTGTATGCATTTATTTTAATCACGAGTTCCCGAATAATCCGCCGAATTCATAAGTTCCATTTTTCCGAGAGATTTCTTTAAATTAATCTCCTTTTCCGACAATCCCATAAACATATAGTTGGCATTTTCATCTATAATTTCATGCTTTTTTATTTGTTTATACACTTGGTCGATTTGGTCCACCACAGTTTGCATTAATTCTCGGTCGGTAATAAAAGCAGGTGATACAAAATCCACGGTTTCTGTAATTAATTCCACCGCAAAATAAAGCAAATACCGCCGTTTTTTCGGTGTTCCTGTGGTATATTTAATACAAAATAAATCGTGAAGTGCCAAAAGTGTTTTCTGTATAAATTCGGGTTTGTGTTTCTCCTCTCCATAATACAGAATTGCCTCCCATAAAATCCATATTATATCGCATTTGTGTTTATTTTCTACCGATAATTCAGTGCGTTTTTCGGCAAAACATTTATCTCCACGCGTTTTACAAATAACATCAAACTCAATTAACCATTCAATCCAATAACACGCATTTAACATATTATTGTTTTTTAAATCGTAGGAAAATTCATTGATAGCCAATGTTAATTCGAGAGGGTCTTCTTTTTTCATAATGGGGCGAGCATAATCAAGAGAATCCGCTTTAATTCGTGTATGATTGGTCATATCAAATTCCTCGCGCTGGATTTTCACTTGTTCAAAACTATTCTTTTTTGCCGATGTCGACATGATACACACAATTTCGGCGAACATATTTCGAATCATACGATTGTTACGAAGTTCAAGTTCTGTGGCGAAATGTCCCTGTATCATGATATCGCGAAATTGAGAGAAACGTTTCTGTAAATAAATAACGATTTTTGGATTTGCTATATGAATATGTTTTCCGATAAATAAAAGAAGTGTCTCCCAGATTTCCATAAACTGACCGCTACAAATAAGTTCGGCGCACCAGTGACATGCGGGTTCAACCTTTTCTTGTGACATGGATTTTATAAGAGCGTCTTTCACTTCAATCTTTTTATAATTTGAAAACGTCATTGTTTTGAATTCGCTTATTTGGCGAGGGTCGTAAATAGGAAAATGTAAAATAGGAGGGATTGATTCTTCCATATATATATATAATTCTTTCATTATTACTGGTTTATGTCCATTCATATTTAGAGAGAGAAGAACAAAGACAAGGAAAAAAGACAAAGAAAAAAGACAAAGACAAAGAAAAAGACAAAGAAAAAAGGAAAAAAAAGAAAAAGACAAAGAAAAAGAAAAAGAAAAAGACAAAGAAAAAGAAAAAGAAAAAGACAAAGAAAAAAATATGGTATAATTATATAATGGATCTTCGCATTTTAGGATTTAAAAATCGCAATTGGGCAATAAAAAAGAAAGAAAGTCGTAAAAAAAATATCGCAAAACAACATCGCCAAAAAACCCAAAAAAATCTTCAACAAAAACGTAAGAATGATGTATCTCTTATGTCACAAATTCGTCAGAATCGCAAAACATTTAAACAGATACCTTTTTCTCGACAACCGCGTCCATTGAATGAAATCGAAATAAAATTATTGGAAAGACGTAAACATATTGAGCCACTTGCTTCCGCTTCTGCTTCTGCTTCTGCTTCCTCCTCCTTTTCGTCCATTGATATTCCAAAACCACCAAAAAAACATTTAAAAAATAAACAAATGCAGATGGCGGCGATTCCAACACAACCTAAAGTAGAACAAAACAAGGGATTTAATGTAGGCATGTTAAAAAAGGTTAAGGTAAAGGCGAATCCTGTTTCCCCGTCCTCTTCCTCCTCGTGGAAATAGAAGCTGTGTATTAATTTTCTGTTTTTAATATATAATGGTTATTAAAAAAACATTGAAAAACCGAACTTATAAAGCAAATCGTATTCATGGGAAAATAAAACCAAAAAATGCAAATAAAACAAAGAGAGTTGTTATGCGTAAAAAAATACGGTCCGTAAAAATGGATATTTCTCCTCCCTCTTCTCCGTTTGATGAAAATGCATTTAACATAAATGATATTCGTGAAAAGGCGAAAAAGCGGGAAAGTCAGCCATATGAAAATAAAAAAAAGAGTTCGACCGAATCTATAAATTTAGATGAAATTCGAGAAAAGGCGAAAAAGAGAGAGGGTCATCCATATTCGTATAAACCTGCGCAAAAACCACAAAAACCTGAACCTGAACCTGAACCAAAACCCGAACCAAAACCCGACCCAAAACCCGAACCAAAACCCGAACCAAAACCAAAACAAAGTGGGTGTGTATCATCAAATATTAATAATGTTTCAAATGAATTAAAAAAAAAGATTGATACTATTTTTAAAGATATGCAGGAACATCCGGCGAATAATAATAAAGAGTTTTTTACAAAAAAATTTACAAGTATGTATAAACAAATGACATTAAAATTACATCCAGATAAAAACCCAGATTGCCAAACAGATGCGAATACAAAGTTTCAGGAACTGGGCGATAAAATTGAGAAGATAAAAAAACTTATTGATGAGTCTTTCACTAAAATCGACAAAAATGCTGTTTATGATATCATTCAGTAGAGGACAACATTTACAAAAGTGTTATTTCAGTAGAGGACAACATTCTTTTTCCAATCGTTTGATTTCGTTGTATTTTTCAATTGTTTGTATAGAAAGTTCAAATCCATATAGTTCTTTACATGTTGTATAAATCGGATTCTTTTCACAATCTAAGTATTCATCATAGACGTATTCGGGGTTGGAACTATTCATTTGGTTTATTTGATTCATTTGATTATTGTAAAAAAATATGAATTATATTATCAATTTTAATTAACAGGCAGTTTTATTTTAATAGAGGACAGCATTCTTTTTCCATACGTTTAATTTCATTGTATTGGTTCATTGTTTTTGTCGAAAGTTCAAATCCATATAGTGTATAAATTGGATTGTTATTACAACACAAATCTTCTAACAAAGGAAGATAATCAAGAGAAGTAAGTTGATTATTGGAACAATATAATACATCTAACAAAATAGGTAAAATATCAAGAGACGTGAGTTGATTATTGTCACAATATAATTCTCGTAATCCGGAAGGAAAAGAAGTTCCAAAAAGACTTACAATTTGATTGTCATTACATTCTAAGTATTGTAAAGTGGGAGGAAGATTATCCAGCGAAGTCAGTTGATTAAATGAACACCATAATTCTTGTAAATTGGGAGGAAGAATGTCCAGAGAAGTCAATTGATTATTTCCACAATATAATTTTTGTAAATTGGGAGGAAGATTTTCGAGAGAAGTAAAATGATTATGTTCACAATTTAATCCTTGTAGATTCAGAGGAAGATTGTCAAGAGAAGTGAGTTGATTGTTTGAACAATTTAATCCTTGTAGATTCAGAGGAAGATTGTCAAGAGAAGTGAGTTGATTATTTAAACAAAGTAATGTTTGTAAATTTGGAGGAAGATTGTCCAGAGAAGTGAGTTGATTCTCATAACAATATAATTTTTGTAAATTTGGAGGAAGATTGTCCAGAGAAGTGAGTTGATTCTCATAACAATATAATTTTTGTAAAGTAAGAGGAAGATTATCGAGACTTGTGAGATGATTGTTATGACAATATAACTGTTGTAGATTGGGAGGAAGATTGGTTAGAGAAGTCAGTGTATTGTTTGAACAAGTTAATATTTGTAGATTGGGAGGAAGATTGTCAAGAGACGTTAGTTTATTATTGTAACAATTTAATATTTGTAGATTGGGAGGAAGATTGGTTAGAGAAGTTAGTTTATTATTGTAACAATTTAATGTTTGTAAATTGGTGGGAAGATTTTCGAGAGAAGTCAATTGATTCTGGTCACAATATAATGTTTGTAAATTTGTATAGAGAGATAAATCCGGTAAAACTGTTAGATTTTGACAAGATAAATTCAATTCTGTTACGGTATAGTCTGTCATTTATTATTTGTTTGATTAAAAAATAAATAATATATGTATCAATTTTCTTCTGTCGTTTCATTTAAGTAGCGGACAACATTCTTTTTCCAATCGTTTGATTTCATTGTATTTTTCAATTGTTTTTTCAGAAAGTTCAAATCCATATAGTTCCTTGCATGTTGTATCAATTGGATTGTTTTCACAACGTAATATTTGTAAAGTAAGAGGTAAAATATCAAGGGAAGTAATTTGATTGTCGCGACACCATAATTCTTGTAAATTGGGAGGAAGATTGTCAAGAGAAGTAATTTGATTGTTGCGACACCATAATGTTTGTAAATTGGGAGGAAGATTGTTTAGAGAAGTGCCAAAGGCGGACTCAGCTCCGCCGAGCCTTGCAAGTTGATTCTCTTCACACCATAATGTTTGTAAATTGGGAGGAAGATTGTTTAGAGAAGTGCCAAAGGCGGACTCAGCTCCGCCGAGCCTTGCGGGTTGATTCTCTTCACACCATAATGTTTGTAAATTGGGAGGAAGATTGTTTAGAGAAGTGCCAAAGGCGGACTCAGCTCCGCCGAGCCTTGCGGGTTGATTCTCTTCACACCATAATGTTTGTAAATTGGGAGGAAGATTGTCGAGAGAAGTTAGTTGATTATTACTACAATATAATTTTTGTAGATTGGGAGGAAGATTGTCGAGAGAAGTTAGTAGAATCTTTGAACAATCTAATGTTTGTAAATTGGGAGGAAGATTGTCGAGAGAAGTTAGTGGATTCTTTGAACAATACAACATGCGTAGATTCGGAGGAAGATTATTCAGAGAAGTCAAATTATTATTTGCACAATCTAATTCTTGTAGATTCGGAGGAAGATTGTCAAGAGAAGTTAGTTGATTATCAATACAATTTACTATTTGTAGATTGGTAGGAAGATTGTCAATAGAAGTCAGTAGATTAGTTTCACAATATAATTTTTGTAGATTGGGAGGAAGATTGTCCAGAGAAGTCAATTTATTATTTCTACAATATAAGTATTGTAAATTGGAAGGAAGATTATCAAGAGAAGTTAATTTATTTTCACGACAAATTAATATTTGTAGATTGGGAGGAAGATTGGTTAGAGAAGTAAAATTATTATTTGCACAATTTAATTTTTGTAAAGTAAGAGGAAGATTGTTGAGAGAAATTAGTTGATTATGGTCACAATATAATGTTTGTAAATTTGTATAGAGAAATAAATCCGGTAAAACTGTTAATTGTTGTCCCGATAAATTTAATTCTGTTACGGTATAGTCTGTCATTTTATTCGTTTATTACAAAAATATATTATTTATTGTTTATGTCATTTAATTTTCCAAGATAAAATTGATTTATTTTTTCTTGTAAAAACAAATACAAACAAAACAAATACAATCAAATAAAATGTACGAATTATTCTACACAAATCAAAACATTGTCGTATATGTAATACTTGTCTCCCTATTCTTTCTCGTGAAAGAACAAGACCGATTAAAACAAAAATTCGATGAATATGAAAAAAAAATTGCAAAAATAGAAGAAACGTTATTGACGGTAAAAGGCGCCGTCAAAGAATTATGTGAGTTCGCCGGAGAACAGACGATTCAAATACGCGAGATTTCAACATGCATGACATCTTTTATGGATGATATGGATACAGATATTATTGAATTGGAAAAAATGATTGAACAAATTCCCGTTAAAAAAACTCTGAAAAACAAGGGAAAGAAAATGGATTAATTAATGCATGATAAACAAATCGAAAAAAATTGAAAAACTTTTTTTAATTACATAAATCAAACAAACAAAACAAACAATCAAATAATCATGTCGTATATTTTCATAACCTTTACTGTTGGAATTGTCAGTTTTATTCTTATTACGGAAATCGTAAGAATAAAACAAAAAATCATGGACTTTATTGATAAAGTGCAAAAGTTGTATGAATCCAATGATGAAATAGTAGATTCTATACACAAAATAAACGGGTCTATCAAAGAAATAGATCGAGTTATAGAGGAGGATTTTACCAATGTCGAAAAACACAATACCGAAATAACGGATAAAATAGATGCATTAATTGAAAAAGAAGACATACAATTTGCCAATGTTGAAAAACACAATACAGCAATAACGGATAAAGTGAATACATTAATTGACAAAGAAAAAAAAATAACGGACAAGGTGAACACATTAATTGACAAAGAAGAAGAAATAACGAATCAAGTAAATGAATTAATTGAAAAAGAAGAAGAAATCACGAATCAAGTAGAAGAAATAACAAATCAAATATATACATTAATTGAAAAAGAAGAAGAAAGAAGAGAAAAAGAAAAAATAAAGTTTCAAATTAAAAAGGTCGCAAAACGTGTTCAAGATTACTGTGAATTCTTTACAACGTGCGAACTGTGGTCAAAAAATAGAATAGAAAATAACCCAATTGGCGCAAGACAAGATATTATTCAATCAATTCATTATAGAATGCAAATTTTATCAAACCGTCCAGAACGTCCAGAACATCCAACATCAAATATTATAGCTTTTCCAGTATTAGAGCATTTTACAATAAATCCAGAAGGACCAGCATATTTAATTATACAAAAATACATATCAAAAAATAATTATCATATATTTTATTTAAATGTGACTAAATCAAGTGAAATAATAACATCATATCAACAAATGTCACTAGTTTTAAAAAATGAATGTGAAATAAATATGCAAAATTTTCAAGAAACCGAAGATGAATATGAACTACGTATATTACAGTGGTTAGAGTTAAGAGCAAATAACTTATATCAAAAATATAAATATTATATATTGTGTTCAGAATTTAAACAATAAGTGTTTAATAAAATAGTTTTCGTAAATCAAAATCCCTTATTTGAAAAATTGAAAATCTTTTTTTAATACAAAATCAATCAAATAATCATGTCGTATATTTTCATAACCTTTACTGTTGGAATTGTTAGTTTTATTCTTATTACTGAACTCGTAAGAATAAAACAAAAAATCATGGACTTTATTGATAAAGTGCAAAAGTTGTATGAATCCAATGACGAAATAGTAGATTCTATACACAAAATAAACGGGTCCATCAAAGAAATAGATCGAGTTATAGAGGATGATTTTACCAATGTCGAAAAACACAATACAGAAATAACGAATCAATTGAATGAATTAACGAATCAAGTGGATGAATTAATTGAAAAAGAAGAAGACATCACGAATCAAGTGGATAAATTAATTGAAAAAGAAGAAAAAATAATGAATCAAGTGGATGAATTAACTGAAAAAGAAAAAGAAATAACGAATCAAGTGGATGCATTCACTGAAAAAGAAAAAGAAATAACGAATCAAGTGAATGAATTAATTAAAAAAGAAGAAGAAATCGCTAATCAAGTGAATGCATTAATTGAAAAAGAAAAAATACAGTTTCAAATTAAAAAGGTCGCAAAACGGGTTCGAGATTACTGCGAATTCTTTAAAACCTGCGACATGTGGTCAAAAAATACGGTAATCGAACGTTCTGTAGATTTAATTAACACGAGAAAACAATTGTTTGATGAAATGACGCAAATAAAAATCTTAAGAAATTGTTTTGATGAACGTAAGGGTCCTATTAACAATCGTATAATATATCCAGAATTAGAAACAGGCGATATATGGTATGAAACCGAATCTATTGTAACAAAATATATTCAGCCGAGTGATTATTATCTATTACATATACAAATACAAAATACAGACAGATTACATAAAATGAATATCTATGGTTCTCCGTATGATGAACATACTCGTTTTAAAGCTATATCACATAAAGCAATGTATGCAGGAACCAAAATGGAAAATGCATGTGACATAAATATGCGAAATTTTCAAGAAACCGATGATGAATATGAACTGCGTGTATTGAAGTGGTTAGAATGGAGAGGAGATAACTTATATCAAAAATACAAATATTATATGTTGTTTATAAATCCATAAAAATAAATCCATAAAATTAAAAAACCGCACATATAATATAATATGTCCGTTATTGTTTACATAATTTTGGGAATCATTATTTTAGTGCTATTGTATTTGGTGTATCAATACTATTTTTCTACTACAACCACCATATCATCCGTATGGTTAAACAGTGCAACTCCTCTTCCCGCCATAACAACTATCTCATCTCCCCAATCCTCCAATTTTTCTTACGGAGTTTGGATTTATGTGAATACGTGGTCGCAATCTCCCAAAAATATTTTCACCGCATCTGCTTCCTCTCTTCCGTATGGGTTTCCCGACCTTTCATTGGATTTAGGCACAACAAGTCCTACCTTGACTTTTTCAATAAATAGTGGTGCATCGGCGTGTAATCCTGCCACCTCCGCCACTGCATCGGTCGTTCCAAATGTAATTACCATTACAAATAATTTTCCCATTCAGACATGGACATATGTTATCGTCAGTGTGAATAATAATATTTGTGACTGTTATTTGAATGGAGGATTGGTAATATCGCAACAAATCCAAGGAATTCCGTCGGTAACCTGCTCTTCAAACCCATGGAAAATACAGTTTGGGTCGGGGTCCGATATATATTTATCTCTTTTCCAACGACTCACGGTTGCGACTGACCCCGCAACTGCTATAAAAATGTATGGAAACAAACCGACCACTGCCTCCAGCACAAATGTGTCATATGGACTACAAGCTGTTTTGACGGAAAATAAGGTTGCGCAAACACCCATAACTATTTTTTAGTGTAGAAAGTAGAAAGAAAATTGATAAATTAAAAACGGAATAAAACATATAAATTAAACAAACAAACAATAAAATGAATTCGATAACGATACCATTCACCATGAACGGACAATTCACGTCAATTCGAGTTGATGTAGCCAATATTCGCGAAATTAGTATGAAAAAACGATTGTTTTGTATTAAGGACCGTGCATTTCCATATGAAGTAATACTGACACATAAAGTCAATACTATAATAAACTCATATAATAAAAATACATATATGCGATACAAAACAAAGGAAGAATGCCAACGAACCTGCGATAAGGTTTCACAGGCGATAACCAACAACCGTAAATAATAAAATAAACATTTGTTATTACTTACATAAAAAATGAACCAACAAAAAATAAACCAACCAAAAACCCTCTGTTTAAATATGATTGTTAAAAATGAATCCAAAATTATTACGAGACTTCTTGATTCCGTTGTGCATATATTGGATTTTTTTTGTATTATAGATACCGGAAGTAGTGACGGAACTGAACAAATCATTCGCGACTATTTTGAACAAATAAACCGAACGAGACCCTCTCCGATTCGAGGAGTTATTCTACATGAACCATTCCGTGATTTTGGATACAATCGCTCTCACGCGCTCCGCGCGTGTCGCGACCTGCCTGCCGATTATATTTTATTACTGGATGCCGACATGCGTATAGAAATTGACCCTCGCATGTCCCCCCAACAATTTAAATCCATTCTTACCGATGACCTCTATTTTTTATTTCAAGGAAATGAAGGCATGTACTATAAAAATATTCGTATTGTCCGTAATAATATTGATATTTTTTACTGGGGAGTTACCCACGAATTTGTGAAAGTGGGGGACGGAACCAATTATAAAGGACAAGTATTCGATAAATCCATTATATTCATTCGCGATATTGGCGACGGAGGAGCCAAACACGATAAATTTGAACGAGATATTCGACTTCTTAAAAAAGGATTGGACGAACTGCCGGACAACGACCGATATTTGTTTTATTTGGCGAATAGTTACCGCGACATAGGTCAATATGAAAATGCAATTGAAATGTATAAAAGACGAATTCGGATAGGAGGTTGGTTTGAAGAAACGTGGCAATGTTATTACTGGATTGGACGTGTATATCGTCATATCGCAGAACAAACGGCACAAGACAAGGATTTAACTCCACAACAGACCAAAGATATTTGTGAAGATATTATGGGGAAAGCCGTGACGGCGTGGTTAGACGCATATCAAATATATCCGTCTCGTATTGAAAATTTATATGAAATTGTCCGATATTATCGCATGTCGTTAAAGAACGATTTGGCGTTGCGGTTTTATCAGATAGCGGATCAAGAGAGAGCAAAGACCATGGGTTCAGGGAAAGTCATGGATTATTTATTTTGGGAGAAGGAGGTATATGACTGGAAATTGGATTTTGAATATACCGTTTTTGCAGGATACCGGAGTGCACCGGAATACAATTCGGTGAATATGTGTATGAAAGTTATGGCGAGTTCGTTGATTGATGACGGACACATACAGTGTATTTTACGAAACTATAAATTCTATGCTCCACAAATAACACAACAACAACAACAAACACAAACAAATCAAGTCCAACAAATGAACTATATGAAAACGCTTTTTCATGTAAAAATACCGGATGAGTTTGTTTCAAGCACTCCCTCCTTTTGTCGCCTGCCGAACGGAAATGTTGTGTCGATTGTGCGATATGTAAATTACCGTATTTCGGATACGGGACAATATATGAATAGAGAGACCATTTCAACCATCAATGTCATGTCCATTATAGATACAAGAAGAAACAAATGGATAAAAACAAAGGAATGGATTATGCCGTATAATACCTCTCTCGATAACGTATATGTCGGACTGGAAGATGTGAGACCTTTTTCTTCTACTTCTTATTCAAATGAAATTATATACAATGCAAATCGTGGATTGTCTGCAAATGATATTGGCATTGAACACGGTAAAATAAATTTGATAACGGGTGAAAATATGGGTGCTACTATTTTACGCGAACAAGCAATAGAAAAGAATTGGGTTTTGTTGGAAGATGCGAAAGGACATATTTGTCACGTGTATGGCTGGTATCCGTTAAAAATAGGAATTGTTATTGAGAACGAACGACCACAAGAAAAAGAAGAACAACAAAAACCCCAACAACAACAACAAAAACAACCCCAAAAACAATCGAATTTAATTGTGACGCATGAACACATGACACCCTATTTTTTTAAACATATACGAGGCTCATCCAACGGAATATGTATTGAAACAAAACAACCCCCGCACCCCCCGCAACAACTACAACAACTACCAACAAAAGAAATATGGTTTCTGTGCCATTGTGTGAGTTATGAGGACCGACGATATTACTATCATATTTGGATTGTCTTGGACCAAGAAACCCTCACATTAAAAAAATACAGTCCCTTTTTTACCTTTGAAAAAGGTATTGTCGAATACGCCATGGGACTCATGTATTGGAAAGAAACAAATGAATTGATTGTTGGATATAGTTTGTATGACAGAGAGACAAAATATACGAGTATTTCCGTAGAAGATGTGGAAAAAACACTTATTCTTTATAAATAGAATGTATAATGTATCATAAAAATGATAAAACATTAAATGAAATGATTACCGTAGCAATAGAAAATAATTGTATAGTAATTGTAAAAGTTGGCTCTGGAAAATGGTATATTACACCTTTTAACATTTCAAACGCCGATTTTTATATTATCAAAAATTTTAGAACGAACATATGTATGTAGTGAGACGTGACATGCGATATAGAAGTCAATTGAATAAAAAAAATTGAAAATTTTTTTTTAAGTCATACTTTTAAATTAAAACACTAAATCATATGCGATATGACAAACTTCTTTTATAGTAATAATATATTGGCGATTGAAATTAGAAAACAATTTCATTTATTTTCAGTATTTGCAAAACATCATGTACCTCAAGTAAATCCGTTTATTCAAGAACAAGAAGTAGTAAATCCACTTACACGAGAAAAAGAAAAACTTATCAATTTAACTAAATGTTCAAACAATTTTATTACAGAAAAATTTATTAATGGTAAATTATCAAAATATACAATTATGAAAATAATCGGACACAAATTACAATTAGAAAATGGGGGAAAACGTTGGAAAATTGGAGAATTTACAACAAAATACTTGGATATAATTGGAAATATTAATCCATGGACAACAAAACCCTTTTGTGAAAAACATGATAAACATGCAAGTATTCGTAGTTTAATATATGAAATGTCGCCATCATCTGCCCAACACTGGTTTAAATATGGAAAACGTCAAAAAGAAAATAGATGTAAATGGTCATTTCTGAACTTGGAATTAATGTTCAAAAATGCCAATAATAATTGGGAAAAATCATCTGGGGGTAGTAATGGGAAATGGTATTTTAAAATACAGATTACTGAAGCTGACTGTGTAGGATTATTACCAACAATATCACAACTAAATTACGCACAAATCGGTAGAAAAATAGGAAAACGTCAAAATTCGAAATAAATAAATATACAATAAATAAAATAAATTACATAATATTCTTACTTGTTTTTCGTATATTTTTTTGCTGTTTATTTTTTTGTGTTATTCTTGAATTTAAAGAAGATATTTTTCCTTTTGAATATATAAATAAATGTTCTTTTTTATTAGACCTATTGGTTTTATCTAATGTTCTTCTTTTTTGTTTTGACCAAATACTCGTAAAATCATTTGGGGCGGTTTCTTCTGAAATAAATACAAAGTTATTTTTACTCCATTTACGCATTGTGTCCCAAAATTTATTATGGTCAAAATTTTCAACTGATGAATATGATTCAGTTCCTTTATATGGAGGGTCACAATATATTAACATATTATTTGGATGAAAATTATTGTATGATTTATTTTCAAAAATAACTTCTTGTTTTTGAATTTGAGGTTTTATTTTTTCTATTCCATTTTTAAATTCTTGCAAAAAATTTCGTCCAGAAGCTCCTGCCCATTTTTGAGAATATCCTGCAAAATATTTTCCGCCATATGATAAAAAAAAACCTGCAATAGCTCGAATTGGATTTGGTTTATCTATATCACTAATTTTTAATTTGTTATATTCGGTTTCTGTTATTTTATTTGGAATTTTTAATGTGTTTCGTTGTATTTGTTTCCACATTTCAATTAAATCGGGTTGAATATCTGACGCAATACATTTTTTATATCCACTATTTGTCATATGTTTAAATACTCCAAGAGAACCACAAAATGGTTCTAAATATCCATTTACTTTATCTGAAGAATATTTTGAAATCATAAATTCAGCTATCTTTTTACCAATCTTATGTTTTCCACCTAAATATTTCATTATGCGATTGATTATAATATAGTAATAGACTAACTATGTGATATTAGTTATTACGAATAATAGTTTGCAGGTCTCTCCAAAATACAATTGGGGCAGATAATCCATATTTACCTACAAACCAATTTACATCATGTGTTTTTAATGCTTTATTTTTATTTTTTGTTATATTTGTTTCAGAATTAGTTGTTGTAATAAGTGCTATTTTGTGTGTTACCGTATTTAGTATAGCACCTTTTCGCCATATTTCTCCATTTGGCTCTGTTCGTTGATAAACTAATAATAATTTACAGTTATTATATAATTTATTTCCATTTAAAGTATTGGGAATAAATTTATTAATAGAATCATTACATATAATATGATAATCATCGTTATCACCAAGTTGTGATGTATCTAAATTCAGTATATCTTCAATAGATTCATTATATTGTAAAATACGAGAATTTCCATTTTTGTATTGATATGTATGCATATATTCATCAGATTCTGTTGAGGATAATACTAACTTTTTATTTTTTAAATAACATCGTTTTTGAATACTTATTTCCTCCTCAATTCGGTCAATAGTGTTTCCTTGCAAATTCATTTTTATTGTTGATGTTTTATTGTTGATGTAATACAAATAAAAAATGTTCAATTTTATTTCTTATTTGGTGTTTTTCTTATCGTTGTTTTGTTTGGCAACTTCAGATAACAATTCCATTCGTGCGTTCATTTCCGCAGACACCAATTCTTCTATATTCGAAATAGGTTCATCTCGTTCTACGCTAAATATTATTTCATCTTGTTTTGGCACAATATACGGATTATTATACGAATAATCGGTTTCTTTTTTTATTGGTTCGTTTTTTATTGGTTCGTTTTTTATTTGGTCAGTTTCTTTTTGGTCATTTTTTATGGGTTCATTTATGGGTTCGTTTGTTTGTGACAATAAAATACACGACAAGACCTGTTTATTTACAAAAACAAGGTCCTCATAGGTGGTAACCGTCGGATATTTTTCGTGAAATTGCTGTATAATTTGACGGAATGTATCCGTCATATCATCCTTGCTATGTATTGCGCGATGAATAATTTTCCATAGCAATTCTTGATTTTCACAGTGAATAAATAGAGACATATTTTATACTACATATAAATTATCTTTTATCTTTACGTTTTCGTAATGTTTTTCTACCTCCCTGTTTTTTCCAAAATAAAAATTTATCCCACCAATTTGATTTTATCGGTTGAGTTTGGGGAGCAGTTATGGGTGCTGGTGCTGGTGCTGGTGCTGGCGCTGGCGCCGGTATAGGTTCCGGCGCTGGCATAGATTCTCCGTCTCCTCCTTTACGAATTCGTTTTACTCTTTTTTGAGTTCCTTTTCCTCTTCCTCGTCGTATTTTATCCATATTATATTCTATACTCTGATAAAAATAAGAAAGATAGATAAGTAAGAAAGATAGATAAATAAGAAAGATAGATAAATAAGACAAAGAAGAAAGAAAAAAATGAATATGATTACATGACTAAATAAACGCAAAGGCAAAAATGACCACACTAACCCGCTTACTTTATCTAAAATCTGAAGTTGAAATATCGTTTATCTGGGCTCTATCGTTCGATAATTCTAAAGAGGCAATCTTTTGGGCAATGGAATTGTTCTATTCTGGATTTGTGGAAGATATTCTTACAAACATAACAAAATACTGTTGTGGGTGTTCTGATGAAGATGGAACATATACATTTATTGCTTTTGCAAATAAAAACAATAAAAAACGATTGGACAACTATGTCGCCAAAGAATGGAAACCTTTGTCAGCCGATACGCTTACACCTGCTGTATTGTATTCCTTTATTTATAATTTAATGACATACACGAATTCAAAAACGATTGTTTCGGAACGTTTGTTGTTTAATGATACACATGTGCGTGAATATATAATTGAAGATGTGCCTTTAACGTGGGACAAACTGTGGACATATAGAAAATATAGCGTAAATGACGAAATATATACATGGTTCGAAAATACACACAAGCCGACATTACAAGAAAAAGAATATATTATGAGCCATTGGTTGTATTATGCATCATTTTCGCCGGTGTGGTTACATAAAATAATTGATTTTAAAAATGCAAATAAAAATGTAAATACAAATAAAAATGTAAATAATGCACTTACGGAAACAATTACTACCGAAACAATTACTGAAACAAAAGGAAAAGAGCAAAAAAAGAAAGTAACCTTCAATAAAAAAACACAACAACAACCAATAAAAACAGAAACAAAAATACAACAACCAATAAAACAACCAATAAAAACAGAAACAATTACTATATATGCAAATGATGATACACATGAAATTTATATTCGAGGAAATACGGATGACATGATAGAACAATTTTATCAAATGTACGCTCCCAATTATTCTCCGGAAGAACGATTGCAAAAAATAATTTAATATTACCGACTCGCATTTTCACAAATACTTTTTATTTAATGAATGGTATTTGTGAAACACTTTCTATAAATACGCCTTTTTTCCAGTAACCTTCCTCAATTGTTTTTCCATATCCATCCTTTTGACCCTCTTTCCACTCGCCTTCATAGGCAGAACCGTTCGCATATGTCATTCGACCGTGACCGTGTATAATATTTTCTTTCCACTCTCCTTCATAGATGTTGCCATTAACATATGTCAGTGTTCCTTGACCGTGTTTTTTACCATCTTTCCACTCTCCTTTATAAATATTTTTATTGTATTTCCACTCTCCTTTATAAATATCTCCACTCACATATGTATATGTGCCTTGACCATGTGTTTTATCGTCTTTCCACTCTCCTTCATAGATATTTCCACTTACAAATGTCAATGTCCCTTGACCGTGTCTTTTATCGTCTTTCCACTCTCCTTCATAGATATCTCCACTCACATATGTATATGTGCCTTGACCATGTGTTTTATCGTCTTTCCACTCTCCTTCATATATGTCTCCATTTGAATAGGTCATTTTACCTTGACCACATATATTATCGTCTATCCAATCTCCTTCATATATTTTTCCATTTGTAAATATGATAGTGACTTTACCATTTATTTTATTGTATGTTAACTCTCCTTTATCGCTTGTTCCATCTGAATATATTGTGATACTTTGCTTATTTCCATTTTCTTTTTCATTTTCCTTTTTAATTTCGAGATTCATTGTTACTTTTAATGTTGTTTCTGGTTATTAAAAAAAGATTTTCAATTTATTTGAAAACTTCATTTGAGTGGTTCAATATATTAATTTTTTATTTAATGAAAGGTATTTGTGAAACACTTTCTATAAATACGCCTTTTTTAAACTCTCCTTCATAGATTTCACCATTGGTAAATGTAAATATTCCTTGACCGTGTCTGTTATTATCTTTAAACTCTCCTTCATAGATGTTGCCATTTGCATATGTCATTCGACCGTGACCATCTTTTTTATCCTCTTTAAACTCTCCTTCATAGATGTTGCCATTTGCATATGTCATTCGACTGTGACCATCTTTTTTATCCTCTTTCCACTCTCCTTCATATTCATATATGTTGGAATTTGAAAATATAAATCTACCGTAACCGTGTCTTTTATTCTCTTTCCACTCTCCTTCATAAATTGCTCCATCTGCATATGTAAATGTTCCTTGACCATGTTTTTTATTGTCTATCCACTCTCCTTCATAAATTGCTCCATCTGCATATGTAAATATTCCTTGACCATGTCTTTTATCGTTTTTCTGCTCTCCTTCATATTCTCCATTTGAATATATCGCGATATATTGCCAATTTCCCTTTTCATTTTTAATTTCGAGATTCATTGTTTGCTTTTAGTTTGTGTCGTGGTTATTAAAAAAAGATTTTCTGAAAACTTCATTTGAGTGGTTCAATATATTAGATAAAGTTATATTATATATTTTTACAGATACAATGACAGAATTTATTTCAATGGAAAAGGAAAAGGAAAAGGAAAAGGAAAAAGAAAATAATACAACACTATCCAATAAAAATATTATTTTAGATATGGATGATACACTAATACATTGTTTTAACCAATATAATATGAATGAAGTCACTCCGCGACCCTATTTAAGGGAATTTTTTGAATATATTTTTCAGCGATTTCAAAATGTAAGCATATGGACATATGCCACAAAAGATTGGTTTGACTACGTATATACAAATGTATTACAACATGTTATGCCCGAAAATGCGTCCTTTGATTTTGTGTGGGTGCGACATAATTGTCGACTTATTTGGCGACCGACAAAACAACCGCGTATTGCCAATAATACACATTCTATTTTAGGTGCAAATGGACATGTATTTACTTTTTCCATGCCAATACATAAACAGCCATCTCACAATACAATACATCCATTAATTATTCATAAACCTCTCGAATATGTCTATAAAGCATATCCGGATACATATACTATTCATAATACCCGAATTGTAGATGATACCGTAGAAACATATCAAGAAAATGTGGCAAATGCAATTCCAATCATGCCCTTTATTTATCGTCACGATAGAGAATTGTTACGATTAATTCAGATGTTTAGAAGCGAAGAAAATTGATTAAAAAATAACTACAAAAACAAAAACAGCGAAAAAAACACAAAAACAAAATGTCTGATTATGATGTATTCTATTTGAATTTATCGGGACAAAACTTAACTGTTTTACCGGATTTATCTCTCTACCCAAATTTAAAAAGATTATATTGTTCAAATAATAAGCTAACATCTCTCGAAAATCTTCCTCCCAAGTTACAAGAATTATATTGTTCAAATAATAAGCTAACATCTCTCGAAAATCTTCCTCCCAAGTTACAAGAATTACGTTGTGACGATAATCAAATTACTTCTCTTGACCATCTTCCTCCCAATCTACAAACATTATATTGCGCATATAATCAACTGATTTCTCTGGATAATCTTCCTTACAATCTACACAAATTATATTGCACACATAATCAACTGATTTCTCTGGATAATCTTCCTCCCAATTTACAAGACTTATGTTGTTGGAATAATCAACTCACATCTCTTGATATTTTACATCTTACTTTACAAGAATTATATTGTGAAAATAATCCAATTTATGCAACATGCAAGAAACTATATGGATTTAAACTTTCTGAAAAAACAATTGAACAATACAATGAAATCATACGATTGGAAAAAGAATGTTGTCCACTACTGAAATAAGTTATTAATTCGAAAAAGATTAATGAATTATTTGGTAATAGATAAATGTAAATTATTATCTATCATAAACAATTCTTAATGAACCGTTTCCGGTTGAATTAATTCTTGAAATGTTATTTATTTTTGGATATTAAATCGATACAACACTTCGCTGGTTTTGCAATATGGATGTTTTGACATCTTTTGCATCCACCAATGCCGACATGATATATTTTGCCAATGCACACTGACATGTGTAAATCTCGGCTTTTGACATAACCGCAAACCACTGATAATGAATACGGGATAATAGTGCATCATCATCCACATACACCCCGTAATTGTCGTCGGACAAATCGACATATTCTTCTTCCATTAATCGGTCCAGAAGAACCGCCTCTTGCCGTCGATTTGTTTTCACGCCATTTTTTGTTCCATCGACCAATATGACCTTTTTATCGTTACATAAATTCTGTAAAAAAAGCGGAATCATTCCCACAAACTCGGCTTCGCCGGACACATGTCCATTTGATAGAGTAAGTCCCGACACGTATTCAATACATGTTTTTATAGCGGGACTGTTTTTTTTTGAGCCAAACATAGTTATATCGGGGAGAAATCGGGAATGTTTTGGGTCGACGATACGATTTTCACTTGTATTTATTTGTTCAAACACAAAAGGAACGGGGAGGCGGTCTGCGTCCAATTCTTGCGACGAATTATGAAATAAAGGAGCTAAATTTTTACGACATACAAACGAATTGGGGACAACCATACCTCCATAATAATACACCAATTTTAACAGTCCCAATTGACGGATGCGGTGACGAAGCGGTTCGGCGATGGTTGAGAGCCGAACGTCCCAATCCGGCAATAGTTTTTCAAATGTATCGTCGTCAATCAAACAAATATTAAAATCTTTGGAACAGTGGTCGACAATTGTTTTAATAGTCAGGTGGATAAATGGTTGATTCAGATCGGTGGTATTTCGAGACTGGAAACTCTGCCACATACGCGCATTTATTTCGTATTTTGTATGAATCCATAATTTTGGACGATTCAATCCGTATAATGGCGAATCGTTTAAAAGGTATTCCTGAATAAGCTTGTATTCATCATTTGTTTCTAAATATTCCTTTCGATAATAGTCTTTCACATACACGATACCTGATAACAATAAAAAAGCAATACATATATAAAAAATACGATTTCCAGTCATTTATTATAGTAATTTATTTTTATTCAAATGCTCGGACCCAATTCAATCAACCCAATTCAATCAAATACACAATTCTCTAACTCGCATAAATTGTTCTACCACATCATCGGTTACATTTTTTCGTAAAAGCGCGTGTTGTTCAATCATTTCTAATAAGGTATGAATTAATATATCTTTTACTTCACTTGACAACATAGCTCCAGAGGCATAATCTTTTTCAATTTGAGATAGTTGGTCATCACTTTCAAGAAAGAATCTAAGATATTCATACGGCACATCCACCGATAAATCTGCTCCTAATTTTCGCTGTAATTCAATCGTTTGTTGTCCTCCACTAAATGCGTGTTTATTAATTTTTGTCATAATTTGTTTTTTTGTATCGGTAAGATAAATAGCGCTGTTTGCAATACTTGCACTCATTTTCCCACCCAATCCTTGTAACGGAGGAAAGAATGAACAATGAATTAGGGCGGGTTTATTGTAGCCAAGTCGTGGAGCAACATCTCGAGTCAGACGAAAATACGCATCTTGGTCAATTGCGCATGGAATAAGACATGACATAGTCTTTCCTTTGAATGGTATTGTAAAAGTAGATGAAAATGCGGGAGATGCCTGCACCGCAGGAAATGCCGATTTTCCGATATTATCGGTTGCCGTAAACCCAAAAATAGATTTTACTTGATTATAGGTAGTTAATTTTTGTATTTTTAGTATGGTTGGATACATATATTGAATATAGTTTGTATCTGTAAATATAAATGTCTTTTCTGCATTAAATCCACATGCAATAATATCTTTTGCATTTTCAAACGCAAATCTATTACATTCTTCCAAAGTTACATTTTGATTAAAAACAAATTTTTCATCGTCGGTCAGTTGAATTACAACAGGACAATCAAATATGTCTTGAAGATATTTGGTAAAATAGAACGGAATTGTATGTCCAATATGTAATGCATCGGATGACGGTCCTCTTCCCGTATATAAATAAAATTTTTCTCCATTTTCATACATGGTAAGTATTTTATCCAAATCTCTGTGTGAAAAGAATATATTTCTACGCAAAAATCTATGCGCCGGTTTTCCAGTAATACGTTCAAATCGAGCAATTAATTCATTATCTATTTTTGAACTGCCGAATTGGATAATGAGTTTTTCGTAATCAATTATAGTATCACTTTTAACCGTAAAAGGATTTACTATTTGTTTTGTTTCGTTCGCTTTTTCTTTTTCTGTTTCGTTCATTTCTGTTTCGTTCATTTCTTTTGTTATACAAATATAAAAAAAGATTTTCAATTTCTTTTATATTTTATCTTGTTATATAGTAATGTTTCAAAAAACTGTTCCAAATGAATATTTGTTTCAATTTTTAGATAAAATATGTATGTTAACCATAGACGGTTATGAATTTAACATGTCCGCCTATAAAAAAATGATATTTAATAAATACCATGTAGAATTTTGCCAGTATCTTCATAATTATTATGATGACGATAATGTGCATTATATAGAACGACCGATGACATATAATGCCTTTGTAACGGTGTTACGGCAAATTTGCAAACATAATAAGATTTTATACGTAAAAAAACGCACATTCAGCAATTCTTTTTATAATATTGACTATTTTATTGTAACTGAATGAAGAATATTATATGTGTTTTTTTTGAATGAATAGTCCTTATCCCTTTGTATGAATGCAATAATATCCTTCAATGGAGTATTATTAATAGAATCATCATATGATGTAGTGGAATTGTTATATAGCATTTCTATATCATTATTTAAGTATGCTATTCCGTCAATTGTCGCAATAACAGAATGGGCTACTTGTATATATTTATCTTGAATTTTATCACGAATATATGGACTATGAATTGTCTTATTATTATTATACACTGACATCCATGAACGAATCATAAGAGTATCATTATTCACAATGGATGTGCAAATATTGTCATCATCGAAGAATTCAGTATTGTGCGAGTTGTAATACACAAATTCGATAAATATATTTGTAGCATATTCAGAAATGGATGTTTTACGTTTTTCCTCACCAAAGAAACAGTGAATTTGTTCAATTGTAAATATTTGAGATGTATAATCAGATTTGTTTGTGTTATGTACATAACATACAAGAGCACTATCGTAGGGAATGTCTTTCATGGTTGTTTTATAAAAAAATTATTTGTTTAAAAAAATATCAATTTTACTTAGAATTATAAAACACCAATTATGCAAGTAAGATAACAACAAACCACTTCTCTGGACAATCTTTCTTCCTCCCAATTTACAAATATGCACATCTAATGTTATTTTTCTCTAATGTTATTTTTCCATTTTCCTTCATATATTTCACCATTGGTTAATGTAAGTCTACCTCGACCATGTATTTTATTATCTTTCCACTCTCCTTCATATATATCGCCATTTGAATAGGTCATTTTACCTTGACCATGTATTTTATTGTCTTTCCACTCTCCTTCTCCTTCATAGATGTTGCCCATAGATGTTGCCATTTGTAAATATAACACATGCTTTATCATTTGTTTTATTGTATGTTAACTCTCCTTCATAACTTTTTCCGTCTGCATATATTGTTATACTTTGACCATACTCTCCTTCCTTTTCCTTTTCAGGTAAAATGGTTATGTTTTGAAATGATTTTAATCCGAATAAATTGAAGGATATACATATAATTGAAAAGAACGTGGAAAATGATAAAATAATTAATTCGATATTCATTAATTCGATATTCATTGTTTGCTTTTAGTTTGTTTCTGGTTATTAAAAAAAGATTTTCAATTTTTTTAGTTTATTCGTCTTCAACATAGTGACCCCCCCTTGGCAAATAAATCACTATACTATATCAATGTCAAAAAAAGGGCAAAACGTCGGTATAGGAGAATCCATGTTACGAATGTCTGACTATGTACATCAAAATATTTCTGCGTTAAGCACCAGTAAAATGTTCGCTGGAATTATGATTATAGTTTTGAATATTTCCTCCAAATTTGTCACAATGAAACTCTCACCATCCATGGAAAGTTATTTAAAATATACATTTAGCCGTAATGTTATGGTATTTTGTATTGCATTTGTCGGTTGTCGAGATATTTATATCGCTTTGGTAATTACACTTTTATTCACACTTTGTATGGATTATTTGTTTAATGAAGAAAGTGCTTTTAGTATTTTGCCCAAGAGTTTTACAGACCATCATATAAAAATGACAGAAACCATGTCGCAACAACCCATGAATCAAACGCCTCCTTCTCCTCAACAAATTAAAGATGCGATTGCCACGTTACAACAACTGCAAAAATCGGGAGAAACAAAAAATACGCCCAGTTAAAACATATCTATATATGATAACTAACGATGAATATTCATATTTATCCGATAAATATGTATTTGCTATTAAACTCGGACAATTCAAATAAAGGGGTTTTATTTCAAAAGTCATTTCTCCCGTCAATCGCATTTTCATCGGATTACACTCCATCCAAGCATCCTTTTTTTACAGAAGAGGTTCTTTTTTCCGATACATTGTTTTACGGTAAAGGCACGGTTGTCGAACAATATCAACAACGGGTTCGTTTCTTTTTTGACAGAGCATTTATGCAATCTATTTTGAACCAGAAAAGAACTGATAAAGACAAAGACAACAACAACAACAACAACAACAACAACAACAACAAAAACAATAACAAAGACAACAACAAAACCAAATATGGAAGTCAAAATATGGTTGTAATGATGAGTTATTTATTTCCTCAAATGTTCCCCTCTCTACACACAACATCTCTCGCCTACCTTTTTCCCAGTTCCGATATACTTGCTCCTACAAATAAAGGTTTGGTACATGGTCCCGACTCTGTTATTTTACAGACATGTTGGTTGAATGATGTGATAAATCATCCTCTATATCGCGCATTTATAGAATCGGTGAAAAATTATTATTTATGGGCGACGGCACCGAACAATCCTATTTCAAGAGAATATACAAAAAAGCAGGAGAAATTTATGGAAGAAATGAAGATCATTTGGAACGAAAAACAAGAAGGAATACGTAAACAATTGAACGCCCAACATGTTCCATCCACAAATCAGACGGCGGGAATTATTCAATTAAACACCGATATACAGTTTATAACGGATATTTTAAATCTTTCTTCTTCATCAACATCCGACGTAATGAAACAAATTATCAGTTTAGATGAAATTAAATCTCCCTCTCTACAAATTATTTTACAGGTATTTAAAAAAGCGCGAACTCTTGCGGCTCAATTGCAAGACGTAACGATTCAACAAAATTCGTTGGAACAAGGACAAATCAATATTGCGTCTACGTTATGGACAAAATACAAACCATATACAAATGTTATTGCCCATATTAAACAAATAATGGAACCGGTTCGTATATCATCAAATAATAAGTTACAAGAACTTATTGATATATATGCATTAGGCGATGACAAAGAAGGAAATATGGTTCAATTTGTGGGGCATATATTTGCGAATTATTTGGGAGATGTTCGAATGGTAGAACGATTCAAAGAAAGAGAGAGAGAAAAAGAAAAAGAACAACCACAACAACAACAACAACAACAACAATACATGGATACTGGAATTACACGAATTGAAGGAGGAGAAGGAGAAGGAGAAGCGGAAGCAAGTGAAGTATATATTCTTGTAAATATAGCGAAAATATCACCTACAACCAATATAAAATGCGCCTATCGAAATGAATCTCTCGGAAAAAAATGGGAATTGGGTTCGGTAAATACATATGATTTATTGAAAAATAGAATTTCCAGCACATTCGCCATAGAAAATACAAATGAGCCCACAAATCAACCCACGAATCAACCCACATCACAACAAAATCAACCCACATCACAACAAAAAATGGGAGGTTATCGAAAAAAAACATTACGAAGAACAAGAACAAATAGAAACAGAACAAATAGAAACAGAACAAATAGAAACAAACACAAAAAATAGAAACATAACAAATAGAAGAAGAATATAGATTTATGCATCCATTCCGACCAATCGTCTTCCCACAAAAGTTAGATTAGGGGATGGAATATCCGTTATTTCTATTTCTTTTGACATATGATGCGGGCGTTCAGGAAATATTTTGGCGCGAATTGCATTATGGGACATACTCTGTTTTTCTTGGAAAACGCGTAGCCTCTGTTGCAAGTGTTCTTCCGAACATTGATTTCGAGGTAAATAGCATAAATACAATACATAACGAATGTTCGGTCGTATTCTCTCTATCCGTGGCTGACCTCCACAATGAATTAACCTGCTATCCCAAAGAACCAGAGACCCTCTCGGACAAACAATTCGTTGAGGACGACATCCTTTGTCTCGATAAAATTGCAATTGCGGTTCCGTCTGAATCCACCAATCTCTCGGGTCTTTTACATTAAATGTATCTGAAAATTCTTGATGATATATGTGGCTTTTTCTATAAAATACAAGAGTCGCATCGCCCTCATTTACATCATTTGCCGTAATCCAACTTTGAACACATTCAAAATGAGGGTGGGTATAACTTTGGTCGGTGTGATACCAACTTTTTTTCTCCTTTTTGTGTTTATTCTCCCAACCAAATCCCGTTTTTTCTGGAGGAAGACTAAGCGACATTCCGTCCATACTAACCAACAGGTCTTCCACGGGACATCCCCATAATGTGGAAAATACATGTAAAATCTTTTCATTTTGTCGAATGTCCCATGCTACTTGTGCCTGCCCTACGTGATAGTTTTGAATTTGCATGCCGTGCAATGGCTGTAATTTGGAATATTGTCGCCACGTTCGAGATATATTTCGTTGTAAAGGCAGTGCCCACGTTTGCGTAATATGTTCAAAGAAATCCCAAAATCCATTACGCATGTGCTCTTGTTCAATATCATCTAATAAAGACGGGATAATGGCAACACCGTTAATTCGGAGAGATTCTTGTAAGTTATCAATGGTTGTTACATATTCATCATAGACGTATTCGGGGTTGGAACTGTTCATTTGATTCATTTGATTCATTTGATTATTGTAAAAAAATATGAATTATATTATCAATTTTATCTTGGATTGTTTTATCTTTGATTAACCGGCAGTTTATTTCATTAGCGGACGACATTCTTTTTCCATACGTTTAATTTCATTGTATTGGTTCATTGTTTTTGTCGAAAGTTCAAATCCATATAGTGTATAAATTGGATTGTTATTACAACACAAATCTTCTAACAAAGGAAGATAATCAAGAGAAGTAAGTTGATTATTGGCACAATATAATACATCTAACAAAATAGGTAAAATATCAAGAGACGTGAGTTGATTATTGTCACAATATAATTCTCGTAAACAGGAAGGAAAAGAAGTTCCAAAAAGACTTACAATTTGATTGTCATTACAATCTAAGTATTCCAGATATTGAGGAAGATTGTCCAGCGAAGTCAGGCGATTATTCGAACAATATAATTGGTGTAGATTGGGAGGAAGGTGGTCGAGCCTTGCAAGTTGATTGTTTGAACACCATAATCTTTTTAAATTGGGAGGAAGATTTTCGAGCCTTGCAAGTTGATTGTTTGAACACCATAATTCTCGTAAAGTGGGAGGAAGATTATCGAGACTTGTGAGTTGATTATTGCAACAATCTAATTCTCGTAGATTGGGAGGAAGGTGTTCAATAAAAGTGCTAAAGGCGGACTCTAATCGGTCGTTATCACTCCCTCGAAAGCCGAGCCTTGTGAGTTGATTGTTTGCACACCATAATGTTTGTAAAGTGAGAGGGAGATTGTCCAGCGACGTGAGTTGATTGTTGCAACAATCTACTACTTGTAAATTTGTGTATAAAGATAAATCCGGTAAAACAGTCAAGTTTTGTCGCGATAAATTCAATTCGGTTACGGTATAGTCTGTCATTGTATTCGTTTGTTTGGTTTGTTTGTTATTTGCTAAAAAATATTATTTCAATTTTTTCGGTTTGGACAACAAATCTAAAAACGAATAATTATTTTAATATCGGACAACATTCTTTTTCTAATCGTTTTATTTCATTGTATTGTTCAATTGTTTTTTCAGAAAGTGTAAATCCATATAGTTCCTTGCATGTTGTATAAATTGGATTCTTTTTACAATTGAACATTTGTAAAGTAAGAGGTAAAATATCAAGAGAAGTGCCAAAGGCGGACTCTAATCGGTCGTTATCACTCCCTCGAAAGCCGAGCCTTGTGAGTTGATTAGCGTGACAATGTAATATTTGTAAAGTGGGAGGAAGATTTTCAAGAGAAATCAGTTTATTTGTGAAAATAATCAACTCACTTCTCTGGACAATCTTCCTCCAAATTTACAAACATTACAGTGTGAAAATATATAATTCTCGTAAAGTGGAAGGAAGATTGTCAAGCCTTGTGAGTTGATTGTTTGAACAATATAATGTTTGTAGATTCGGAGGAAGATTGTCAAGCCTTGTGAGTTTATTATTATGACAATCTAATCTTTGTAGATTTGTGTATAAAGATAAATCCGGTAAAACTTGTAAGTTTTGTCCCGATAAAATTAACTCTGTTACGGTATAATCTATAGTCATTTATTATTTGTTTGTTTGATAAAAAATACATAATATATGTATCAATTTTCTTCGATTGTTTTATTTCAGTAGTGGACAACATTCTTTTTCCATTCGTTTGATTTCATTGTATTGTTCAATTGTTTTTACAATAGAAAGTTCAAATCCATATAGTTCCTTACATGTTGTATAAATTGGATTGTTGTTAAACAATAATCTTTTTAACGTGGAAGGAAGATTATTTAGAGAAGTAAGCTGATTGTTTTGACAACATAATTCTTGTAAATTTGGAGGAAGATTGTCAAGAGAAGTGAGTTGATTGTTTGAACACCATAATGTTTGTAGATTGGGAGGAAGATTGTCCAGAGTTGTCAGTTGATTATGAGAACACAATAATGTTTGTAAATTGGGAGGAAGATTGTCAAGAGAAGTACCAAAGGCGGACTCTGTTTTCGTCAGTCGTTGCACTCCCTCCTCAACCAGAGTCCATTGGTCGTTATCACTCCCTCGAAAATCCGCTCCGCCGATCCTTGTGAGTTGATTATCCCAACAATATAATTCTTGTAAAGTGGGAGGAAGATTGTCAAGAGAAGTCAATTGATTATTGAAACAACATAATATTTGTAGATTTGTGTACAAAGATAAATCCGGTAAAACTTGTAAGTTTTGTTCCGATAAATCCAATTTGGTTACAGTATAATCAGTCATTTTATTAGTTTATTATATTTGTGTTAAAATCAATTTTATCTGGTTGTTGAGGTATTAGTGGTGGTTGTTGTTGAGGTTGTTGTTGAGGTATTGTGGTGGTTGTTGTTGAGGTATTGGTGGTGGTTGTTGTTGAGGTATTGGTGGTGGTTGTTGTTGAGGTATTGGTGGTGGTTGTTGTTGAGGTATTGGTGGTGGTTGTTGTTGAGGTTGTGATGATTGGTTCGTGGATGCTTTATAAATAATAAATCCACATACTGTCATTAATCCTATTAAAAAGAACGTAAATATGGGTTTTAAATTTCCCCCTCCCGAATAACTGGACGAGCTCCATAATTGAATAAAATACATAAAAAATACCATAAAATACGAAATCCAAATGATGTTCCCAATCACCAATTTATTTATCATTTGAAATATTTTTTTAATTCCAGTTATGAATCCGTGGTCATTGGCATCATCCATGTCGTGGGTAGATTCGTATTCTTTATCTTTATCAATAATAAAAATTAAATCCCATACTTTACCAAATCCTTCATATATTCCAATTCCGAAAAAAGAAAAAAATAAAAATACGGCAACTATCGCATAAAATGCCACTTTCAAAAGCAATAAAGGCACTATCAAAAATATTGAAAACCATACCACTTTTGCCACCAAACTAAATATGGCTGTCGGTGGGTCTCTCGCCAAACTACCACATACCCATTTTAACCATAAAATCACGATAATGGCGGATATTATATTTGTGAAAGCACCGCTATTTACGGTTCCCTCCACGCCCCCCACAAAAAGAAAAATAATAATAAAAAGAAGAACTATCGAAAGAATTCCGTGAAACGGAAAAAATACAATATCGCCAAATAAATTGGATTTTACGGGATTGATGTTAAACACGATTTGAATCAGATAGTCGAGAGGATAAAACATAATAAACCAATTGTCGTTGGACGAATCATCCAAATCAATTCCGAACCAACCTTTGGCTTTATTTACAATACTAAATGGCTCAACTTTCGTATATTTGTAAAAAAGAAGATAATACCAATTATAATAGGACCACACACATACCGGAAGAATTAAAATCGTAATAAAAAAAGAATGCAGGTAGGCGCAATATGCATTGTGTTCGGCGTTCGACAATCCGGGGTCAAATCCGTCTACAATTACATCGCAAAATTTATCTATTCCGAGAGAAAGACCGGAAGCACTGGTTTGAAACATATTCGCAAAGGATGTTTTTATAGTATTCCACGTAATTGTTACATTGCCGGAATTACCCTCAAAATTTTCTTGGTTGTCAGGTGAGATATTGTCTAATGGTTCTTGTTCTTGTTCGTGTATTTCATATTCGGGTTGTTCGTTAAACAATCTACTATAGGTAGGTTCAGGCACGGGAAGTTGAGAATCGGCTACACGAGATTCGGTTCCGGGTCTAGGAATGGTCGTTAATGGCGGAGTTACAAATGACGGATTTGTTGTAATAGAGGGATGATGGTTATATGTTCGTTTTTGTTTTGGATTTTTATTTTTCCATGTTGTATTCATTTATATTTGCATATAAATTATTTGCAAATATAAATTATCTTGGAACTATACAGTTCGAGTAATGGCGCGTAATGCGTTTAAAATAATGGTATCCATTGGACTTGGATTTCGGTGAATTATTTCAGCTCTACAAACGGGACACGTATTATGTCTTTCCATATGTCGATGAATTTCGGATTGTTTAAAATAATGTTCGCATCGTAATTTACATACCATTTCCCCCTCTACAAAATCTTCATGTGAAATAGGGCAAATTAATTCCGGCATAGTATTGTAAAATGGAACTACAATTGTATTATCTATAATTTCTTGTGGAGTTAGTCCCGTATCCGATTGTATTATTTCCGAATCAAATACAATATTGTGTGTAGAAGCTAAAGCAGAAGCAGAAGCTTGTTCTTGTTCTTCTGCAAAAATTTGCTGAGATAATGACATATACTGCATAATGGTAGATTCACTATACTCCTGTTCAATTAATAGAGCAATGGTTTTATTCACATCATACATAATATTTTGTTGGTCAAGTCGTTGATTTAATTGTCTAAATCTTGTAAATGTAGGCGGGAGTGCAGTCATTGTATGAATTGTATCTTTGTTTTTATTATGTTTTTTGTATTAGACAGACCGTACTGTTTCATTAACTGACCATTCCATTAACTGACCATTCCATTAACCGACTGTTCCATTAATCGACTGTTCCATTAACCGACAGCCCCAAGATGTTTTCGAACATTTAAGTGATGCAACAATAAGAAAAAATTCACTAAAACAATGCATATTAAAAGAACATTATAAATACACAATAGCCAAATATAAATATATATTTCGTTGTACATGACGGTTCCAATTGGATACAATATATTTTTTTGAATATCTTCATCTTTAATAAAATCTGATAAATTCATCCATACACTCGCATGCGCTAATTATGTCTATCTGATAACGCATCTACATATAATGAGTAAAATATATGATATTTGCGATGTGCGATTGGACGATATTGTGTTCCATAAACCTATTTCAATAAATGGCTCTTCCATTATACGAATTACCCAACAAAAAAATGACCCTCTATACATCCAATTTCCGACATGTAAAACCCGCGCGGGAATCGTAAAAACAGGAAAGAAATATTATTGCGACCTTCTCTTTAATAATTTCGATGATGAATTTATCGACTGGATTCAGCAGTTTGAACAGCATTGTTATCGTTCTTTATTTAAAAACAAAGAGTGGTTCACCTCTCTGGAGGAAATGACAGTGGATATAACGATGGATGATATTGAGAATTTTTTTTCGCCGTCTTTAAAAATAGTTAAATCTGGTAAAACCTATGTTCTTCGAGCAAATATTCCGGAGGATTTAGGAATTTTCGACGAATCCGAAATGAAACGGTCATTTGAGGATGTGGCAGACGAAGATATTATTACCATTATGGAGTTTCAGGGAATCAAGTGTTCCGCCAAAAATTTTCAGATTGAAATGACGATTCGGCAAATTCTTTTAACTAAAACCAAACACACGCCTTTATTTGATACATGTCGTATAAAAACGCAAAAACAAGTAGAAAAAAAAGAATCAAACCAATCAGAAGAAATACAATCAGAAGAAAAAAAGGAATCACGATTAGAAGAAAATCAAGTGCCTGATACAAACAAAATCGACGACGACAATACAAACAAAATCGACGACGACAATACAAACAAAATCGACGACAATACAAACAAAAACAAAATAGTTGATGATAAACTTTATGAAGTTTTAGACGAAATTACTACGTCTTTCGACGATAAAGAGGAATCAATTGTTTTAAAACCGAGAAATGATATTTATTATAAAATGTATCGAGACGCAAGAACAAAAGCGAAAATAGCAAAACAAATAGCACTTACGGCATATATAGAGGCAAAACGGATAAAAAATGAATATATGCTGACAGAATTAGATGATAGTGATAATGACAGTGATGTAGAATAAATTGTTATGTTGTCCTGAATTTTATATAGACAACTTATATACAGATTATGTTCAAAGATTTAACATCAGGTTTTAAGAAATTTTTTACGGGTCAGCGAGTTTTAGTATTTATCGCATTACTTATTTTAGCATATGCTATTTATTCGTATATTGGTGAAAAATCATTTACCTTAGATAAAATGGAGACAGGAACAGGTTCAATTCCGGTTCAAAGTGGCGGAAATGCACCGGTGCAACAGCCAAGTGAATTATATGCCCAGTCGCAAAACGTAATCCAGTCTGGCGCAAATTCGCCATATACTCCGTTAAAAACAGTATCAAACCCATCCGACCTTTTACCGCAAGACCAGAATAGTAAATGGGGAACATTGAATCCTACATTAAACCCCAATGATGTTATTATTCCGGATTTATTGGAAGCGGGGTATCATATTGGTTTAGATACTATTGGGCAGACGTTGCGAAATGCAAATCAGCAGGAACGTTCGGACCCTATTATCCCGAAACAAAATGCATGGGGAATTTATATGTCAACCATTGAACCAGATTTAGGTAGAACTCCGTTGGAATTGGGACAGGGGTGTAAGTAAATAATACCGTTATATAATAAGAATGTTTGCAGTAACAAAATATATAAATGTTCCGTTATTTGTTATAAGTTTTGCAGTAGGCATTTTTTGCGTATACATGTATAGTTCAGATATGCGTAAAATATATATATATCCAACTCCAGAAAATGTGGATATTTTGCAGTATAGGGATAAAACGGGCACATGTTTTAAATATGAACAAACCGAAACATCATGTCCGTCGGATGAGTCGAAGATAACCTCTATTCCAATGCAAGGATAACCAACAATAACAAAATAACTACAAAACAAAATAACTACAAAAAACAAAATAAATTTGTCTCTCTCGATAATAGAGAAACAAATGAATATACGACGTTTATTAACAACTCCTTTAGGTCGAAGTTTAATTTCGATTCTTCTTGGAATTGGGTTAGCGTGTTTGTTTCAAAAAGCATGTAGTGACCGAAGCTGTATTGATTTTAGTGGTCCGGTTATTTCCGACATTCATGAAAAAATATACAAACAAGACGAAAAATGTTACAAATATAAATCCGTAGTTACAAAATGTAATGACAATAAGAAAATTATCGATGTATCTGACCCCATTCCGGTAGATTAGAGGTTGCGAGTCATATTATTTATTTTAACATCGGACAACATTCTTTTTCCAAACGTTTGATTTCATTGTATTGTTCAATTGTTTTTGTAGAAAGTTTAAATCCATATAGTTCCTTGCATGTTTCATAAATTGGATTTTCGATACAATATAATATTTGTAGATTGGGAGGAATATTGTCCAGAGAAATAAGTTGATTATTGTGACAATATAATATTTGTAGATTGGGAGGAAGATTGTCCAGAGAAATAAGTTGATTATTGTGACAATATAATATTTGTAGATTGGGAGGAAGATTGTCCAGAGAAATAAGTTGATTGTTGTAACAATATAATTCTCGCAAATTGAGCGGAAGATTGTTTAGAGACGTACCAAAGGCGGACTCTGTTTTCGTCAGTCGTTGCGCTCCCTCCTCAACCAGAGTCCATCGGTCGTTATCACTCCCTCGAAAATCCGCTCCGCCGAGCCTTGTGATTTGATTACATTGACATTGTAATTCTTGTAGATTCGGAGGAAGATTTTCGAGAGACATTAATTTATTATTTTCACAATCTAATTTTTGTATAGTGGGAGGAAGATTGTTAAGAGAAGTCAGTAGATTATTATGACAATATAATATTTGTAAAGTTGAAGGAAGATTGTTTAGAGATGTGAGTTTATTATTTCCACAATATAATTCTTGTAAATTGGGAGGAAGATGGTCAAGAGAAGTTAGTTGATTACTTTGACATTGTAATTCTTGTAAAGTGGGAGGAAGATTGTTTAGTGAAGTCAATTTATTATTTTTACATTGTAATGACCGTAGATTTGTGTATAGAGATAAATTCGGTAAAACAGTTAAGTTTTGTCCTGATAAATCCAGTAGGGTTACGGTATAATCAGTCATTTTATTCGTGTTTTGTTTAAAAATAATATCAATTTTATACACAATGAACGATGTTCTCTTTGCCGATTCCTTTTTATTCAATTCTCGGACTTATATTAAATAAAATTTACTTTGGTGTTGATGCATTCTTGTCCGAGTGGTCTAAGGTGCCGGGCTTAAGTCTCGGTGTTATTAAAACGCGTGGGTTCGAACCCCACAGAATGTATTTTTACCTAAGCTGTTCTTCATTTGGCAATAAAATTGAAAATCTTTTTTTAGTTTATTTTTGTAAACTAAACAAACGAATAAAATGACCGATTATACTGTAAACGAATTGAATTTGTCGAATCTGAATTTGACAGTTTTACCGGATTTATCTTTATACACAAATCTACGAATATTACATTGTAATAATAATCAACTCACAAGTCTCGACATTCTTCCTCCCGATTTACGAGAATTATATTGTTACCATAATCTACTGACTTCTCTTGACAATCTTCCGCTCAATTTGCGAGAATTATATTGTGGAGGTAATCAAATCACAAGGCTCGGCGGAGCGGATTTTCGAGGGAGTGATAACGACCGATGGACTCTGGTTGAGGAGGGAGCGCAACGACTGACGAAAACAGAGTCCGCCTTTGGTACGTCTCTAAACAATCTTCCTTATACTTTACAAACATTACATTGTCGAAATAACCAACTGACGTCACTCGATAATCTTCCTCCTACTTTACAAGAATTAAATTGCGAACAGAATTATTTGGCTTCTCTTGACAATCTTCCTCCAACTTTACAAACATTAAATGACAAACCACACACAGGCGGAGGGTGTAAATTTACCAAAAACGAAATGATTGAAAATGAAAGGAAACAAGTTGAAAATTTGGAAAAAGAATGTTGTCCTCTACTGAAATAAAAGGAACTATGCAAGGCTCGGTGCCGTGTGATTACAAACGGATGTATCTCCCAATTTACCACATCGACATGTTTTTGGGAGGTTGCACATGGGTTCTTTAAAAAATCGTAGAAATTGTGCAATTCCTCCCACATTATCAATATTAATATGGTTCATATATTGTTTATTCATACAAATCGGGTCTCTTGTAATAATATCGAAATCCAATACACAAAGAGTGCATGTTTTATTACTGATAATAGATGTAATATGAAATACCCAATTGTTTGAAAATACGTGACCGTCTAATTGAATATCTGTTTTTTCAACCGAAATACGATACTCGTTCTGATTACCTGCGAGCACGTTCATGATAGTTTCCTGATCACTAAATGACCCGTATTTTTTTGACATCATACGCACCAACATATCTTCCATAAATGCAATAGCGGAACTTGTCGATTTTAAAGCGTAAAACCCCGAACAAATTCCGAATCCTATTTTTCGGCTACATTCGGAAGGAAATGCTTTGTTGCCACCGATTTCAGTAGAAAAAAGTATATCATATGGTAAGTGGATTAATGAAGATATATCTTTTTCAATAATAATATCCATATCACAATGCGCAATTGGAATCATATGTTTTTTTATTAGTTGTAAATTATGTTGAAGACGTAATGGGTCCCACCACGCATAGGATGTAGGAGAAAATGGCACACGTGATGAAGATTCTTTATATATCGATATATGTGATGTTGGACATGTATTTCGTACACGAGAAGCCCATATTGGTTCAATTTGTGTATATTTTCCAAAACAAATGGTTGAAATAATATAAGACATTATTTGTATTGTTATTAAGTGTTGTTTATATATAAATAATGGATAATAAACATATATTTGAATATATTGCGGGAGTTCTCGGATTGTACCATTTTTTAAAACCATTAGAACCCAAAGAAGAACAACCGGAAGAACAAGAAGAAGAACAAAAAGAACCAGAAGAAGAAGAAGAAGAAGAACCAGAAGAACAAAAAGAACAAAAAGAACAATCGGAAGAAGAAGAACAATCGGAAGAAGAAGAACAATCGGAAGAAGAAGAACAATCGGAAGAAGAAGAACCAGAAGAATCAGAAGAAGAAGAAGAAAAAGAACAAAAAAAAGAACCAGAATTAAAAATAAAAACACAAAAACCTCTACAAAATAACGAAATACCACCAAAACCTCCTATTTTGTTTCCAACCGTGCAAGTATCACTGGACCGTCAAGAAAATACATATCGTCCATTTATGGCAACCAAAGATATACCATCTATTACAGTTCATAATACAATCGAACATACGCCATATCCAAATATAGATAGCACGTTAGCAAGTATAAAGGATGACCCATTTAAAAAAGACCCGCGTTATAAACACACAACCATAAACACAAATATAAATGAAGGACAACAAGGCAAAGAACAAAACAAAGAACAAACAAATATGTATATTCAGATGGATGCATTACAACAAAAACATACATATAAAACTCCGTTTCAAAATACAAAAGAACTTTCTTTATCATCGCAGCCATCAGTAAATGTAATTACAAATATTCAAGATGAAAATAAAACATCCGTCGATGGAATTATTGCGAGTGTTCATGATGACCCATACATAAATAAAAAACGTATTACTATATAAATAAAAAAATATATTTATTGTAATGAACTCGGTTACAATAGATAATAAAAAATATGATTTTAATCCGAATAAATTGAAGGATATACATATAATTGAAAAGAACATGGAAAATGATATATTTTCAAAATATTCGGCAACTGCCGTGTATGAAGGAGAATTAATTGTGTGTAATGATATAACCTCTCTGCCTACCTATGACAATAAAATATATCGAGAGACATACGAAGAATATATGGAGGAAATGAAAAAGACCGCCGAAGAACAAGAAACCGAAGAACAAGAAACCAAAGAAAGAAAGGATACATGGATTTATAATATTATCGATAAAATCGCCGAACAAGACCAAATATTATTTTCGAATGATGATATTATTATTATTCCTACCTATTTATGGAATAAAGAAACGGGAAATATTAAAAATTTACATATATTAGGAATACCAACCGACAAATCATTACGAACTATTCGGTCATTAACCGGCAAAGACGTTCCATTATTAAAACATATACGAGAGGAAGGACTTCGTGTATGCAAAAATGTATTTGACGTGGATGAGACATATATTAAAATGTATTTTCATTATTTACCATCAACTTTTCACTTACATGTGCATTTTGAACATGTAAATTCACAATATTCAAAATCCTCTATTGAATACGCATATGAACTGGATTCGGTTATTTTTAATTTGGAATTATGTTCGGACTATTATCAAAAAGTAGTTCTTAACAAAAGGTCCAAAGTATAACTATAGCAAGGTAGATAATAAAAACCCCGTATATTCTTCCAATCCAGTATGATTTAATCGTATCGATATATCTGCCCAAATATCACCTCCCATATTTTTCCATCGATTGCAAAACAGCCAATCCTCTGATAAATAATGACCCTCCTCTACACCACAGTCAAACAACGCATACGCATATTCATTTTCCGCTTCCGTTAAAAATCCAACATCGTCTCTGTATTTTGTTGATGGAAATGCCTTATACATGGTTTCCAATACGTGTCGTTGAATCATCATAAAACCAGTAGCCAAATGTTTTACTTGTGTTACATTATTTTCAATCGTTAGTTTGGGACCCAATAAATTTAAATTATAATTCACTAATTGATGCCGGATGTACTCTTCGTCACTAATAATATGATTCAGTTCTCCTCCACGTTTTTTCGTCAACATGGACGAAACTGGATTTATTAACAGTTTATTCCAATTATAATGTTTCAACGGATATATTCCGCCGATAATAGGTTTGTCATCCGCCATTAGTTTTAATACATCCATTGGATTCCATGTAATATCACTATCAATAAACATAATATGTGTTGAGCTCGTATTCGACATAGCTTTCGCAATTAAATTGTTTCGTGCGCGACTTACGAGACTATCATTTTTACAAAATTCAATAGAAAAAGGCACTTCATATTTGCGCATTATATCTACGGTTTGTATAAGAGAATGCACATAGGATACCAAACATGTTCCCCCGTAACATGGAGTTAAAAGAACAATGCTCGGTCGGTTCTTTTGAATATATTGACGTATTTTATCGTCGGTTTGTAGTTTTTGAGATGTCTGTGGTTTTTGAGATGTCTGTGTTTTTCGATATAATAAAGAATCTTCAATACTGTGTTCGGACATTTATATGTTGCATATTATTTTTTTATGCCATTTTACTGACAAAGTTACTGACAAAGTTACTGACAAAGATAATAATATGTCAATAAATAATATAATGGAGTTTATCAAAAAATGTATAAGTAAAATTGGTTTATCTGGATTGTCGACCATAGAACTGTCCGTTTTAGCCATTTTTGCCCTTTTTATCGTATTGCCATTTCATATTTCACAAAATATTGCCTTTTACATTGATTCGCCTTTTTCTGTAGTAGCAATGTTTGCTGTAACTGTTTATCTTTTTTTCAATACACACCCCATTTTAGGAGTATTATTTATTATTGTATCCTATGAACTATTGCGTCGTTCCGCTCAAGAAACCGACCGCGTTCCAATAATAGAGTATGTTCCATCACAAAACGTAAAAGATGCAGAAATGATAATGATGAATCCTCCCAAAATGGTTACACTCGAAGAAGAAATGGTCGCATTACGTTCTCCGGTAGATATATCGCGCCCTGTATTTTACGAACCTTCAACATTTAAACCCGTGTATGACAAGGTTGTTGGAGCATCTTCCATCTAATTGCTTTTTTAACCATCTCTCTTTATTTCACTACTCGTTCGTTTTTTTACCTCGTTGTTTTTTACCTCACACAGAAATAAAATTGAAACAAATTATGTATATAATTTATGCACATAATTAAATGGCATCCTCGAAACCCAATGGCTTATTTTTATATCAACAAAAACAATTAAATAGAAAAACTGTCGCCTCTCAAAAACAAACTATTGTTCCTCAAAAACAAACTATTGTTCCTCAAAAACAAACTTTCACATCTCAAAAACAAACT